AACTATAAAATTTTATATTTTATAGTTTTTTTATTGACTTTTTTAAAAAAATATGTTATAATAATTATAAGGGAAATATATGCTCATTTTAAAGGAGGTATATAATGACTAAGAAAAATTTTAAATATATGATTCCTAATGAAGATGGAACTGGTTATGATGAAGCGCATTTTTCTTCTAATACCGGGGTAGTAGAAGAAGTTAGTAATAAAAAATATGTAACCGATGAACAAGAAAACTTTTTAAAAGAAAATTTAAATAATATTCTATTATTAGATATGATTGTTAATAATTTTTCTTCAAATGAAGTTAATAAAGTTGCATCTGCGCAAACCGTAAAAAAATTATATGAATTATTAGGTGGAACAAAAATCGTTATTAGTAATGCCCAACCATCTCCTGAAGTAGGAACTACCATCCTTTGGATAGATACAAGTTCTACGGAGGATTAATAAATGGCTTGGACAAGAATTGTAAATAGTTATTGGTATGGACACTATCATATTGATGTATATTATGAAACACATGATAATCCAAGAGAAAATTATACTGATGTAACTGTATCTAAAATGAGAATTGTACATGATGGAAGTGGATATTATTTATATAATTATTATCCAGTTTCTAATCCGAATTTAGCGGCAGATTTTGGTTTATATGTCAATGGTATAAATAAAATTCAAAACTTTCAAGCAAATGCTTTAACAGGAACGAGAGAATTATCTACTGATCAGCCAGTTACTGCAAGAATATATCATAATAATAGTGGACAAGCTTCGGTAAATATTGGTATATATTTAGATGTTGCTGGGGCAAAAGCCCCTCCTTCTTATATTGGATGGGTTACTAAAAGTATTGCCTTAACAATTTTTGATAGAAATAAACCTACAGTAAACGCAAAAGTAACAGCTATTAAAAATGAATCTATTGATTTTGATATTAGTTCAAATAGCGCTATTGAAAAGGTAGAATATCAAATTAACAATGGGGAATGGCAAAATACTAATTCAACCCTAGTAGCTAATCAAATAAAAAAATATACGATTGGTAATTTAGAACCTAATACTTCATATAGTATTAATTGGAAATTAATAAAAAGTTATAATGGTTTAAGTCAAACAGCTTTAGTTCAATGTTTAACAGACGCCGACGCGCCAACGATTAATGATTTTTCTATTACTAATAAAACAAAAACTTCTATTACAATTCAAATTGATGCGGCTGGCACAGAAAACAATAACATAAATGGATATTCTTATTCTTTAGATGGAAAAGTCTGGTCTGGTTATACAAATAGTAATATAATTAATATTACAGACTTGCAAAAAAATACTTCATATAGAATTTATGTGAAAGTAAAAAGTCAAAATGGAAAAATATCTAATATTTTAAATAAATTAACTAAAACCCTTTCTGATCCGCCTTATATTCAAGGAATTCAGGTTCTTTTAAGAAAGACTAGAAAAATTAGGGTTCAAGCAATTAATTACGGAGCTCAAGCAGGAATTAAAGAAATAATTTATAGAATAGATTCTTTAGATAAGGAAATTATTTCTAATAGTTGGGTAGAATTTACAGAATTAACACCTAAAACAGAATATATTATACAATGTACGATTAAAGATATAGATGACCAAACTGCTACTACTAGTATTATAGTTATTACAAAAGCTGATGTTTCACAGAACTTTACGCCAATTGCTTCTGATATTACAAATAATTCTTTTAGAATTACTTTACCAGAAATAGAAGCTGATTTATCTGAAATTATTTATCATATTAATGAAAATAATTATTATTCATTAGATAAAACAAAAGTTTTTAGTGGCTTAAAAAACTTTACATCATATACTATTTCAATTGATGTGACTAATGATGAAGGAATTAAAGCAAGTAGTAAAACTATTGAAGTAAAAACTCTTCCTGCTATTCCTAAATTCTCTATTGAAATTACAAAAATAAAACCAAGAGAGTTTACTTTTGAGCCTATTTTAATTAAATCTCCTGGAGTTAATTTATCAGAGTGCTATTATAGTATTACTAATACTAATCCGGATATAAAAACAGATAATTTACCTCAAACTATTATTGAATTAAAACCTAATACAAAATATCAATTATATGTTAAGGTAATAGACAAAGATAATCAATATTATATAACTTCAATAGAGGTCAAAACAAAAGAAGATAAATGGGTGCAAATTTCTATTAACGGGGCGCCTTTTCAAAAATATAACACTTATTTAATTTTTTCAAATGGAGAAAAGAAAAAAATTGAAAAGAGTAAACGAAAAATAATTATTTAGAAGGAGGAAGGATATGCCACAATTTAGTAAAACATTATTACCACCAATTTTAGAATATACTTATCCCGCTTTTAAATACGAGGAATCTACTGGAGAAGGGGTAAGTGTGGAATTTCCCGCCTCACTTTCTATTACTAATACCTTAGATGAAGTAGATCACATACAAATTAGAATAGTATCATTAAACACAAATAAGAATGGATTAAATCCTAAAATTTTCCCAACTGGATTATATTTCATATCTCTTGAAAATTCAGATATTTTTTCTATAAAAATAAATACAGTTATAAATGGAGAAAATATTTTTAAAATTTCTGAAGAAGAACCTTATGCTTCATATTATAAAATGCAAATTAGATTAGGGTCAAAATCTGGAGGAAGGTATCAATCTAGTTGGGGGCAAAATGTTTCAGAAGATTGGCTTAACTCTAATGCAGAATTCTTTTCTGAGTGGTCAAATTCTTCTGTTTTAAAAACTGTAAAACAACCCAATTTTGGAATTTTTACTTTAGAAGAGGATATAGAAAATATAATAAGCGATCCTAATTACTTGTGGACAGGATATTATTCAACAGAAGATAGTAATGAATCTTTAAAAAAATACCTATTTCGTTTAGAAGATTCTAATCATAATTTATTAGAAGAAAGTCCGGAAAATTATATAGGAGAATATGAGAAACCTTCTTTAAGCTATAAATTTAGAGAAGTGTTTGAGCATAATAAAGAATATTACCTGTCTTTAATAATTGAAAGCGCCACAGGTTATCAAGATATTATTACCTATAATCTTCAAACAAATTTCGATTACGTAAAAATATATAACATTATTAAAATTATGGAAAATGACGAAGATGCCCATAATTTAGTGGATGTTCGTGCAAGACAAATTCATTTAATTCCAGAAAAAAAGCCTTCTAGTCTTGTTTGGTTAGCAGATCAAAACATGAATAACTATGGAGAAACTGGAGTAACGCATTATGAAAATTTAAATAAGCTTAGCGCGAGCGCAGATTTTTCAATCCCCTATGATAGTTTTTCTTTACTATTGTCTATAACTAATTTTCAAAATAAAATCCAAAATAAAATGAAAGATTGTTTTATTAATAATAATTATATTTTATATCTTGGACAAGAAAGTTATTTTGGAAGTGAATTTTATTTAGGAGTATATGAAAAAGAAAATATAGCATATTTTATTTTAAAAGAGGTTTTTAAAAATCAAAATATTTTTAATAATTATTATATTATTGAACAAAAAGGGACAATAAAACCAAATAAAGAATATTTATTTATTATTAAAAAAGACAAGGGAGATACTATTTTTGAAATAAAACAATGGCATGATAATAATTTTGAAGGCGGTGAATAATAATGATATTTGCAGAAAAAGATTTTAATAATTTAAAAGTTACAGAAAAAGTTGAGCCTATCGAATATAATGAAATTTCTGGACTTTCTAATTTTCCAAATTCAATAGATAAATTAAAGACAATAAAACTTAGCTCAACAAGTATCGCTCAACTTGGAACAGAGTTAAAAAGATACTATGAGTTACTTTCTTTATATTTAAATAAAGACCCTAAATTTGATCTAAATGTGGAAGAGTTTAAAGCTTTATCTACTAAAATATGTCAATATACATTATCTTCTGAAGATTATAATATTATGAGAGATTCTTTATTAGAAACTCAAAACTATTTAAAAACTATTACTCAAGAAGAATTATATGGAGAGAATGGAGTATATACTAATTTACAAAAAACTTCTAGAGATTTTACAACTAAAACTAATGAAATTATCACCGAAATTAATAATAGCTATTCCAATTTGAATCAAGGTGATGTTGGACGTGTAATTCCCGATGGAGCGATTAACGAAAAGTATCTAAATGAAAAATTAAAAACTGATTTTAATTATATATCTATGACTACTGGAATGTATATAGATAGAACAACTGTATCAGATATAAATGTTCCTGAAGAAATAAAAGGAAAAGCTTTAGTTCTTAAAGCCGTTGATAATTAATGTTTCCGTATAAAGATTATGATACATTAGATACAAGAAATCTATTCGGAGATTTTGAATTAAGTGACGCTCTAACAGAAATTTTTACTAAATTAGTGTTAAATTATCCTAATTATGAATTAGCTCAAGCTATCCCTGAAGATAAAAAGCCTTTATTGGCGCAATATATTGATTTTTTAAAGAAAACTTATTTCTCTAAAGAAAAAGCTACTTTTAATGAAGAAATTAATGATTCACTTTTTAATTATGAAAAATGGAATTCTATGACAGAAGTTTTGAATAATCAACAAGATTTTCTAAAAAATGACTTTATTAGATTATATAATGAATTTGTAAAAATTCAATTTAATTTATTATTGGCAATAGCTACTGATTCTTATAATGAATATATAAATAGATTGAATATTATATACGATAAAAATAAATTTGAAAATAAAAAATTAATTTTCGATTTAATGACTATTGAAAAATTTTCAGAAGATTTGCAGCAGAAATATAAAAATTATATTTCTTTAAAAGAAAAGGGTATGGATAGCGTAGCGATAGTTGAAAAGCTACCTGTTAAATATATTCCATTAACTCATTTTCTAATAGAAGAATAGGAGGTATAAAATGTTATTACAAAATGAATTAAGCCCTTTGTCAATAGATACACTTTTATATTTTCCTATTATTCCAGAGGAGATTAATAAAACTTATATTACACAAGGTGAAACAATTAATCATTGGAAAATGAATAACTCATTAACTTTTGTAACAGAAGATGATCTACCTCAAGAAAAAAATATTTCAATTTACAACGAAGACGGATCTGAAAAAAGCTCTGAAGAAATATATAAAATGTTAGAAACATGGGAAGATCCGACTTTATTTAACGCTTTCTTTAATGGAGATTTTGAAGCTGGAAGTATAAAAGGTGGAGGAGAGAATATTCAAAAATTAGTAATTAAAAGATTGTCTCCAGATACTGGATATAAAATCTTTGAAACTCTTGGAGAAGTACCTTTTAATAAGACATTAAAACATTTTTCTTTTAAAGACTATTTAGTTGTTAGTGGACAGGTATATTTATATTCAATTCAACCTGTAACAGAAAAGAATCATTATGGGGCTTTACAGAAAAAGGTTGGCGGATTAAATAGGTACGAATATGGATGGTTAATTGATACGGATGGCTCACAAATTAAAATTTTAAATACGGGAATTACGAATATACTTGTTAATACTAAAGATGGTGTTATTGAAACAATAGGAGGAGAAACTCCTTTTGTTAATAGATTTTCTAATTTACATTACAAAAGTTTTACATTAACAGGTACAATCGCCGCAATATTCGATGATGGACAGCATCTTACTCCTGAAGTCGACACTTCTTTATATAGTAATCAATCAGATATTCGTCAAATTATTGAAAGTAAATTCTTACAGAAGACTGGCGAGCTTCCTACAGTTTACAATAATAACATTAGAAATGATTATAATTATGAAAGAGTATTTAGAGAAAAGGTTATTGATATTTTAAGCAATGGGCATAAAAAATTGTTTAAAAGTCCTTCAGAAGGTTTAATGATTGTTAAATTATCTGGAATAAATTTAACTCCAAAAACGAATGTTGGTAGATTAATTTACGATTTCTCTGCTACTGTTACTGAAGTAGGAAGATTTAATATTGAATCTTTAGATGACTTTGATTTAAAGGAAATTACATATGTTGAATAATAATTATAATGCAACTTTACAAGAAAAAATTGATGCTAATTTATCTTTTGTAAAACATACTCAAGTTCAGATTGAATTATTAGATTTACAAGAGCGTTCAATAGGACGCTTAGAAGGAGAAGTCATTTCTGGAGGAATATCTGTTGATGGAGATAGTGCTATTAGAAGAACTTTAAATATGGTATTTCTTACAACAGATGATAACTATAAAATATTAGAAACTTCTAACCCATTATCTTTAAATAAAAAAATTAAAGTATATATAGGAATTAAAAATTTAGAAACAAAAGAAAATAAACCTACTGTTTGGTTTAAATGCGGAACTTATGTAATGTCTAAATGTACAAGTTCAGCATCGACAGCCGCGCAACAGATTTCAATTACAGCTCAAGATAAAATGTGTTTACATAATGGAGAAGTTGCAGGAGCACTTGAATATACTACAAGATTAGATAGTGAGACAATTTCTCCTTCTTATATAAGATATATTGAAAATTTGCAAACCTCTTGTTCTTCATTACAAAAAAATTTGATTGATAAGGAACAGTACTTAGAAGAAATAGAATCTAATTTAACTGTCATATATAAAGAGGTCGAAGGCGCCAATTCTCTTTTAGAATCTTCTGTTGTAAAAATGTTTGGATTAGTAAATAAAATAAAAGCTTTAACCTTAGGAGAAGAATTAAAGAACGCTGTACAAGAATTGTCTGAATCTATTAGTTATTTATATGTAAATTCTAAAATGAAAAAATTAACAATTAAAGAAATTATTAGATATGCTGCAATTTCTCTAGCCGGAGAACTTCCTGGAAAAGTTGTTATAAATGATGTACCAGATAAAATAAAGACTCCTATCATAGTAGATGATAAAGGTACTATTGGTTTTAAAATGATAGATTATATATATCCAAGTGAACTTACTTTAACTACTGGGCAACCAGTTTCAACAGTTTATGAACAATGTAAACAAGCTTTAGGCGGAAATTATGAATATTTTTATGATATAGATGGAAATTTTATTTTTCAAGAAATTAAAAACTATTTGGATAATAATATTCCAAATATTGATGATTTAAGAACTAATGATTACAGGTATTCTTTTGATAAAGTCCCCGTTCAATTTGATTTTTCACAATATAATATTGAAACTTCTTATATAAATACCCCAAATTGGAATAATATAAAAAATGATTTTTATGTTTGGGGTTCTAATGATGACCAATTAATTGGGTATCATTTGGTAATAGATGATAAACCATTAGTTCCAAATAATGTAAAAGATTTAACAGAGCCTAGTCTTTCAATGGATTGGCGCGAATTTATTATTCATAATTATGATGTTGGAATAAACAATGATTTTGTTGGTAAATGTTATATCGAAGACGTAGAAAGTATGGATTCTTCTAAAATTGGAAACGTTTGCTGCGTAATTGATAAAAAAATATCTGCGCCATTATATAGAGTCTGGAATGGCTCTTCATGGGAAGATTTTTCTATTAAAGACGTGACTCATGTATCTGAATACCCCGATTATTATAAAGAATTAAGTAGTATTTGGAAAAAAGATCGCTATAAAGATAATTATGAAAAGAAAACGGATGTCAGCGGCTATAATTATAATTTTGATATTATAGAAGGGGATCAAGAATTAAGTAAGTTTTCTATAAAAACCATCGGACGTAGAAAAAAGCCGGTTGAAGATAATAATGTCAAACAATTATATCCCACTATTGTAGAAGATATATTAGTATATTATGATGAAAAAGATTTACAATACACCAGTAATCCCGACAAAGCTATTAAACTTAATAATATAGAAGATTTTAAAAAATATAAAACAGTCGGAAATGTATATAAAGATGCATTTTCTACAGTAAAAGAACTATTATTTGAACACACTGTATACAATGAACAATTACAAATCATGTGTTCTCCAATTTATAATTTAGAAGTCAATTGGAGATGTTTCGCGTCTTTTGCAAAAACAAATACTAATGGTTATTTCTTAATTAAAAAAATCAATTTTAATTTTGATCCTAGCGGTTTAATGACTATAATTCTTATAAAAACTCAAACTAGAGAAAGATAATCTAAAATAAAAAAAAGGGGGAAAGCTTTATGGAAGATATCTTTTTAATTCTTGCTATATTTAATACAGAGATAGGATTGAAAAATACTAAAAAAAATAAAAAACAGTTAGATAGACAAATGAGAATAGAAGAAAAGCTGGATAAATTCCTTGCAATCTTACCAGAAAAAATCTCTTGATTTTTTAGATATTTTAGCAATCGTATCTTTTATCTTACAGTTACAAAATAACCAAGAGTTACAAAAACAAAGTAGTAATGACGATATAATGCAAGAATTAAATATGCAAGATAATAAATTTTTTCAAACTATAATAAGCCAAAATAATCAAATTATAGAATTAAATAAAAAAATACTTGAAAAATTAGAAGGAGGAAATAAGTAATGAATATTTATGACATCAATACAATAGGAGATGGAAAAAATGCCTATACTGCAGAATTAACTAAAAGAGCTGAAAAAATTGATATTTTAGAACAAGGCGCTGATCAAGATTTAGAACAGGTATTAACTAAATTAAGAGAATTAGAAGGAAAATTGACAGCAGTAAAAGGAATCGCTAATGTAGCCAAAAGTTCTGCAGATACTGCTACTCAAACAGCTAATACGGCTAAATCAACTGCAGATACTGCTAATCAAACGGCTACTCAAGCAAACGGAAGTGTTGCTAGCTTAACAGAAAAAGTAAACACTGTTGAACAAACTGCTAATGCGGCCAAATCAAAAGCAGACGAATTAGAAGGAAGAGTTGCTGTTTTAGAAACTCCTAAAGTATAAAAAAAGAAGGCTTAAAAGCCTTCTTTTTCTTTTATATAACTGTAACCGATACAAATTGCATCTGCCTCATCTTCTGTTGCATTTTCTCCAAAGAAGCTATCTACAAATTCCATAGCTTCTTTTTTTTGGTCTCTCCTGTATTTTGATTTTATTTTAACAACACTTTTCCAATGACTCGGCGCGATTATTTCATATTCTATTCCCTCATCTAAACACGTATTTATTAAAGCTCCTTGTAATTTAGCTAAAGTTTTAAAAGTTATTATATTATTTCCTTGATTTGAAAAATATTTTTGACTTCCATTTATAGAATTTTGTAATTGTATATCTTCTAATAAAATAATTTCTATATTTGGAACAGTTGAAATAACTCTTTTTAAAAAATTAGAAATATCATAAATTCTATCATCAGCTTTCTTTTTTTGTTGAGGAGTAAAAGTTCCGTATTGAATCAATTCATTTTTTTCAAAAATAGCATATCCAACTGTTGTTGTAGATTGATCAAAAGCTATAATAGCCATTATTTCCCAGTAGAACCGAATCCGCCAACTCTTTCTTTCTCTTTAGAACTGTTTTCATCATTATCAACAACTAGATAAGGATGGAATAAAGCTTGCGCGATTCTTTCTCCTTTTTTAATTTTAATTGGATATGGATTTAAATTAATCATAGGAATAAAAATGTGTCCTTCATTATTTGGGTTATCTACATAATCAGCATCAATAGTAGCTGGCGCATTTGGCATAATTAGTTTATTTTTAAAAGCAATACTTGATCGCATTACAATAGAAATATATTCATGAGATTCGCAATATGCTTTTAACCCTGTTGGAACTAAGGTTGCTCTTGCTCCTAATTCTGAATTAATTTGTGCAGATGATGATAAAGAAAGGGGGCCTTCAAAAGATTCCTCTTTCTCATATTGAAAAATTGAGGGGATAGTGATATCTTCCGCAGCTTCAATATCATATCCTGCAGAATATTCGGTACTTCGTTTAGGTAAATTAATATTTTTATCTTTATATTCAGATACTACTTCAAATTTTCTCATAATTTATAATAACCTCTCTTCTACTCCGCGCTATAAGAAATATACGAGTCTGCATAATCATAACGCAATTTAATTACAACAATCCAGTGTTCCATTTTATTTTTTGTTTCTTTTTTATACTTAATACTAGAATTTTCAACTTGCGCTTCTTCTTTTGCTTTTGCTACAAGTTCTTCTGCTTCTGACTCAGAAGTTGCTACATACTCAATAGTTTTTGTTAAAATTTTTTCCATAATATTTCCTCCTATTAAACTAAACTATAATTATTTTTAATAATTTCTTCTTTAATTCCCGGTGGGCAATTTCCAATAATATGCACATTTTGTACTTTTGCGTGGTTTAATAAATCTAGAACCTTATTTCGATCAAAACTTCCGCGTTCAATCATTTGTCCTTCTTTAAAAATTACAAATTCTCCAAGTAAAGTAAAATCAGTAAAATTTAAAATAATAGTTTTCATTATACTTCAACAACTCCTTTTTCATAATTAAAAATCATATAACATTCATCACCTAACCAAATTTCTAAAGCATTACTATCTTTTCTGTATCCATAATCTTTTAATTCTCCTAATGTATTATTATTAATTTCTTCTTTAATAAAATTAACAATTTCCTGTGTAAAGTCTTTTTTATTTTTATTAGAAGTGTTAATGAAAAAGGTGATATATTTTAAATAAGGCGCGCTCATTACAAAATATTTACTCTCATTAGCTTGAATAATAACTCTATATAATTTTTTACATAAATCTTTTTCAATTTTTTTATCATTAATGTTTAAAGATTCAATATTATTAACTACATTTTTTGTAATATCATAAGCAGTTAAACTAATATTATCTTTTTTTTCTAGGCTTTCTTTTTCCACTATATTCTAAAGCTCCCTTCTCTGTTAAATAAATTTTGTACCCTCTAACATCCCTATATTGATTTTCTATTATTCTATTAATTATATTATCGGGTAATCCAAGTCTTTCCTCTATTTCTTCTTTTCTAGTCGCATAGAATTCTTCTTTTGTTAAATCATTAACCACATGGAATCTTGCATATCTTTGCTTTCTAGGAGAAACGTCTTTTTTCTTTTTTTCTTCTTCTTCTATTTTTTTCTTTATAAAAGCTTCTTGAGATGGAAAATATTCATCTAATAAATTCTCTATAATGAATGTTTTTTGTTTTCCATCCTTACTTATTTTTACTAATGTTTGTTTATATCTTTTATGCTGAATATATGACATTATTTTTGCGGGATAAGTTCTATTTCGTATAACCTTTTCTAAAGATTTAACCCTTCCATAATTACTTAACCAATAAAGCCCTCCATAATCATCTATTGGCTTCCATTCTTCTCCTATGAAATCTTTTAATTCTTTTTTTCTTTTTTTTATAAAAGAATCTTTATCTTTTTGAAATTCTTTTATTTCTTCTTCTGTTAATATAGTTTCATCTATTTCCCTTATCATATTAATATTATATCATATTTTTTTAAAAAAATCAAGCTAATCGCAATATAGTATAATTTTTTCTTTTTCTAAAGATTTTTGAATATCAATTACGCGCTGATTTCTCGAACCTCTCCATTTTAAAGTTAAATCTTTTTGTTCTTCTATAAAACAACCATCTACTAATACATCTATATATGGTAAGACTTCTTTTTTAATATAAGTTCTAATATGAGTAGATACTGGTAATTTTAAATCATAATCTTCGCTAGTAATTTCTTCAAAAGTGTATCCAGTCCAAACCCATATATTCTTATTAGGAAAATCTTTTTTGAATTGTTTTATTAATGCGCGCAGAGCTAATACATTCCTATGATTGAAAGGGTCTCCACCTAATACACTTAGTCCGCTAATATGTTCATTAACTTTTGGCTTAATTTCATTTTCATACGTTTCTTTTGAAAAAACTTTTCCTACATTAAAATCCCATAATTCTTTATTAAAACAACCTTTGCATTGCAAAGTACAACCTGAAAAGAAAATTGTAACTCTTAGTCCCTCTCCATTTGCAGTATCATATTGATTTATTTTATAATAATTACTCATATTTTTCCTCTTTTCTTTATATTATAATTATATCATAAAAATACAAAAAAATCAATGAAAAAGAGGTTATTCTTTATATTTCCAAAAATAACCTCCTGCAGTCCTCCTTTTTTTCTTACAAACTTTTAATATACCACTACTATCAATACCTGTAATTTTGCTTGCCGTTTTTGCATTATCATAAGTTTTAATAAGGATTCCTTCTAATGTATATTGATTAATTGGTCTATGAGGTCTTTTTCCACCTTTATACACTTTTTTATGTATTCTTTTATTAAGATCTTTATAATAACACCACTGAAAATCTTGATAAGTAACAGCCTTTCCTTCGCAGCACTCTTTTACCTTCATTAAATTATATTTATTATTTTTTTGAATATGAGGATGTAAGCAACCTACATATTCCCCTTCTAAGGTTAATTGAGCATAAAAATTATATTTTATTTTTATATAATCTTCTATATTTTCAATAGATTCAAATAAATTTTTATTCATAAAAATATAATTATGTTTTAATAATAAATTTTCTTTTAATTCAAGATGCTTTTGTATTGCTGTTCTACTTATTCCTGTTTTTCGAATAGCTTCAGAAATACTATTAAAATATATAAAATTAAAATCGTCTAAATTAATATAATAAATAGGAGTCCGTAAATCTTCTATAATATTCTGTCCACCTTTTGTCATATTATATCCATTAGATTTTTTATTATTTATATAAGAGTTATATTTTTCAATATAATAAATTTCTTTATCATTTAATATATTAAAAGGACATTTTTCTATTATTTCAATAGAGAAATTATTCTTTCCATATTTTCTCATCGCCTTATATAACGCATAATCTAGTTTGTCAGAATCTTGCAAATGCTGCGCCCATCGAGTTTCCAATGAACGCTTCGTTTGTCCTACATAAACCTTATTATTTATATTATTCTTTATTAAATATATAATCCCAATATTATTCTGATTTAAAGGTTTTTTTACTATGCTGGTATCTTTTTCTAACTTCATCTTGTTTTCCTTTATTAAAAGCTGTTGTATAATTACCTGTTAGATATCCCGTTACACGTCTTAACCGTTGAATTTTTTTACTATGGCACATTGGACATTCATCATTAAATTCGTCACAATAACCACAATCTAAACAAGTATCATTTGGAACATTTATAGCAAAATAAGGAATATCTTTATCCATAGCATAATTAACAATTTCTTCAAGAGCTCGCAAATTGTTTTTACAAGTAGAATCTAATTCTACATAAGTAATACATCCAGCAGAACTATATCCTGTTAATTGACTTTCAATATCAATTTTATCAAAAATACTAATTTCTTTCCAGACTGGAACATGAATACTATTAGTAAAGAAAGAATTTTCTGATACATTTGGAATTACTCCGTATTTATCTTTAAATTTTTTCATAGCGGTATAGCATAAATTCTCTGCAGGTGTATAATAAACTCCAAAATTTAATTTATATTGCTTTTTAAATTCTGCGCATCTATCTTTGAATAATTTTTCGATCCTTTTTGCCAGCTTCATACCTTCTTTTGTAGTATGATCTTTTTTAAGAAGAATTTGTAACGTCTCTGCTAATCCAAGTTGACCAAGAGCAAGGGTTCCATGTTTTAATGCACTTCTAATTCCTTCTTCTGGCTTATATCCCATCATAGTACGATTTTCATACATAAAAGTTGCTGAAGAAACATTTTGAGAACAAATCCATTCAAAACGTTCAATTAGCATATCTTTAGCTTCATGGATTTTTTTATCCAAAAGAGAAAAGAACTCTTCAATATAAAGTTCGTCTGTAATATCTTTTCCATACTTATGGTCAATTGCGGTTTTGGCCTCCATAGCTAATGTTGGAAGAATAATTGTAACAGGACAAATATTTCCACGTCCGTCTTTCATTTGACCATTAATATCTGGGTCATGGTTAATATCCCATCCGTTTGCTGTTCTGCAACCCATTGTACTGAAATATGTTCTCGGATCTTCTGGATCGTATCCTGCATTTCCACTCCAATCTACATTTGCATAATTTGGATACAGTCTTTGTGCAGTAGATCTTAATGCTAACTTAAACAAGTCATAATTAGGATCTCCTTCTTTTCTATTTACTCCAGTCATACACTGGAAAATGCCACAAGGAAAGATTGAAGTTTTATGTAATTTTCCAATACCTTCAATAGATACGTCAAGTAATGCTTTTGTTACCATTCTTCCTTCAGGTAAAGTGCAAGTTCCATAATTGATTGACGTAAAAGGTAATTGATTTCCACTTCGAGATTGTAATGTGTTAAGGTTATGATACATCCCTTCTACGGCTTGATAAGTCTCTTTTGTAGTTTTATCAATAGCATATTGATAAACTCTTGGATATTTCTCTTTAAATTCTTTATTGTCAATAGACTGATTATCTGATAACTCAATTTCATCACCAGTTTTTTCTTCAATATATTTTAACCCATCTTTAAAATGTTTAATAAAACTTTTCCTTACATATGGAACCATTGTCCAATCTAAATGTGTTGCAGATACACCACCAAATTGTTGTAATGATTGCAATTGAAAAATAACAGCTACTAACTGGAATGCAGTATTAATTGAATTTGCAGGTCTAATATCAGTCTGTCTTGTATTAAATCCTTCTGCTAATAATTTATCAAATGGGATACTTAAACAATTATGCATGCCGACGGCATAAGAGTCTAAATCGTGAATATAAATTTCATTATTTAAATGATTGTTTTTAGCCATTTCAGACATACAATTATTTAAAGCATAATCCCTCATTACTGCGCTATTGGCTTCTCCCATTCGACCGCCAAAAGATCCTTCATCAACATTTGCATTTTGATTTTGAATATTTTCTGCCCCAAGTTTCTCCGCAACTTCATCCATTAAGTATTTTTTACTTTCTCTTATCAGTTCTCTTTTATATCTATATTTAATATAATTCTTAGCTAAAATAAAATATCCTCTTTTTTGTAAACATAACTCAACAGTATCTTGAATTTCTTCAATTTCGATTGCCCAATCCTTATTTATTGAATGACTCGCGCCTCCATAAAATCTGCTAGTTAAATCTTCTGCACTATCATCAACAATTTCTTCAAGAAGCTCTTCTGTTGGAATTCTATATTCTTTTTTAGTATCTAAATTCGCTTTTTTGATTGCATCTTTAATTTTTTTCTTATCATATTCTTCAATTCTTCCATCTCTTTTAATAACTTTCATTAATTATAACCTCCTTATTGTATATTATGTATAATAAAAAGATCACTATTTCTTATTTTGAAGCTTTATAGCTTTTAAAATATTGTTCATCAACATCGCTACTGTCATCGGTCCAATTCCTCCTGGAACAGAAGTCGCATACGAATATTCACTTTTCTCTAAGTCAAAATCACCGCATAATTTGTTGTTCTTATTCCTATTAATACCAACATCAATAAGAATAGGTTTCGTTTTATCGGAATTAACAAAACTACGAAAAATTTTGGGCTTCCCCACGGCAGAAATAATTAAATCGAAATCCTTCTTAAAATCATTTTTTTGAGTCTTACTATGCGCCAACGTCACAGTACAATTCCTCTGAGTTAACAATTCTGCCAAAGGGCGACCAACAATATCACTTCTTCCAATCATTAAAACCCTAGAGCCTTCAAATTGAAAAGCGATCGATTCCAGCACGACTAGGACTCCACTAGGAGTACAAGGCGCTAAATATCTTTCTAAAGATTTGTGTGAATGAAGTTGCGCGACATTATAATAAGTTAATCCATCGACGTCTTTTTTGGGAGCAATAGCATTAACAATCGTTTCTGTATCCCAAGTAGTTTGAGGTAATTGAATCATAATTCCTGCGACTTTTTCATTTTTGTTAAAGATCTCGATGTCTTTTAAAACTTCATCAATATTGTTGTATTTTTGTAAATTGGCAATAAATGTAAATATACCGCAATATTCACAAGCTTTTTGCTTTTGTTTTATATAAACCATACTGGCATCATCAGAAAAATCTGTAAAAATAACTAGTATAGGTTTATAATTTAAATGGGATATTTCTTCTTTTACATTATCTTTTATTTTTTGTGCAATACTTTTACAATTAATAATTTTATCCATCTTTCTTCTCCTATAATTAATCATTTAATAAGATTTGTAAAATATACAAATCTTATTGATTATCTTTTACAACAGTATTAACTCCTTGTGTTGTGATCCAACCGTGTTTCATTCGAGCTTCTGCTTCTTTCATGCCAATTAATTGTGGTGTAATTGATTCACTCAACATTCTATTAGCTTCTGCTTCACCTTCAGCTTTTGCTCTTGCTACGTCAGCTTCATTTTGAGCTTTAATTAAATTAGTTTCAGCTTCTACTTTAGCGGCTTCTTGTTCTGCTTTTGCTTTTTCCGCTTTCTGCATAGCAGCCATTCTATCTTGAATTGATTTATCTAATTGCTTATCTGGATGAACATCAATAATACTCGCGTCTAACACTTCAATACCATATGTTTTAGATAATTCTTTATTTAAAAATGTAGTAATTTCATTATTAATTTTCCCACGATTACCCGAATAAATATCCATTAAATCATGATTTGTAGTTATTTCACTTACTTTGGATTTAAGAACGGTTTTTACACGCTTATCCATAATATCTTCTCCATCCATTCCTTTGAAATTTTTATAAGTATCAACTACTTTATCGGGTAAATACCTGTAACTCATTTGGAATGAAATTCTAATATTAGCATTATCTGCTGTGGCAATTAAAAAAGATTCATCTTCTTCCGATCCTTCTCTACTATCTTTAGATAAAATTAATTGTTCATTACTAATTGTAAATTCTTTTACCTTATCTAATGGATTAATAAAATGGAATCCTTGTGATAATGTAGTATCTTTTACGCCGCCATTCATAGAATAAACAACTCCGACTTTACCAGTGTCAATTTTTTCTAATGACATAACTCCAAATGTTGCGCCGCAAATAACTCCAAGTCCTAATAATGCCACACTACTATACTTAACCATTTTTTTATTCATAATTTTTATCTTCCTTTCGTTTTTCATACTCATCATTGTCTTTTTGTATTTTTAATAAAACTTTATTTGCTATAAATAATAGCATTAATCCTATTAAGAATAATGGAATTGCAAATAATATCCAAACAAACCACATTATTTACACCTCCTCTTTTTTATATAATCTATAATATTATCACCGTATATAACGATAATAATCGCAATAATTAGTCCCAAGATAAACAAAGTCCATAATTTTATTATTGATATCATAAAGATGGTAATAAATGAAATCGCTGGGCATATAATTAATGTACATATACCCCATTCATAATCCTCACCATATATATTGTCATTACATTTATCTATTTTCCATAAAATTAAACCAATTATAAATCCTATTAAATATCCACAAATATACATTGTAAACACTTTTTACCCTCCATTTTTATTCTTCTCCTAAAATTAATTCTTTTGCATAGGGTAATGATTCTATCCACTCCATAAAATCTTTAGACCATTCATCCAACTTATGATTTTTACGAGATTTATAAATATTAGCAAGCACTTCATAATTCATTTCTATAGTTCTCTTCTGATTATAAGAACTAGGAAGAAGCTGAATCATCTGCCACCAGATATCTTTATTTTTAGGTTCGTAGTCTTCGTCGTCACTGTCTGAGATATAATCTCTACCTCCATACATATACAGTTTACGATATCTATTAAGATCGTCGATTATAGATTCTAGGGTTTCAATCGTTCTACGATTTAAATGTTCATATGAGAAATCACTCAGCGTAAATTCTTTCTCAGTAATCTTATGCATGGTAGAACAACTATTAGCAACTGTCCCAACTTTATATGTATCGAACTCTTTCCACCAATATAACGGCGCAGTAATATCCACATACACAGTAATCATCCGCATAAACTTACGATGGTCTGTTCCTGCTTTGACAAGGCGTTTCATTAAATTAATATCGTTATCACCAAGACAATATTTTTCAGTTAAATATTTATCATTGATAGCTGCTGGATTAGTTCCTGGAGCACCTATTGAATACCACCTACTATCGCTTTTACTCCAACTCTCTAATGGATTTCTCATACCTCTAATAGCGGCTTTCCATCCAAATACTTCAGTATTTTCAAATTTAATCATCTACTACTCTCCATATTACTTACAATTGTACTATCTAGTTTTTCTTTTAATTCTAAATATTTTTTCATATACCATTTAGACTTTTCAATGTCTTCTTGTCCATTTTTAGCAAGAGCTCTATATCTATACTTCCAAACATTACACAGACAGAAGTTCATAACCACTTCTTTTCCAAAAACATATATCATTTCATCAATACATTCGATTCCTCCATCAGTATAGTGATCGGGATGATTAATCATATCTCTTTTATTTTCCATAATATTTTTTTCACTCCTCTATATTCTTTTTGATAATCTGTAAATCTTTTCAATATTACAGAGCGGTCTCGACTAGCCTTATTTCATTCCTATAATACTATATTTTAAATTTTCTAATAAAGTATCTAATTGATCTTTTTTCATGATAATAGCTATTCTTCTACGCCATAACGCGCAGAAGTAAATAACATTTCTCCTTTTTCATTTACATTAGTAATTAAAAATAATCTGTGTTTTTCAGGAGTCGATTTATATTTTTTAGGAACAAAATTAGAACCGCGTCTAAAGCCTACCACCATTAATTTATTACCTTTTGAAAACCAAGATTTTTCTTTCACCTTTTTACTTCCATCTGGTTGAACTTCGGAAATTTGTTTATTATATAAAGCATAATGTTCATTGCTTAATCTAATATCAACAACTTCTCCATCGGGAGTCAATAAAGTAAAAGTACCTTTTGTATTATTTTTATCAATACAAGTTCCTATAATTTTAGTAATTTTATACGTTGGTACTTCCCTACCATTAAAATTATAAATCTTATCAATCACAGGTTCTTCCGGTAATTCTGAAAAATTACTTACACCATATCTTCTTTTTTGAATATGTCTAAGTTCATGGTCGTGCCAGTAATAACTCATACTGTCCATTTCCCATTTAGAAATAGTACCTAAACAATATTTTTTCCATTGTTCATTAAATAATTTTTCATTATATTCATTTAATAATTCTTCTTGATTATTTTTTAACCAATTTCTTGCAATATCCATGTCTTTATCATAGACTTTTTTCCATCTCTTTTCATTTACTGCAACAAAATTATTATCTTTTAAAACACAATCTTCATATACATTAGGATATTTTTCTCGCATAAAATTTTGCGCGATTTCATCTAAAAATAATTCAGTAGGGGTTTTAAATTGTTTTTGTCTAATATACTTATTAAAATTAAATAATCTTCTATAAAAATCTAAATCTTCGGGTATCATATCTCTATCAATTAAACCTTTAAAATTTTGAAGATTTAATTTACTCTTAGGTTCACTGATAATAGAAATATATTCCTTCATAATTTCAACTCTGTCTTTTTTTTCTAATTCATCAAAAGCTCCACTTTTTATTAAAGCAATAACAGAAGTTTTTTTCATTTTTGCTCTATCTAAAAAATCATCAAAACTATTAAACGGTCTATTATCTAAAATAATTTCAATTTCATTATCACCAACACCTGAAATAGCTTTTAAAGAATAAAGAATACGATTATGCTCAACATCGGGTTTAAATTCTTTAGACGCAGTATTGATATTCGGTGGCGCGATATTAATACCCGCTTGTAAAGTTTTTCCTAAAGCTTTTGCAATTTTTCCATAATTTACTCCTTGGGCTTTCTTTTTCTTTTCTTCTAAATCATCTTCTTCTTGATCTAAATTGTATTCTACTTCTTCTAATGTACCAGCATTGATACATAAACAAGCCGTATTCCAAAAGATTTGTGGAAATTTTAAAGTTAAATAGGCTTCTTGCATAGCTATCCATCCGTATCCAAGACAATGCGGAAGAGAAAAGGCGTACCCTAATTGAGGCTTAATAGCGGTATCCCACACATACTCTCCAAATTCTTTTCTTTTTACAGAATTAAAAACTTTTTCTTTCAATTCTGGAATTTTAGCCATTTGTTTTTTACTTACTATTTTTCTTGCTTTATTAGCTTCAGATAAAGTAAAATTACAAATCTTTTCATCCATTAAAATTTCCATTAAGCTTTCTTGTAAACAAATGCAGCCATTATAAGGAAGATAATAAGGTTCTAAAACACTAATTTCCTCTGAAGTTAATCCGTATCTATGCATTTCTGCATACCATAAATTAATATCCCCTTTTAATCTTTCAAATCTATCTAAAGGGGCTTCTCCGCTTTTTTCTGCTTGCAATCTCATAACTGCATTAGCTGCAGTTAATTCAATTACATTTCTAGGTTGAGTTTTCTGTAAAGAAAGTAATCCTACATTACTATTAAATTGAAATAAGTCCATTACTTCTGTAGAACAAATTCTATTCCATAATTTTTCACTAGTCTTATCAATTTTAGTCGGTTCTAAAATATTATAATAAGCTTCTTTTAAACTCCATTCTTTTGGAATCTGATTGTATTCTTGTAACATTTTTAATGCAGTTGTTAATTTTGAACAAGCATCTGTTACTAAGAAATCCCATTTAATCAATCCCGCGTCTTCTAGCGGATATAATGAATATGAACTAATAATTTCTCCACTAGGAGTTCTCATAATAGAACAATGTTTTAACATATCATCAGAAATTACTACTCCTGCGGCATGACGAGTTCTTTTATCTATCAAGCCTTCAATACCTAAAATAATATCCAATAGGCGAGGATATTTTTTTAATTCTCTTACTAATGTAGCAACCGGTTTTCTACCTTTTTCTTTATTTCCAAAAACTGCATCTTTTACACTCCATAAGAATCCTCGTTCTGACGGTATCATACTAGATAAATACTGCGCTATATCATTATCAATTCCATCGGGATATTCTTCATTTCTATAACCTCTACAAGCAATATTTATTGCACTTTTAGTTGTTACAGTTCCAAAAGCCCCAACAGCAACACAGTTAATTTCTCCAACTTCTTCTTTAATTTTATTAATAAAAGCATTTCTTGATAATGGATTTAAATCAATATCAATATCTGTTGTAATAACTTCTCCAACATTTCCTTTATTTAAAAAACGCCATAACGGAAGTTCTTCTACTACTGGATCTAATTGAGTAATTCCTAATAAATAATTACTTAAATAACAAGTTGCAGATCCACGTCCAACTCCAATAATACTACCGACTTCCCAAGCATAATCAATGAAATGATTTAAATTATTAAAGTATCTAAATAAAACAGTTCCAAAATCGTCGCCAACAAATTTAATAATATCAGCTTCTTCTTCTAATCTACTTAAATATTTTTGATTTAAAAGATTTTTATTTTTTAACTGAAATAAACATTCTGATACCCAAAATAATTCTTGTTCATCTTTAGAATTAAATAAATAATTTAAGGTCGGAAAATTTTTAATATAGTTTTTAAAATATTCTCTATCAATATTAGGAATATTTACTGGTAAGGCCATCATTTTCTGTTTTTGTTTTAAATTATAATATTCAATTTTATTCATAATTTCTAAAGTATTATTAGTCATTTCTTTAATAAATTCTTCTTCAAAACAAACAGATAATTGATCTTTTACTTCTTCATAAGACATCATATAAGATGATTTATAAAAACTAGCCGTTTCTCGTTCTCCGCCTTTAGAGTTTAAAAAAGCTTCGTGAACGTATCTATCTTCTTTTCTTAAATAGTGACTATCAGTAGCATAAATCATTTTTACACCAAAAGCTTCAGCTACTTTACGACTACGAATATTAATTAAATTTTGTTCTCTATCTGTTTTATTAGGCGCGCATTCAACATAAAAATCTTCTCCAAACAAATCTTTTAAAAATAACATATATTCCACAATATTATTATGATAAACCTCTGCAGCTTCTATATCGCCGTTTTGTTCTGCACTAATCATATCCCAAAGATTAGTTCCTAATTCACTACCACGACACGCAGTTGTACAAATTAAATGGCCTGGATTAGATTTTACTACTTCTTTTAATTCACTTTTTAAAGTAGGAACTCTGTCCATTTTTCTATCATTATACATATGATACCAAGCTTTTGAAGATAAAATTCTTAATTGTTCATGTCCAATTTTATCTTTTGCTAGTAAAATTAAATGATAATATTTTTGTTTAGGTTTTCTTTCATCAACTAAGTAAATTTCGTTTCCTAAACCTATCTTAAAATCAATATTTTCATTCTTAAATTGAGTAGCCATTTCATTATACTCTATATGACTACTTAAACATTCATGAGAAGTAATGCACACTCCTTTTAAATTTAATTCTCTCGCATAATTAACCAATTCTTTTGGTTTAATAATACAATCAAGTAAACGTATATTAGATGTATCATCGTGATTATGAATACTAAAATACATATTTACCTCTCTTTCTATAATCTGATATTATCCTCATTATACTTATATTATATCATATTTTTGATAAAATGTCAATGAGTTTATCTTATTGAATGTACAGAAGCTTTTTACTAGCTCTTGTTACTGCAGTATATAATAATTTATATTTATCGCCCCAAGCATCAACAGAATAAACTAAAACTTTATCCCATTGGCTACCTTGGCTTTTATGAATTGTAATGCAATAACCAAAATCCATATCCACTCTTGGTTTACTTCTATAAGTATTCTTAAAAGGCGCCCAATTAAAAAATTTATTTAAATCAATTCGAATTTCATAATAATCTTCTAAATCCCATTCTGGAATAAATTTAATATCCATATAACTATTAAAGTTGGCTAAAGAAGTGAATTTAATTTCTTTTACATAACCAATAGTACCATTAACTAGAGGTTCTATATTCTTTTTACTTGTAACATCCCAATAATTTTTTAAACAAATTAATTTATCTCCCAATTCGGGATAGGGTTTTTTAAAACCTTTTTCTTTTCTAATTTCATTATTTAAATCCATTCTAGTTGAATGTTTACTACATAAAATAATATCTGCCCAATTTAGCATTCCTAAATTTAATTCTTCTGAATTTATAGATTGAATATAATTATCATTATATTTAGAATAAATACCTTGATGATTTCGTAATTGTTCTCCTAAATCAATAATACTATTACCTTCTTCTTGTCTAAAAATTTCTGTCAATAGAAAGTCAGGGTTACCTAATAAATTATTAGAACTATCTTTAACTGGATCTAACTGATAAGGATCTCCGCAACAAATAATAGGAATATTAAAACTTTTTAAATCTGTTAATAATTTTTCTCCTACCATACTAATCTCATCAATCACAATTAATTTACAATTACCATTCTCTAAAGATTCTTTTTTTACGAAATAAAGTTGACCCGTTTCCCTATTTTTTAATACATTATAGATTAAATGATGAATTGTTTGCGCAGGTATACCTTTATTTCTTAAAACTAAACTAGCCTTACCCGTAAAAGCGCAATATTCAACCTCATTTCTTTGTAATCCTAAATTTTTGATAATATATCCGACCATTGAAGACTTCCCCGAGCCTGCTGGCCCGGCGATAGTCATAATTGATTGTCCTGTTTTATATAAAGCTGAAATAGTATTTATACATTCTTTTTGTTTAACTGATAATTCCATATTTTGCTCCTTTGATTAATTATATTATAACATAAAAATACTAAAATTTCAAATAACTAAAAACTATACTTATTACCTACAATTTCATAATCACTAATTAAAATTTGTGGAGTTGTCCTTCCTCCCCAACTATTAATATTAGGTTTACCTAATAAATTAATAAATACCGTACCAAAATTACTTCCTTTTAATTTATCATATTCTTCTTCTGAAGATTTAAATTTCATAAAATCAATACCTTCACAAGAAATTTTTAAAGTAGGTTTTTTATCGGGAGATAATAATTGTATATTATCAACTGGAAGATTTTTAATAATAACTTCTGATTCAGGCATGTCTTGTCCCCAAATACCCTCTTCATTTAATTTTCCAATAGAATAAATATATTCAGATAATTTTTCAATCTCTTCAAAATTAAAAGAAGTCTCTTGAATATTAAAATCATAATCAACCATATAAATTGGATTGAATATAATATCTTTCCATTTTTCATCAAATTCTTCTAGGAACTTTTCTTTATCTTCTTTTTTTATACAAGTTCCAAATGCACTAGCATGCAAGTTAATCCACTATTTCTAGTGGCTTAGACTATCTTTTACGTGCAACTGCGCGCACACCCATTTCGACTTATGTATGAATAATAAGCCTACGAAACGATTAAGTTTCTAGTCGTTACAGCTTTTTATTTTTATAAAATAAACTTGCCACGGGATTACCATATCTATTGACTTAGGTTTCCCCGTTAGCTATCTTTATAGATAACCCCAGCCATCTACCGGAAAAGGTGTGTTAAGGCCATGTTACTAACCTCTTGCATATTCTGTATATGCACTTTCTTCTATGTTCTCTCTAAAATTCTCAATAGGAGAATTAGAGAAGTTTCTTCCTGAACCCATCAACTTACCATCAATATCTCTCAAAAGCAAAGTTGGTTGTTGATACTTCGGCGCAATTTTATTTGCAATCAATCCCACAACCTCTTGCGGAACTTTATCTTTTGGGATTTCTATTAATAATATTTTATGTTTAGTTAATTCTTCTTTTTCAATTTTTTCTTCTATATATTTAACAGCTTCATCTACAATTTTATTTTGCCGGTTTCTTACATTCATTGCGGTTCTAATAGCTTGTTCATAAAGAGGTTCTTCTTCTCCTGAATGTCCTCTTTTAGTACTTAGAACCATTTTATCTTGAACTCCTTCTAACATTGCGTCGAAAATTAATTTCTTTTCTTCAAAAGTACCAACTCTATGCACGGCATTAATACTTGGCGCAATGTAGAATGAAACGCCTATTGGAGTTAATTTATCACCTATTGAATAATTTTGCACTTTATGAAAATGTTTAGTAAAAGTATTTTTTTCATTTGATAATCCTTTAATCGCAATAGTTCTTGTTTCTAGCTCTCTTAAACTCATCATATCTGCGAGGTTTCCGATTGCTACAATATCTAAAAAATCGTTAGCATCAATATTTAAATTAAAAATATCTATATATGCTCTAACAAATTGCCACACAACTCCTACGCCACTTAATGATTTATTTTTATAATTTTTAGATAATTGATTATTAACAGTTACGGCATTTTCACTATAATATGGTGCTTCGTGATGATCCAAAATTAAAACATCAATTCCTAAATCCTTTAATTTCTTATGCTTATCATAATCATTACTGCCCGCGTCTGGGATCGCAATTAAATTATAACCATTATTATATACATCTTCATATAAATCGTTTGCTAATCCATGTAATTTCTTCTCATGAATTATAGCTTCTAAATGTAATTCCGGTTTAATTCTTTTAATAAAATTCCATAAAGTTGCCGCAGAGGTAGTACCATCAACATCAACATCCACTATAATTCCTATTTTACTGCCATTATCAATATGTTTTTTTAATAAATGACAGGCGTCTTCTATATTATCTAAAGCGCGCCAATCTTGTATATTATTAAAAGAGGGGTGCAAATATTTCATTATATCCTCTTGATTTATCCCTCGATTTTCAAAAATTTCTTTTAAAAAATCTTTTTTTAAATTTAATCCTCTTATCTTATATTCCATTAAATAGCCACCTTTCTTTCTTTAAATAATTTTAAAAATGTTTCTTTACCACAATCTATTGGAGAATCTTTATATCCTAATAAGTGATCTTCATCAAAAATAACGCTCATTTTAACATAATCTTTATATTTACATACTATCTTATTAATTTTATCATGCCATTTAATACATTCTTCATCTTTATATTCTTTATATTGTCTATCAAAAGCTATTACTATTTCTCTAACATCTAAAGATAATAATTCTTTTATTTGTGCGTTTGATAAAGAAGAACCGCATACTGCAACACTAATATTCTTATCTAAATAAGATTCCGCTATCATTACAGATTTTTCAGATTCAAATACAATAGCGATTTTACTTTCTCTAATATTATTTTTGTTAAAATTAATACCATATAAATTAAAACCAAGAGGATGAGTATACATATTTCCCGATGCTATTAATGGCATATATTTTCCAAATCTTTGAGTATCTTCCTCTAATAAATAACGACCTCTTATACCAATTAATCTATTATTTATATCATAATGAGGTATAACTATCTGCGCGGTTACTGGATAATATCTTATATTATATTTTTTTAATGTATCATAAGTTATATCTTCCTCTTCCCATTCTTTAATTGGCAAACATGGTAAATTCTTTATTAAAAAATCGGGATATTCTTGCATGTCTTTTTTATCTTCTCCTATTTCATAAGTCATTTCACTATCTATTAAATCTAAAAGTATATCGTGCTCAGTATTTTTATTCTCTCCTTGAAAAGAAAAAGAACTTCTACCAGTTTTATTTAGAACATATTGAATAGCTTGAGGTAATTCTATATCTTCATTTTTTTGTATTTCAAAACATTTTATTACAAACTCAAAAATATCAAAATACCCACATTCTGTATAGCACTGAAATAAGTGACTATTATTATAATAATATAATTTTCTTGAATTTGTATCTTGAGGGTGATTATGACAGATAGTTTTAGCTGTGAAACCAAACTTTGTCATAACAGGTTCTCCAGAAAAACTATCCACTATTGAAAAAACTTCTTCTGTTGTTAAATTATTTTTTAATAAATCTTTATCAATCATCTTGTTTAACCTCGATATTAAAAATAGGAACATCTAAAATTTCATAATCGTAATTAGTACAGAATAATGGAGTTATACGACAAGTTCCTAAATCCGCATAGCACCATAATCTACAATAATTATATTTATTACCACGGTTTTTATAAATATTTCTTATAAAATTAGGTTCATATTTTATATTCCCTATTTGGCTCATAATTCTTTTATAAGCTTCCTTATCTTTTTCTGTTGGTCGAGAAAAAATTTCACAATAATCCGCTTTCCTTGATACCTTAATTCTCATTAAGGAGTAGACTATATCTTTACCATATTATTTCTAACTTAGGTAGGTGGTACTTCGGATTTTACTCCTACTCCGCGCAACCGGATAGTCGTTGAACCTTCTTCATTTTACAGAAGCTCGGCTGCTGATTAACTAAGATGAAAGTTTTCAAGCATTCACGCTTACTCTTTCGAGTTACGTTGTAGCCTTTCATATATAAAGTCTTTCCAGCAATTCTCCACCTCAAACACAATAGATTTCTCTATTGCTCGACGTTTTGTTTTAATTGTTGATATAATTGATATTTTCTATCTAAATATATTTTAGAATCTTCATAAAATTGTTTGTAAATTTTATAAGGTTTTTTAGTCCGGCGACAGAGATATAATAATTATTTTTATCTCCCGTTCTATAATCTTTTTTAATTTTAGTATCAATATCTAATACTTTAATAATCCACTCTAACATTTCTTTTGTACCTAAAATATTAAAACCAAAATTACTTTTTAATTTATAAATAGAACCATCACCATCAAAATATCCTCTAATAAAATCTTTATAAAATTTTTCGTTTATTATTGGAGGTTTCAAAATCAAACTTTTATTAGGAACAATTCCTAACTTTATTAAATCATCGCACATTTTATTAGAATATATTTGTATCCTATACACTTTATTTCCATTAGAATATCCTTTAAAACTAATAATCTCTTCAATTTCATTATCAGCTTTAATACTTTTTTTAAATTTTTCTAAATGGTCTTTATCTTTACTAATTATCTTTAATGTGCTTCCAGAAGATTTATTCTTTCTTTGCTCGTTACTGTATATATTTCCATCTGCAGCAATATATCCTAACCAATAAGCTTTTTCTTCTGTATCAATATTTTCAAAGAAACTAAAATCACAATAATGTTTTCTATTTCTTCTATTTTTATCATAGATATTTAATTCTTTTAATCTATCTCTAACTGTTTGAACATGAACTCCAAAATATTTAGCTATATCTTGCATAGATTCTTTATTATTATATTTTTCAATTAAAATATCAAGTTCTTCTTTAGTATTTATTTTTCTCTTCAATTAAATCACATCTGCGATTGCGGAACTTCCGCGCAACATATTTGAACTAAATTCTTCATCAGTATTATTTCCACTTCTGTTCACCTGTGATCCAGTTTGGATAAATACTCCATATTTATTAGCTAAATCTTTTAATTTAACAGAGAACATAAATAAGACATTATCTTCTCTCAATTTCATACCTCTTGTTGCTTGAGAAATTTCTGCTAATAATTTTATACTTGAATGAATATAATCAAAAGCAATATATTTAACATCATTTTCTTCTATATTTATCTTTATTACTCTTTCTATATCTTCAATAGAAAAGTCTGGAATCATTTCAAAATATAATTTTGACTTACTAACTATTTTAGCCGCTTCCACAACTCTTTCTTTTTCATCATAACTAATAGGTTCTCTTCCTAAAATTTTCGCTTCATTTACATCTGATAAAAAAGCTAAAGTCATACTCTGAACTTCTTCTTTTTCCAACTCAGTTGAAATAAAAAGAGCTGATTCTTTCCATGACAAATCAATCCATCTTTTCTCTTCTGAGCTATAATATCTACCAGACGATAAATAAGCCATATTTGCAATCATTGCTCTTGTTTTTCCCATGCCTTGAGGCGCAGAAGATACATATAATTTTTTCAATCTTGCTCCAGCAGTTGCAGTATTGTAAATACCAAATGGTAAAGGTAAGCCAACAGAAGGTTCTTCTTCTATTTTATTTAAAAAATCAAAAATATCATTTCCAAGAGTTTCACTCTTTTGCGCACCTTCAAATTTAAAATCATCTCTAATTTTATCAATTTTCTTATCTATCGCATTAAGAATTTCTTCTACAGAAGAATTATCTAACCAATTTTCTTGCTTGCTTCTTTTTTCAAAATCTACTAAATCGGGGTCATAAAAATCTTGTACATCAACCCCGCATTTCATATAAGCTCGCAATAATGAGAATTTTTTCATTCTAGAATAGTAATAATCAAATTTTTCTTCTTTCGAAATGAAAATTGCTTTCTTCAAAAAATCTTGGCCATCTTTACTTAAAAAATATTTTTCTTCTTGCGGTAATGATTGTTTAATATAATTATAAATATCAATAGTTTCTATCTCTTTCAGTCCATTTGCATAAAGATTATTAATTGAAATAAAACAAATTTTATGTAGTTTATCAACGAAATCAGACAAATTAATTTTATATTTATCAACTTCTTCTAATAAAGATGGATTTTTAGCTAATCTTCCTAGTACATTAATATTTGCTAGTTTATCAACATATTTTTCATAATTCATTCATCTTCCTCCATTTTTATCTCTTTAACTATTTTTATAGGTTTTCTTTGCGGTGCAGATATAACCATATTAATTACATTGCCATTAATTTCCTTATTTTTATTTTTTTCTTCTATTAAAAATAGATTATAATAATATTCTTTAGCTTCTTTATAAACATATGGAATAATTCCTATTCCATGAGCTTTTGATATATCTCCATTTTTTATATGAAAAAAATATTCTAGAGTTTTTCTCATTCCGCTATACGTATAATTATATTCTGAATTTTCATGATAATTTTTTATTTGTTTTCTAATTAAAGGAGATAATGCTTCTATATTAAATAATCTTTTAATTGTATTTTCTAATCTTTCTTTTTCTATATTATCTTTATTTATTATATCATAACATTCCTTATGATAATATCTGTTTTTATATTTAACAAATTCTGTATCTTCTCTAAAAAATTTTCCTTTACAATGAGGACATATAACAGCATATTTTCTTGTCATAACATTCTCCTTTTTCCCTATATACATATTATATCATAATAAATAAGAAAAATCAAATAAAAAGAGAGATTGATATTATTCAACCTCTTTTAATTCTAATTCAATCATAGTTAATTGTTCAATTTGATTTGGAGTGGCTTTAGATAATTTTGCGCCTTCGCCCAAATATTTAGAAATAATACTTGATATAATTAACTGTGCCTGTTCTCCATTATCTCCATCAATCGCTTTATTCATGATTTTTTCAATACTTTTATTAATATTGCTCATTAATTCATCATAAGATGGCTGCTCTTCAACAGTATAATGATTAATAGATTCATCAGTTGTAACTGTCTCATCTCCAAAATCTTCAGCTTCTCGATCTATTGCTTCGTGAATTGAATTAACTAGGCTTTTATAAGTCAATGGAATAGTTTCTTCCATATACTTAAATCTAGATCCAGCGTCCCATTCAGGAGTTTGTCTAACATGAAGGGCATGAACTAATCCTTCTTCTGTCTGATCAACGGTCGCATATCCATAAATATCGACTAATCGTGTACAGATATTTTTAGGTTTATTTCCTAATGTACAAGTTGCATAACTTAGGTCAGGATTATCTTCACTCTTAGTAATTTTAGCATGACTAATCAATACTAATCCATAATTCATTTGAACAATAGAACGTAATTTTTCATCAAATTCTTTAGCAATAAGCGCATATCCTTGACCAAAAGGAATATCACTTACTTTTTGAACTCCATTTTGTGCCAAAACATATTTTTCACAATAATCATAAAGAATATCTACAACATCAATACCAATTGTTTCAAACATTCTTTCATATTTTTCGCCTTTCGCTTTAGCAACTTCATATTTTTTACTATCGCTTTTTAATTGACCTAAAACCTGTAAAAATTCTGCCCAGGAATTGATAGGCACTGCCATAGCATTAGGAATCGCGCTATAACCTTTTTCTGCAGCAATAATAAGATGTTTCGGAAATCTTGATAACAAAGTTGTTTTTCCAACTTTTGGCAAAGAGGTGTTATCCTAAAAGTTTTTTATCTTTTAGTTCTAGAGATTTCTCTCATAACTTTTTGAAGAACAACTTTAATCTTCAAAAGTATACGATATGTCAATTCATACCTAGTTCAGCGTACCTTTTCATCTTCGTAAACAAAGAGTCCCGTCTCTTGGGGAAATTATATTCTGCGCAAACAGTTTCATTCCCTACGCGTTGCACGTGATTATTCCTTTTAAGAATAATCTTCCGTTCTGATTACCATTTAAGGCTTCCAGTATTTTACGGGCATTTATAACTACGTATCACTACATAGGGTGGCCCCTATTAACCACCATAAATTAAGAATGAATACCCCCTAATGTCGCGACTAACGACATTAGGTTTTAATGCACTTAAATCAATCATTTATTATCCCACTCCTTCTAGAAATTATATTTATTATTAGATTTTACTGTCGTTTTAGATGCAGATGTTGTAGATGAATTTGAACTAAAGCCATTAACAGCAGTAGATTTACTACTTTTTTCCATAGCTCTATTTTTTGCTTCTGCTAAAAATGTTTCACGAGCTTGGCGAGCTTGAGCCATTTCCTCTTCATCCATAAGGAATTCTCTTGGAGTTGTACCTCCTGTAATTAAATATTCTCTAATAGTACGAGGCTTATTAACCTGAGCACGTTCTCCAAATCCCATATTTTCATTTTCAGCAGGAGCCTGTTCAATAGTGCGATTAATAATTTCTCCACTTAAAGTTACATAAGATTCTCCTTGAGTATATTCTCGCTCAATAAACGCGATACCTTCAGGCATTTCCATTTTAAAAGTTAAAGGGAAAAAATGCTTTCTATAATCATCAAATACTTGAACTTTTAAAATTCGATTAGAAGTTTCTTCTCCACTGAAATTAACTTCTGGAGCAATAGATTGTACTAAGCAATCAATATTAAAGACCGCTGAAGGTTTAGCTTTTGCATCAATATGAATAAAATTACCTTTAATTTGTGCGGGTTCAGATAATACATATTCATCATTCTGTTTTGTATAATAAGGATTTGTTGATAAACTACAAGAAACTCTTACTGAAATCGCATCTTTTTCGCCAACTCTTTCAACGGTTTTTTCTTCTTCAATAATTTGTTTTAAAACGTTGTAATTGTTGTTATCTTTTCCACTCTTATAAGTAGGTGATTGAGGAAGAAAATTAATTTCAACAACATTCTGAGTTTCCGCATCAGTTAAAACAGTAATGCTTCCACGGATTTTTCCATCATTTTCATCTCTTTTTAATCCAAATCTACCAAAACCATATAATTTACCACTAATATTACATTCATTCGTTACTTTATTAATCATTTTTATCCTCCGTGTATATACATATTTTTTCTAGATAAAGAGAAATAGCTTTAGTTAAAAAACTGAAGCTATATATTTAAATTATTCTCCTTTTGTAACAAAATCGGCTGTTTTTCCGTAATCAGTCAATACTAAGAATTTTACTGTACTTTCTTTTCCTTCTTCGTCTTGAACAGCGACTTCTTGACGATATCCTACTTGAGGGTCACGACGTTGTAAAGCTGTAAAAGTTCCATTTACTGATTGTGAAGTGATTCCCATTTCTTCAGCAACTTCTTTAGCTGTCATTTCATCTCCGTGATCACGTAAGAATGATACCAAAGCCATAGCCTTTTCTGTTAATTCTAAAGGGTTCTTTTCCATTTTTTCTTTTGCCATAATAATAATTCCTCCTATTTAATAATTTTTTAATAATGGCTGATAAGTTTTACTTATCATTCACATATATATTATATAATAATTTTTGATAGAAGTCAAATAATTTTCATTTTCATTTTTTTAAATAAAGTTTATCATGTAAACCTAGTAATTTCTTCTATCATCAATTACTTATATATTATATCATAATTTTTTTAATAAGTCAAAGTTTTTTATTTCTTTATTTCTTTTTAATTCCTTTTCCTTATTTCTATAATAATTATATCATAATTTTTTTCAACCGTCAATATAATTATTTAAAAATTTCTTCATATTTACATTCTTCTGCGTTCTTATCTTCACGGAAACGCTTGAATATAGGGTGACGGAGTGATCCGTCTTTTAATTCCATACATTCACACTCAATAACTTGTCCAATATATTTTTGTGGATTCTTTGCAAAATCTTCTCGATAAAAATCTGTAAGACCTGAAGATACTGTACCAATAGATACTAATTCTCCATCTTTATATAAACCAATCTTAATCGCAGTTTTCCAACCATAATAGAATGGTTTGGTTATTTCAATAAAATCTTCTACGTTATTCATCGCATCTTCTAAGAGATTTAATTCTGAATGTTTACCTCTAATAATTTTCTCTCCTGTTTTAATATTCATTAAATAATCAGAAGTTTCTTTCCCATTATATTCTTTTGTTGGATCTTCAAATCCCATGCATACTACATCTACTGTATCTGCTTTTTTAATCTTTACAGAACTATAGGCAGGACGTTTATTATATTCATATGGATAATCTTTCTTTTTAAGAACGACACCTTCTCCACCTCTAGCAATAATTTCTGCCGCAGCTTCAAGAGCATTATTTGTTTCTATAATCTGCGCGAGTTCAATAAAATCATATTTATCTAAATGGTATGTTTTATATAACTTACTTAAAGCTAAATATCTATCTATAGCTTTTTCTTCTGTTAAATCTTTTCCATTTAAAAGAATCATATCGTGAATATAAAAATGTAATTTACCTCTTTCTTCTTGCAATTTAATAGCTCTTTTAGGTAAAGAACCCATAATAGATACTGTATCCTTACTAGTTTGAGTTCTATCCCCAGTATAAATTTCCCCAATAATAATGGTGTTTTTTGGAAAATCTTTAAATGCTTCTAAAATATGTGGAACATTAGCACCTTTTTCTACTGGAAGTCCATTTTTTCTACTGATGGTTCTTCCAAATAAATATTTATAATTTTCAGTAATGTTTAAAGCATACCAAGAACCATCAATTTTTTCAGTTGCATAATAATCATCACTAGTTGCCAAATCTTCAAGAGTTATTCCTCTTGTATTTGGAAAGTTAGCAATCTTCATCGGCTTAAAACAATAAGCTTCAGGAAAAAAATTTTGTACTAATTCATCATCAAATTGATCATTTTTAATTATCATTATCTTACCTCATTTATATTAATATTATACATTATTTTTTTAAAAATGTCTATTTTTATTTAATAAAAATCTTATATAATTAATATCTCTACGGAAAACCGATTCTCTTGCACGAATTTGATCGGTATTATATTCATCGCTTTCAAACGGAAACATTACCCAATCGTGAATATTATTTTCTATTTCATCAATAATTTCTTCAATTAAAGATGATTTATCATTATCTTTTTCAAGAGTGAACATCTCCTTTTTAAATTCGGAATCATATAAAAGATAAGCATCATAATCATCGCTTATTAGAATATATTCCCCCTTTGATTCGCCATCCATTTTAATACAAAAAGGAGTATCATTTTTTAAAGAATGTATTGCGGCAAATAATACGTCTTGCGCAAAATCTGTTGTGTAAGAGAAAAAGATAGCGGCGTCTTGAAAATAAAGACACCCCCATCCAGATACATTATCGCATATTAATTTCATATTATTTCTTCTTCCTTCCTACTTGATTACGTTTACCTAAATTTTTACTATCAATTTTAACTATTAATTCAGAAGAAATCACTTCGTCATTTTCATGTAATCTAATGCCTTTAACTCCCATTCCTATCTTACCAGTAGGAGATATATCAGAAATTGAAAAAGTTAATAAAAATTCTTTTGTTTCTAATTGCAAATATTGCTTTTTATTATCATCTAGTAAAGAAATAGTCGAGATTAAATCATTATCTTTTAATTTAATACTTTTTCCACTTCTAATCGTATTGTATTCTTCAATATTCGTCTTTTTAACCATTCCTTGTTTTGTAACAAATAGTAATACTCCCTTAGCTTCAAAATCTATTACAAATAAAATTTCTTCTTTTTCTTCCATTTTAATTAAAGATTTAATACTCTGCATAGAAGAATTAATTTTTATTACAGGCAATTTATAACACATACCCTTATTTGTAAAAATCGCAAGGTTAGAATTTAAAGAACTTTCTATAATAACATCGTTTTTATTAGCTCTCTTTACAATTTTCACACTACCATTACTATAAGCAATCTTTACAGGAGTAGAAGGAATTTCTTTTTTAGTTTTTTTCTCTTTTATAATAGTAACGTTTTCCAATTTAGTTCTGCGCGCATCACCATATTTATCCCTCATTTTTTCAATCTTAGAAATTAATTTTTTATTACGATAATCATTATTTTCGATTGTTTTTCTACATTCTTCAATAATGGCTAATTTTTCTTTTAATTCTTTTTCTAAATCTTCCTCATCTAATTTTGTTAAACGAGAAAGTTTCATATCTAGAATAGAATTGGCTTGTACCTCATCAATATTCAAATACTGCATTAATACTAATCTAGCTTCTTTTTTATCTTTTGAAGCACGAATTAGTTCAATTACTTTATCAATATCTTTTAATGCTATAAGCAATCCTTCTAAAATATGAACTCTTTTTTCTGCTTTTTCTCTATCAAATTCTGCAGCCCTAATTAATACAGAATTTTGATGACTTACATATTCTTGAATTAAATCGATCATAGAACATAATTTAGGAGATCCATTAACAATAAAATTCATATTATACGAACAAGAAGTTTGCAAATCAGTGTTTTTAAATAGGCAGGCTAAAGCTTCTTCTTGTAAATTTTTGTCTATCATTGTAAAAACCAGCCTATTTTCGCCAACAGAGCTTTCATCATTAAAATCAGAAATATATTTTCCAATCTCTTCTACGTTTTTATTAATTTGCTCTCTAATATGACTTCTTACAGTTCTATAAGGAATAGAAGTAAAAATAATTTTATTATCTTCAATAAAATAATCCCCTCTAATTTTTAATGAAGTAGAAGATTTACCTGATTCAAAAGCTTCTTTAATATCTTTTTCATTTATAATAGTCCCACCAAGAGGGAAATCGGGACCCTTAATATACGTCATTAATTCTTCAATAGTTATTTTATTATTTTTAATATAGGCTATTATAGCATTACAAACTTCTATTAAATTGTGGGGCATACTATTATGAGCCATAGAAACTCCAATAGCTTGCCTTCCATTACAAATAGCATTTGGAAATAAACTCGGTAATACAATAGGTTCATAATATTCATTATTATATGTTGGTTTAACATCGACAATATTTTTTTGGTAATCTAAAAACATTAAATCTGCAATTTTACTTGGTCTAGCATTTGTATAACGAGATGCCGCTTGCATATCATTAGATTCTTGAGTTCCCAAACTACCTTTTCCATCTATTAAAGGATACCTCATTAAAAAAGGTAAACTTAATTTACACATAGCACTATAGCAAGAGGCATCTCCATGAAAATAAGAACTCGCTAAAGTAGAACCTACAATACTAGCAGATTTTTTATAGTTAGATGAATTATCCATTTTTAAAATTTGATTCATAGTCCATAGAATTTCTCTATGAACTCTTAATAAACCATCTTGAGCAGAAGGAATTGCCCTATCTTCTAAAACTTCTTTTGCATAATCTAAAAAACACTGTTTGCTTTCTTCTAAAATATCAACATCAATAATTTTATTATTCATTTTTTATCCTCCAAAATTTGTTTCTTCTTTAAAGCAGAAGCATTTGTGGCTAATTCATCTGCATAATTATTCCATTTATTATCAGAATGACCCTTAACTTTTCTTATCTCAATATAAGGCATTACCAATAATTTTAAATATATTTCTTCTATAATTTCTTTGTTTGCAACAGGTTCTTTTTTACTATTTATCCAACCATTATTAATCCATTTTTTACACCAGCTAGTAATACATTGTAAGGAATAATTACTGTCAGTATAAATAATATATGTTGATCCAAAATTATATATATTTTCAATGTGTTTTATTGCATTTAAAATTGCCGTTAACTCCATCTCATTATTAGTAGACGGATATTTACTATTTGAGAAATCTGTAACCTTCTCTCCATTTTTTAATACTACCATTCCCCATCCACCATAATAATTTGGTGTTTGACCAATAGCGGAACCATCTGTATATATTTCATAAACACACATAAGCACTCCTCCTTCTATTCTATAAATATTTTATCATTATTTTTTAAAAAAGTCAAAAAGAGCGATATGTTATTATCGCTCTAAAAAGAAAAGCCTATTTCAGTAGCATTTTCATAGATATAGTTTTTTCTTGGAGTAACATCTTTTCCCATTAAAATTTCCAATAATTCTTCAGCTTTTTTTACATCTGAAATATTAATTCTTTTATAAAGTTCATTGTCAAAACAAACCTTTTTTAAATCTTCCGGATTAAGTTCTCCTAATCCTTTATTATGAGATAAATCAAATGCACCCTTTCCTTTTCTAAAATTTTCTAACTCTTCTTCATTATATAAGTAATAATCTTTTCCCTTATAAGTCGCTACGTACAAAGGCGTTACTGCTCTATATAACTTACCTGCCTCTACTAAAGGACGCATATATCTAAAAAAGAATGTAATTAATAACAATTCGATATTTTGTCCGTCAGAATCAAAATCGCTTGTAATTACTATTTTATCATAATTCATTTTTTTAAGATCAAAAGTTTCATCAAATCCTGCGCCTATTGCTGTTATTATATCGTTATATTCCTTGTTAGCTAGAACTTTATCTTTTGTAGCTTTTAAAACGGAAATACATTTTCCTCTTAGCATCATAATCGCATGTCTTTTAGGATCTCTAGCTTCTACTGCACTAGAACCCGCACTTAAACCTTCTACAATTAAAAGAGAATTTTCTTTTGGATTGTGAGTTGAACAGTTAATTAATTTATCACTTAATTGCATTTTAGCTTTTAAGCCTTTTTCTTTTTTAGGCTTTCTTACAGCTTCTCTTGCTTTTTTAGCAGCTTCTCTTGCTCGTCTAGCTTCTAGAGCTTTTTCTATAATCTTCTCGGCGTCTTTTTTATTATTAATTAACCAAGTAGAAAATTCTTTATTAATGGCTTCTGCGATTAGAGTTTTATCTATATCTGTTACTCTTGTTTTAGTCTGACTGTCATATTGAACTCCTGTTGCTTTTAAGTTAAAAACGATTACAAGTCCTTCACCTAATTCTTGCCCAGTTAAATTGCTTTCACCTTTTTTGAATAGATTATTTTCATTAGCAAATTTATTAAAAACGCGAGTTAGATTGGTTTTTAAATTTGTAATATGAATACCGCTATCTGTTAAGCCATAATTTACATAAGCAGTAATATCATCAGAATAATTAGAGGTATATGTTAGACATAGATCTAATAAAGAATCTCCTTTTTCAAGATGCGTTATAAAACGTGTTTTAATAATTTCTTTTCCTTTAACTTTATCTTTAATTAAATCTTCTAAACCGTTTTTAGAATGAAAAATTTCTTTTTTATTATCAATATTTAATTCAATAGTTAGTTTGGGACATAAAGCTGATATTTCTTTAAATAATTTTTTAACTTCATCTATATTTACTTCTTTATGCGTAAAAAATTGTTCGTCGGGAATAAATGAAATACTTGTACCAGTTTCGCCTTTTTCAACTTTAAGAGTTTTTCTTTTCTTTAGTATTCCATCTTCAAATTGCAATTCTTCTGCAGCTCCATTACCAGCAGTTGAACAGACACTGAATTTCTTAGATAAAAAGTTAGTTAATTTTCCACCAATTCCATTAAGTCCTAAAGCACTGGCGCCATAAACTCCATCTTCATCATATTTTCCTGAAGTATTCATAATAGAAAACGCGGCTTCTAAGACAGTTGTGCCGTCTTCTCTTTGACTATTAACTGGAAATCCTTGTCCGTGGTCTGTTATAACATAACTATTTTCTTTAGTATTTATACTTACCTCAATTAAATCTCCGTGACCAATGTTATGCTCATCTAAAGCATTAGCAAAAATTTCTTTTAATAATTGAGTTGAATATTCTGTAGAACCACAGTATACTCCTGGTCTTAATCGAGTAAATTCTCTAGGAGATAGTGATTTAATTGATTCTTCTGTATATATTTTATTATCTTTCATGGATTTTCCTCCTTATTCTCTTTAATTTTATCACAAAAAATAAAAAAAGTCAAGGAAACCCTTGACTATAAAGTTTTAGCTAATTCTTTTTCCAATTCTTCATACACTTTTTCATTTTTTTCATTTTGCCAATTAACTCGATCTTGTAATTTCTTAGCTTGTTTAATTTGTTCAATATAATTTTCATGAATAAGATTATCTAATCTATCCAATTGTTTACAATTATAATTAATCATTCGATCAATAGCTCTTGCTCTAGCTAATTTTTCTCCAAAATCTTTGTCATATTTATCTTCTGGATGGCATACGGCTTTTCCATAAAATTTTAATCCATTCCACGTCCTTACTTCCGCGTGTACAATTAAATTGTCATATTGATATTTTGTTTCTTTACAAGCAGTAATCATCGTCATTATTCTCTCCTTTTTTATTTGTAAATAATTGATTAACAATAAATTCTTTATCGCACTTTTTACATGAAAGACATTCTCCATTACAAGTTGTTCTTTTTATATCAAAAGTTGGAATTAAAAAGTTTTTAATATCCGCATATTTATTATTTATATTATTAAAATTAAAAATAATATCGGATAATTTTCCAAGCCATATTTCACTTGTATATGCATTAAATATGGTATTTGGGTTTAAACCGTGCGTGCATAATATCCAATTTTTTACATTAGGGTAAAATTTAATACCCTCAGGTCTAATCCAAGAAGGATCATCTGAAGCATTTAAAAAATTATCCATATGATTAGGAATTACAAATAAAGTATATCCTATTTTTTCTAACATTTCTATTTGATTTCTACTATTTATAATAGGAGATGCTATTATAATATTAGATATACCTATTGCACGATATTTTATTATATCTACTCCAGTTTTACAAACATTATTTCCTAAAATCTGTTTTTTTAATTCATAATTTTGCATTTTATAAATTAATTCTCTTTTATCATCTTCATTTGTAAATTGATAGTAAATATCTTTATTAATTTTTAAATTGTTAAGTGTTTCTTCATTAATATCTAATCTTATTATAATTTTATTAATTAAATGTTTTTCTTTGTTTGAATACATTTTTTTAATTAAAATATCAAGTTCTTTTGTTCCAAATTCTCTCATGTCAATTATCACTCCAATAGGAGTTTTAGTAGCCTGAATATAATCTAACTCTTTATAATTTACATAAAAAATATTATTCATGTTTTCACTTCTTTCTTTTTTTATATTGCACTAGGCGCCAAGCTTGAGTATTGGGTTTATCTTCAAAGAAAGTGTCCTGTTCTTTTTCTTGTTTTAAAAGCCACTGATAAATTTTTGTTTCTAAAATTGCATCTGACAAAGCAGTATGAGACTCTATTGTACTTGGTAAATTGGTAATATAAGCAAACACGCTTTCTGCGTCACTTTTAATATTACCTTTTTCAGTCATTCTCTCATGTTCAACACAGAAAATTTTATAGTTTTCATCGTCTGCTAGAGCTTGGCAAGACTTATTATATAAATCTATCTTTATTAAATCTTTAAATGGGTTATCAGTTTTTAATTTATCACAAGTTGATTGTATAGAATTCATATCGAAAGTAATATTAAAAGCTGCATAGTCTTCTATTTTTAACTGAGTTATAAGATCATTAAAAAATTTAATAATATATCTCCAAGGAACAACTTGTATATCATTATCTTCTTTATAGAAAGAATCTAGTCTATCTTTTCCAAAGAAATAATTTTTCATTAATTCATCATCAGTATAAATTTCTTCCACTAAAAAATTAATTTTATCATCTATAATAGTAATATTATTATCTTCTATTATACAAAGTGTCGCACCAATATCGAAAACATAATTTCCATATAAAGAAAAGCCTTTATTATTAGAGACAGTCTCCGTATCTAAAACTAAAGTATATCTTTTATTCATAATTTCTCCTTTATTCATCATCTAAATATATTATAAAATATTTTTTTAAAAAAGTCAAATAAAAAAGAGGTCAAATTACTTGACCTTACTCCAATTATATAATGCTTCACTTAGTTCTTTTGTAACTTTAAAAACATGACAAGTAACTTTAGTCTTATTATGTTCATAAGTACGAACAGATTTAAAACCTTTATTAACTAAATAATTATATAAATTTTCAGAAAAGCATTCATAATATTCTTTTGCCATCAATAATTCTCCTTAATATAATATTAATGGTATCTTTCCTATATTTTTATTATACCATATATTTGTTAATTTGTCAAGTAAAATCTTTATTGATTTTTCATAAAAAATAATATATAATATTTTTAGTTATGAAAAAAAGGAGATATTTATGAGAAAAAATAAAAGAAGAATTTTTATATCAGCATTATTTTTATTAATTTTATTTATAAGTTTAGTTTTTTTGATTCCAAGGAAAACTAATTCGACTAAAAATATTGTGCCAGAAAAAATTGAAAAAGTCAAGAAAAACGACAAGTCCAAAAGAAAAGAGAAGAAAGAACCAGAGAAAAATGACAAATCTAAAAAAGAAGAGCCGATAGTAGAAGAAAATCAAGCGCCGACAACAGAAAAAGATCAAGAACCAGTAGCAATGGAAGAGCAAGTAGTAGAAGAGGCTTCTACGCCAGTTCAATATTCAAATGTTACCACGCCATATCCCCACTCAGATTTTAAAACTTATATGTATGCCAGCGCAATAACGAATACGGCAAGTGCGCAGTATCAATTGATTTCAAGAGCTTATATCGGAGATTATGGAATAATGATGGTTGACGGATGCTATTTAGTTGCTATGGGAACCGCATATGCAAATTATATAGGACAAAAGTATCAAGTAACTTTTGAAACAGGCCAAGTTATTAATGTTATAGTAGGAGACGTTAAACAAGATATCCACACAGATCAATATAATAGTGCTGGAATTGCTAATGGAGATTTATTAGAATTTATTGTATCACAACCGCCTCAAGAAGTTACTACAATGGGAAACTACAATGTAATTTTTCCAGGAAAGGTAGCTTATTTAACAATGATTAATTGAATTTTTTAAAAAAATAATATATAATATTTATAGTTATAAAAAGGAGTGAAATTATGGAATTTAAACGTTATCAACATGTCGAAAGAATTCAGAGTAGTTCAATAGAAGGACTTTTAAAAGGTAAGTGCTATATTACACCAAAAATTGATGGAACTAATTCTTCTATTTGGTTGGGAGAAGATGGAGAGGTGCATTGCGGCAGTCGTAAAAGAGATTTAACAAATGGTGAAGATAACGCCGGCTTTAGAGAATGGGTTAATAAGCACCCTAATTTTAAGGAATATTTAATCGCGCATCCAACTCATAGATTATATGGAGAATGGTTAGTTCCCCATACTATTAAACAGTATGTTGATTCCGCTTGGAGACAATTTTATGTCTTTGATGTAACTAAAGATACCGGTGAAAAAGATAGCAACGGCGAGCCTATTGAAAAATATTTACCTTATGAAGATTACTTTTGGAGGTTAGAAGCTCATAATATTTTATATTTAAAGCCATTAGCTATTATTGAGAATCCAACTATTGAAGAGTTAAAAGAATTAATGGAAAAAAATACCTTTTTAATGAAAGAAGGAGAAGTTGGAGAAGGAATTGTAATTAAAAATTATAATTTTGTAAATAAATATGGTAGAATTGTTTGGGGCAAGATGGTTCGCGCAGAATTTACCAAGAAAAAAGGAGGAAAACCGAAAGTGATTAAAGATAAAGAAGGATATGGTGAAACTGAAACCTCTATTGTGAATACTTATATTACAGAAGCTTTAATTGATAAAGAAAAAGCTAAAATTGAATTAGAAAAAGGCGGATGGGAAAGTAAATATATCGGACAACTTTTAGGTACTGTATATCATTGTTTAATTGAAGAAGAAATGTGGAATATTGTCAAGAAATATAAAAATCCAACCATTAATTTTAAACAATTACAAGTCTTAACTACTGAAAAGATTAAAGAACTTAAGGAAGACTTGTTTTGTTAATTAATAAAATTGTGTACTATTAAATAAGTCTTTAAAGTTTTCTTTCTTAATAATAGTATTTTAGATTCTTATAAGGTCTACTTTAAGTAGACTTTTTTTTATTTATAATATATAATATATATAATAAAGGAGAAAAAAATATGCTATTTAATTTAATTATTAACTTTGAGAAATATAGATGGAATAAAGATTATGGAGTTTATGTTTCTAATTTAGGACATTTTAAAGACAGATATAAAAGATTATTGCCTGTAAAAATAAATCTTGGTGGCTATTTAGTTATAAAAACTGAAAAAGGATATATATCTGCTCATAGATTAGTAATGTATACATGGAGACCAATTCCAAACGCAGAAAATATGACTGTTGATCATTTAAATCATAATAAAAGAGATAACTCCTTAAAAAATTTAGAATGGGTTGATCGATCAGAAAACCAGAGAAGAGCCTGTGAGGATATTGTTAATATATTTGAAAATCCTTTTGATATAGAAAGCATCTCTTCAAAAAATAATATTAAAAAATATAGAATTTTAGATAAAGATAAAAATACTTTAAGAAAAAATTTAAGTTTGGAAGAAACATATAATTATTTATATAATTATTCTAATAGTCATTTAAATAACTTTAAAGATCGTAATAACATTATAAAAAAGATTAATTCAATTTCTAAAGCAAAAAGAATGGGAGAATTGTATATAAGGCGCGATAATTGACACTTCTTTATAAATATGATATAATATATTTACATGGAGGTACTTATATGAAAAGAAATAATGAACAATTATTTGCAATTTTAGATGAAGCTGCAGAGAAAGGAATTACACCTGATCTATATCAATATTATAAAGGATTAGCAAATAACAGAGTTATTTTAGCAGGAGAAATTATGGATGATATTGTGGAAAATGTTGCAATTCCATTATTAGACATGATTAAGAAGAACAAAGAAATTAAAGACCGCGAGTCAGAAGGGCGCATTGTTAAAATAGACCCTAACTTTAAACTAGCTCCTATTGAAATAATCATTCACAGTCCCGGAGGTTCCGTTTATGATAGTATGTTTTTAGCTAATATTATTGATAAAGCTGAAGTTCCTATTAACGTAAAAATTCTTGGGAATGCCTTAAGTATGGGTATGATTATTGCTATGGCTGGATATAATAATCCTAACGTTACAAAAGAATGTTATGGTTTTTCTATCGGACTTATTCACGCGGGTAGTTTAAAGATGGAAGGCGAAGCTAATGCAGTAAGAGATACAATGGAATTTAATGATAAATATAGTGAAATGATGAAACAGTATGTTTTATCTCATTCTAAAATTACAGAAGAAGAATATGAGGCGCATAATTCAAAACAATGGTATTTAACAGCCGAAGAAATGTTAAATTATGGAATCGTTGACAGAGTAATTAAATAGAATGGAGTTGTTTTAATTGAGCAGTAAGAAAAAAAATACTATTACTGTTGATTTTAGTAATGCTGAAGCCAGCGAACATGTTACTGGTAGTATGTATCATGTTAAAGCAGGAGATTTAGAATTACTATTAGATTGCGGGTTGGCGCAATCTAATAATATCTTAAAAGATTATCGTGCTAATAATGCACATTTTAAATTTAAAGCTAAAAATATTAAATATATATTTTTATCTCATTTGCATTTAGATCACTCTCAAAGAGTCTCTTTATTATATAAAAGAGGATGCGAAGCCACTATTATTATGCCAAAAGGCTCAAAAAGAATTTTTAAAGATATGGCAGAAGATACACTTCATATTTTTCAAAAAGATAGCGAAGTTTTAAGCAAACAATGCGGTAAAAAATATGAACCAATTTTTGGTTCTGAGGATGTCAAAAAAGCGCTAGATCATATTGTTGAATATGATTTTAATGAAATTTTTGAATTAGAAGATAATTTAAAATTTAGATTCATACCTTCTGGTCATATACTTTGCGGCGCGCAAATAGAACTATGGATTACTAATAATAATACAACTAAAAAAATTCTTTATACTGGAGATCTAGGAAACGTATTTATCAAAAAAGATTATATTACTCCTTTTGAACCTGTTGAAAAAGCTAATTTGATTATCGGAGAAACTACTTATGGTGATAAAACAAGAAAGATTTCAACCCTAAAACAGAGAGAGAAAGATTTAGAAAAAATAGAAGAAATTATTCGTAATACTTGTATTAGAGATAAAGCAAGAGTATTAATTCCTTGTTTTGCTCTTGATAGATTACAGACAATGATAACTATCTTATATGATATATTTGGAAAGGATGAAAGTTTTAAAATCCCGATTTTAATGGACACTCCATTAGGATTAAAACATATAAAAAGTTATTTTAATATTTTAGAAAATGAAGATTTAGAAAAATTTTCACAAGTAATGTCTTGGAAAAATATTGTTCAGATAAGAGAGTATCCTGAAACAAAGTATTGGGCCGAAGAGTGTAGTGATCCTTGTGTTATATTAGCTGCTAGTGGAATGGTTCAAAATGGTAGATGCTTAGCTTATTTACCCAATATTTTATCTTATTGGCGTAATCATATTTTATTTTGTGGATATCTTTCTGAGAACTCTCTTGGTTGGAAAGTTAAAAACTCTAAAAGTAAATATATTAAAATTAATGATAAAATTTCTTGCAGAAATCAATGTTTTATTACTTCATTGAATAGTTTTAGTTCACATATGCAATATCCAAGTTTATTAAAATATTATAGTGAAATTAGAGCTGATAAAATTGCTCTTGTTCATGGACAAATGGATGTAAAATTGCAGTTTCAAAAAGACCTTCAAAAAGAAATTTCTAAAAAGGGATTTACTACAAGGGTAGTTTGTGTAAATTCTGGTACAAAGATTAATCTTTAATTAGATGTCCTTTATATGGACATCTTTTTTATTTTATGGTATAATAATAATATAAAGAAGGAGAAAAAAATATATGACTAATTTTGAAAAATACGTTGAACAACTTAAAAGGGGGATTGAATGCGAAGACTTTTTTTGTGTGGTAGCATCTATTAAAAATAAAGACGATTCTTGTAATGCAGTTTGCTCTGAATGTAGAAAGTCTTGCCTTGATTGGTTAAAAGAAGAATATAAAGAACCAATTAAATTAACAAAATGGGAGTATGATTTAATTCTTAATTGCGCAGATGTACAGGGATATCGTGTTAAAGATAAATTAAACCAGTATTGGATTATAGAAGGCATGAAACAGAAAGGCCATTTTAAGGGTATTGATAATTTAGATATAACTTTTAAAGAAGTTAAAGATAATCATATCATAATTGAAGAAAATTACGAAGATTTTGATGAGTCTTGTAAATAAGAGTATAGAAAAAAGGAAACAAAGTTTATCAAATAAATTACTAGTAGCTTTTATACGATAGTAGAGGAGGAGTAATATGATGAATCGACAAGAGTTAGAAATTATTTTAAAAAACTCTTATAAAGGAAAAGAGATTTTAGAATATATAGAATATTTAGAAAAACAAATTAAGGATAATTATAATGAATAAAGAGCGTCACGCACTAGATATTGCTAAATACATTGTTTATCGCTCTTGGGAAATTGATAAACCTGTTACAAATTTAAGGGTTCAGTATATATTGTATATATTACAATTAACAAAAATACGAAATGATGAATTACCTCTTTTTGAAGAAAATTTTAAATGTTGTGAAGAAGGTTTTATTATTCCAGATGTCTTTGATTATTATAAAGAGTACGGATTTACCATCATTCCTAAAACAACAGAAACTTTACTTTACAATAGCGAAAAGAAAATTTTAGAAATTATACCTTTAAAATTTGATTATTTAAGTACAGAAGAAAAGATTTTTATTAATGCGGGTATAGATTTTACACTAAAATACCCGACTTCTAAAATAAAAGAAAAGATAAAAAGTACGCTCATTTTTAATCATTATTATAGAAAAAAGAAAGAAGTAGGTATCGAAATTTTAAAAAGATATTATTCTTAAAATAGGGATTTTATACTAGAGGAGGAATAAAGTATGATAGATTATAGACAAGTTCAAAAATATATTGAAATAAAAAATAATATAAAATTAAAACCTTTTCAAATTTTAGCTTTAAAAGCTATTATAAGGGGAGAGATTGTATTTTTACCAAGAGGTTGCGGCTATACAACTCTTTATAAAGGTTATTCAGAATTTTTAGGAAATTTAAAGCATATAGATTATAATAGAGATTATCTTGATTATGATGTTATTTTTAGTTTTTCAGATATAAAAAATCAATTAGATGATTTTTCTTCTGATAATCGAATAGAGGACGTTTTTAAAAAAGAATATTTTTGTGATTTTGTAGATAAAAAATAATATTCGATAATTCTAGAATAAGAGAATGTTATAATACAAGATAAGAAATTTAAGATAAAAATAGGAGATATGATATGAAACATCGTTTTTTTATTACTGGCGATACTCATGGCCGCATAGAAAGATTTTCTTCTAAAAATTTTCCACTTGGAAGAAATTTAAATAAAAATGATATTATGTTTATTGCAGGAGACTTCGGTTTAATTTGGAGAAATGAAGAAGATGATGAAGAAAAATACTGGCTAAATTGGTTAGATAACTGCTCGTGGACTACTTTAATAATTTTAGGGAACCATGAAAATTATAATGCCATTAAAAATAACTATCAAGAGATAGAAATTAATATTGATGGAACTCCTTTTAAAGCATATAAAGTGAGAAACAGTGTATTTATAGTTAAACGGGGTCAATATTTTAAAATTGGAGAAAAAACATTTTTCTGTTTTGGAGGCGCAAGAAGTATTGATAAAGAGTCAAGAATTGTAAATGTCTCATGGTGGGAAGATGAATTACCTAATTTTAAAGAATGTGATGACGCATTGAACATTTTAGCAGCGCACAGCAATAAAGTAGATTATATTATTACACATGAAGTTCCCTTTGATATAATAAAAATACTTTATCAGAACAATTGCACCAAAGATTATATGAGTGCCTTTTTATCAGAAATATATAATAAAGTAAATTATTCTCAATGGTATGGAGGACATCACCATAAAAATCTCATGAATATAGGAAATACTAACGTTAATATTCTTTATACTGATATAATTGAGATTAAATAAAAAAGAAGAGATAACGAATAAACAGAGTGATTGTGGCAGTTTTGTTAAAGTGTTTTACAGCGAAACTCAGCAATATGAAATTAAACAATGTTACTTTACACGAAAAGGACGCTATTTTAATTATCATAGTAAAAGGTTGTATGTATAAAAGGAGAATGAAAATGATAGATGAAAAAGCATTGCTTCAATCTAGACCAGAAGCATTGAACGATAAGATGGATATGGATTTACAGAATCAAAAAGGTGGATACAACAATGGATGGAATGATTGTCTATTCATGTTTATTGACCGTATTAAAAAGCAGCCAAAAGTCGGTGAATGGATTCCTGTTTCTGAAAGACTTCCTGAACCACCAAGGGAAAATCCAGAGTTAGATTACTGTCTATTGGATATGTATCTAGTATCTATAAATGAAGAAGGTTACCCAGTGAGAGCGCTTTGGGACGGAAAAGACTTTGGTGATGGAATGATTAAATTGGATGTCAAAGCTTGGATGCCATTGCCTGAACCTTATAAGGTGAGAGAAAATGATTAATACAGGTAGATGGCTAAGTAGCTGGCAAGATGTAAATTGGTATATTCTAGGATTAGCTTTGACTAAAATTACAGTTGATATAATTTTTCTCTATATTGAGAAATATAAAGAAAAAAAGTTGCTAAAAAAATATAGAAAAAAGGAGCAAGAAAATGAAACTAACTGCTGAACAAATGTTTGCTGATTTAGGGTATGTATTTCGTTGTCCATATGGGTATATTTGCTATGCAAAATACGATAAGGAGATTAGAAAAATAATCATACTCGTTTTTGATTTAGAAAAGAAAGAGTTTCATTGCAAAAGCGGAAAGATGACTAAAACATTTAATGAAAAAGAAAAACAGGCTATCCAGAAGCAAAAAGAAGAGCTTGGATGGATAGAAAAGGAGAAAAAATAATATGAAAGATAAGAAATTTTACTCAAAGTACAATATGGTAGCGCACGACATTACAATGGATGAACTAAAAGCAATCAATAAACAATATGAGGAATTGGACTGGATTGAACCAGAGCAGAAACAAGAAACTAATCTTGAACATTATTACAACGCCTTGTTGAAAACAGGATGTAATCGTTTTGGTGTGACTGATGGAAAGGTTAAGCCTTGTATTAACATGTCTTGCAGTCAATGTGATCTTAGTGCAATGGATCATATGGAATATTGTAAGGTAAATGCAATTAAATGGTTGGCAAGTCCTTACAAAAAGCCAACATATAAGCTAACTCAATTTGAGTATGATTTGTTAAGTGTGCATAAAGATTATAAAACGTATAATAACATTGCAAATCAAACACATTTGTTTAAAATGCGTGAAAAAGGATATTTTAAAAACATTGATACAAATATTCCAATTCGTGAAATCTTAGATAATTGTGAGGTAAAAGAAGATGAATAAATACGCAGAAGCATATGATTTCATTTTTGATGTTACTAATGGTGGCGAAGGAATGATTAAGGAATTAAATGTAATACGTGAATTGGTTTGTTTAGCAATACCTAAGAAGTCTTTGCTCACTAGAGAAAATAAAAATAATCAGCGAAATTTCAACGTAATAGAATTCACTTGCCCTACATGTCATAAAATAACACGTACGAACTTTGAAAGAAATTATTGTGGAGAATGTGGCCAACGCTTAGATTGGAGTAAAGAATAGCATGTATGTTGTTGTGGTTAAAAGATGGAAGTGCAAAGCGTTTCCTGGCTCAATACAATAGTTTATATGAGTGAAGAACTATTAAAAATCTTGAATTTATGGAGGATTGATGATGAAATTTTATTTATTGTATGAAGATGTATGCGAAAGATATGGATGTGAATTATATGCATATGGAATATTTACTTCTAAAGAAAAAGCAGAAGAAGCAAAAGAAGAGTTAAGAAAGGATAAAGGACGTTTGGAAAGGTTCCCTAATCTTTTTGACTTTGACACTATAATGATTGGAGAGTTTGAAGCTGATGAATGTACATATAGGTATTTAGGAGGATATGAAGAATGATTGATTTACTAGTAGGTTTATTTTTTGGAAACGTAATTAGTTTGTGTCTGTATTTGTTAATTGCAGGAGAACGAATCAACAATTTAAAATATCAAAATGAAATGCTAATGCACGAAATAGAGCAAAAGAAAAAGGATTTGCGGACATATCAACGTATATATCGTAGTTCTTATGAAAGAGTTGAGGAGGAAAAATAAATGAGTGGTGGAAGTTATGATTATATGTATTCTCGAGTTGAAGAAGAATATGCAGATAGAATGTTTGATTCACAACTAAATACAATGATGAAAGACTTAGCTGGTTTACTACATGATTTAGAGTGGTGGCAATCAGGTGATTATAGTGAAGAAACATATAGAGAGGCGGTTAAAAAATTCAAAAAGAAATGGTTCGGACAAACTAAAATTGATGTGCAAAGTTACATTGAAAACGAGTTCGAACGAACAAAAAATGAATTGTTAAAAGAATTTGAATATTTAAAGGATGAAAAGGGTGATCTAAACAAATATGATAGGTTCGAGGAAACAAAATAAACTAATCAAGGAAAGTACAAATGTACATATCAAATTGGATATTACTGTTCCAAATATAGAAAATAGCGACTCATGTAATATTGTTGATTCATTGTTAAATGAAATTTGGAATATTGCATGGGAAAAAGAAGGAGTAGAAGTAAAGAATTTGAGAGCTACATATACGAAGTAGAAAACAACGAAGTGATGTATTATGTTTTATGATTAAGAAGATTGAAATTAAATAAAAAAAGGAGGTATTATATGACAACATTTTCTATGTTAATTGGATTACCAGGATCTGGTAAGACGTATTATGCCAATAAATATCTTAAACAAGAAAATACAACTATACTAAGTTCTGATGAAATTAGAAAAGTTCTTTTAGGATCAGAAGACGCGCAATGGAGCAATTCTACAATTTTTAAAGCAATGAATCTTGCCACTATTGAAAATTTAAAAGAAGGGCGCAATGTAGTTTATGATGCTACCAATATTAACTCTAGATGTCGAATGGCATTATTGGAACAAATTAAAAAAGAGGTCAAAGGAGATATTTTCTTTGTAGCAATTATTTTATCAGTTCCATACGAAACTTGCGTAGATAGGCAGCAAAAACGAGAACGAAAAGTACCTGAAGAAGTAATTAATAAAATGCTTAAAAGATTCGAAGTTCCTTATTGTGAGGAGGGATGGGATAAAATTATTAATGAAAATTTTAATACTGATAAAGAATATTATAGGTATCCATTCGATTTTATTAAAAAGTATGAAAATTATGATCAAAATAATCCTTATCACGATTTAACTTTAGGGATGCATGTAAAATTTGCAGTTGATAGATATAAAGAATTGGTAAAAATGAATAAAATAAAATACAACGCTTCAATTATAAAAGCAATTTATTTCCATGATCTTGGAAAGCCATTCTGCCGTACTACTGATGAAAAAGGCATAAGCCATTATTATAATCACAATAATGTCGGCGCCTATTTATTTTTATGTACTTATTATTCAAAATTATTATTAGAAGAAGAAAAAATTAAGATTGCTAAATTAATTGAATGGCATATGTTAGAATTAACAGAAAAAGCTCTTAAGAGACGTAGAATTGAAAATACTGATTATCCGCAAATGTTAAAAATTATTCAAGAGTGCGATAAATATAGGAAAAATTAGTAAACAATGCGTTTTTAATATATTTTTTTCTTTTAAGAATTGATAGATATACTGTAATAAATGGTCAATCTGTAAGGGGAGGTTTTAAAGAATATAGAAAATGGGCAGCACCTTGAGTAGAAGAATATATTTTAAGTAATCATTTTTACGAATAAAACTTTAATGGACTTTTTTTATTTTTTATGATATAATAATAATGTAAAAGAAAAGAGGATTTTTATGAATAAAGAATTGGTTATTTTAAATAAATTATATGATAAATTATGCGAAGTAAAAGAGTTGGGATACTCTCCATTATTTATTGCTTTAAAAGGTTCTCAAAATTATGAGATGGATAACAAAAAATCAGATATTGATGCGGTCTGTTTTGTAATTCCATCTATTAAAGATTTATTTTATAAAAAAGAAGTCAGCGTTACTTATAAATGTGAAAATGATGAACTAATTGATATTAAAGATATTCGTCTTTTAGTGGATTTATTAAAGAAAGCTAATCCTTCATACTTAGAAATTTTGTTCTCTAAATATGTAGTTCCTTTTAATCAAGAAGGAAAAGACCTAGTAGAATATTTACAAAAGAATAGAGAAAATTTCGCGGCGGCAAATAAAACAAAGTTATTAAGAACTTGTATTGGTACTATTAATAGTAAAATTAAAAATTTATATCATTATTCACCAGCGCGCGCAGAGGATATTAAAAATTATGGCTATTGCTTAAAAGAAATCCACCATGCTTTTAGACTTAATATTCTTTTAAAAGAATACTTCGAAAATAGAAAAAGCTTTGAAGAAAGTTTAATTCCACAAGAGCCTTATAAAACTTTTTTATTAACCATGAAAGAAGTCCCTCAAAATTTAAATAAAATTGGGGAAATGGAGCAAGAAGTAACTATTTCTGTTGATAATATCTATAAAGAATTTAAAGATGTAGATTTTCCATTTAATGAGGAATTATTTGAAGAATTAATGAATAGAATTTTTTATTTAGTGAGATAGGAGAAAAAAATATGCAATTATTAATACAGAAATTTTGTCAAGAAAATGAAAATTGGGAAGAAATATTAGAGAAAGAACCATATTATATCAGAATAAAAAAAGATAATGGTTACGTTTTATTTATGTATACTCTTGGCTTAACAGATTTTTCAATACCTTTATGTCAAGAATGTCGGGGAATTATCCTAGATGAACTTAACGATTTTAAACCAATGTGTGTTCCTTTTTATAAATTCTTTAATTTTGGAGAACCCCATGCTGCTGAAATAGATTGGGATTCCGCAGAAGTTCAAGAGAAAATTGACGGATCATTATGTAAAATATGGTATGACAGAGAAGGAGAGTTAGTATTATCTACTAATGGGAGTATTTATGCAGATAAAACGGAATGTATAAATATCTATGAAGATAATATAACTTTTGGGGATTTAATACGAGAGGCTTTGCCAGCATATGTTCCTTTTCCAAAAAATTCTACTCATATGTTTGAATTAACTTCAAAATATAATAAAATATTAGTAGAATATGAAGGTAGACCTCAATTGACTTACCTCGGATCTAGAAGGCTAGATACATTTGAAGAATATAGGCACCCTTGTTTAAAACTCTTTTTCAAAACTCCAAAGTTATACGGTTTAAAAAATTTGGAAGAAGTGAAACAAGTATGCGCGCAGATGAAAGGTCTTTCAGAAGAAGGATTTGTAGTTGTAGATAAAAATTTTAATAGAATAAAAGTTAAATCTCCTTATTATGTAAAAGCGGCACATGCTAAAACTAAAATATCCTCTTTTAAAGGAATTATAAGTTTATTGGAAAATGAAGAAATTGATGAAATTTTAGCTTATTGCTCAAAAGAAGAAAGGGAAAAGGTGGAAGAGGTTAAAAATAATTTAGCGAAAATTAGTAAGATAATCTCTATGACTTTTTATCACTATAATGATATAAAAGATCAAAAAGATTTTGCACTAGCGATTAAAGAATATCCTTATAGTACTCTCTTATTTAAAAAGAGGCAAAATCATAATATAAAAATATATAATGAATTATTAAAATTAAATGACAAAAAAATAAAGAAAATATACGATCATTTTATTGAAGACTCTGAATAGAGTCTTTTTCTTTTGACTTTTTTTATTTTTTATAATATAATATATATGTAATAAGAAAGAAGAGGAACAAATATGAAAGCTATCAATTTTAATACTGATAATGTTTATGAATTATTTATAAATTATTTGCACGGTGATAAAAATGAATATTTTACTTATATCGGGGAAGGAGCCTCTAAAGCAGCTTTCTTATTTTTTGAAGAAACCACTAATGAAAAATATACTATAAAAATTGAAAAGGATTACTATATTGATGAAATATTAAATAAAGATCTTATTGATACACTTGATTTTGAAGATATTGAAGGAGATAACGAGTGCTATCAACAGACCAAAAAAGAAATTGAAATGTATAAATGGGCTAAAGAGAATAACTTTGATTTATTTCTTGCGCCAATCTTGTTAGAATATTCTTCTGCGGCCCAACAATTTGAGGTTATGGCTTATTGTGAAGATTTATTTGCAGGCGAATTAGATAACTATTCTTTAAGAGAATCTTTAGAAGAATCTGTTAGAAATACTCTTGAATGTCCCGTGTATACGGACTCTATTGGAGGTTTTATTGTAGATTATTTAACTGTAAATGAAGGTTTTTCTCAAGATTTGGTTCAAGAGTTATATAGAATTGGTAAAGGACTTCTAAGAATAAATGAGGAATTGTTTGACGATTGTGGAAGAGTTTCTAATTTAGGAATATATAATGGAAGATTAGTATTAAGAGATTATGGCTATGGATATATAAAATAATTTGTCTTATATATCTATTTTTAGAAAAACAGAAAGGTAGAGAGACTATATGAGTTTAATAAATGAATTAAAAGAAAAATCAAATAAAGCATATGATATCAGACAAGAAGTAATTGAAGAAATCAAAGAATATTTTGATGAGTATTTAGATAGTGTTGGATTTGAAAAATTTTTAAGAAAAAATATTGGCAATGAAGAAATTAGAAAAAGAGAAACATATTTAACAGTTAGATTTTGGGACTACCATAATGGATGTTCAGATACATATTTTAGTTGCGGAGGTAAAAAATGGAACAATCCGGAAAACCCATATAGCTATAAATCTTGTATTTACAGAGGAGTTTATTTACGCGATATCCAAAATGAAATTTGTAATTATTTAGAGAAAAGATTGATACAAAAAATGAGAGATTTAGGATTTAGTTATTTAAGACAAGATAAGAAAGAAAGTAGATTTGAATATTTTAATAGTCTTTATTATTTTGGATGGTAATAGCAAATGCGTTACAAATTATGTTAGACAATTTAGGAAAATAAAATAAGAATTTTAAGATGAGGAGATAAATACTATGGAATCTAAACTTGAATGGAATGTACTTTATTATGATATAAATAGAAATAAAATCACTACTTATAATATCTTTAGACATAGTAGATTCAATAAATATGTTGAGAAAGCGTTTGAAAAATGTAAAACTAAAGAAGAATTTGCTGAGATTCTAAGAAGAGAATTAATGTATTATTTTTGGAGTAAAGCAGAATGGGAGTTAATTATTGAACTTACTAAAGATAATCATATATTTTTAATTCCTTGGTGTGGGTGCAGAAACCCAGAAGAGGTAAAGATAGATGTAACTAATGATACAAGTTTTGATTGGAGCAATTTTGCCAAAAAGCAAATTGAGAGACAAATATATAAAAATGAAGCAAAGATTGATGTGTATGATCAAATAGAATATGTTTGGGATAATTTTCTTGAGTATGTTTGGAATAGCAAAAAGAAAGATTAACTTTAAGAGGTAGAAATATGAATAAAAAGAAAACTTGGTTAGTATATTTGATTTCATCTTGTGAACAAGGTTCTGAAGGTTGGAGTGGTTGACAGTATTACAACGTTGCTTTTGGAAATATAGACGAGGAGATTTATAACAATTGGATTGAGAATGTAAAAAAGATTTATGACTTAGATTTATCAGAGTATTTGAAATATACCAACGGATATTGGTCTTGTTATTATCCTATTTGTAAAAATAAATTACCCACAAATGTGTATGGAGATTCACAGCCTTTGTCTGTTGAAGCACAATATACAGAGGCATTTATATTAAAATTACAATTTGAAGTTATTGGAGGTGAGCAATATGTCAGTAAATGATGAATTAGGTAAGAGAATGAAAGAGTATTATGAGAGTATTTCTAAGACTAAATTAATGAGAAAAACACCTGTCGCAATCAGAATTGATGGCAAGACTTTTCACACTTTTACAAGGGGTTTTAAAAAACCGTTTGATAGAGTGCTGATTAAATCGATGCAAGAAACAATGAAATATCTTTGTGAAAATATTCAGGGGTGTGTGCTTGGTTACACACAATCAGATGAAATTACTTTAATTCTTGTAGATTATAAGAATCTTAATACTACCGCATGGTTCGATTATGGAGTTCAGAAGATGTGTTCTATATCTGCTTCTATGGCAACTATGGCATTTAACAAGTTTTTTGCAGAAAATGTAAAACATTGGGCATCAATTAGTGGAATAGAAATGTTCGAATCATTAACATTAGAACAGCGTATAACATATGAACATACTTTGAATAATGCAGCAGAAAAAGGTGCTATGTTTGACGCTAGAGTATTTAATATCCCAAAAGAAGAAGTAACAAATCTCATTTATTGGAGACAATTGGATGCAACAAGAAATAGTATTCAAATGGTTGGTCAAGCAAACTTTTCTCATAAGAAACTACAGAATAAATCATGTAAAATGATTCAAGATATGTTGGTGACTGAGAGGGGTATTAATTGGAACGATTTCCCGACGCATCAAAAACGAGGAACTTGTTGTATTAAAGAAGAATACTATCCAGAGCCAATAAAAGGGTGTGAAGATTGCGATATTGATTCAACATCAGTAAGAACTCGTTGGGTTATTGATGAGGAAATTCCAATTTTTAAAGATGAAAATAGAGATTATATTGAAAAATTGATTAATTTTTAATTATAAAACTAATATTTTAAGAGGCGGCTATGAATGAGATTTACAATTTTGTAACAAAAACAGAAGATTATTTAAATGGTGTAAAAGCTTATGCTGTGAAAAAAGGAGATTGCATATATATATTGTAGGCAATCATAATGTTAAAGTTGGCGATAAATGTGAAGATTATCCTGCTATTGTTTCTCGCATTTATTATAAGCCTAAAAAGTGGTGGCAATTTTGGAAGAAGAAAGAGATGGTTGGATATCAAATTATATGGGTTGGAGATGAAGATAAGCATTCAGATAGTGAAGAGTGAATTAATTCAGTAGATTATGAACTCGATTTAACAGAGCCTAACAAAATGGTTGAAATATGTAACAAAATTTTATCTAATATAGAAGTTGATGAAGCTGGTATGAGAGACAGAATTGAATAGTTTAAGAAAATGTCAAACGAAGAACGTTATTTGAGATATGATATTAATTGACAAATAAAAATGCTATTTTAATATATTTTTTTAATTTAATTGTAAAATCTAATCATCTGGAAACTAATTTCGGGAAGGCGCGCAAGCCTTCTTTTTTTATATCTATTTTTATAAAAAATGTGAGAGCCGTTTTCATTGCGGGAGCGGACGCAATCGCCGCGAGCTAGATTTCCTCTGAAGAATGCAATAAAAAAAGAATGTGAATTAATCACATTCTAATTAAAATATCTATTCTTAATTATCTATACCCTCTTTTTCCATTCTCTTTGATTCTTCTTTATATTCGATTTCAAGTTCGTAGCAGCATGAACAATAAGGCATATCATCAATCCAATATGCTTCATCTCTTAATATTCGATCTCCACAAGATGAACAAAAGATAACGTCGTCGCAATCATAGCAGCAAAATTGTCCGTCATCGCAATTCCCTTCCAGCGTTCCTCCACAGAACAAACATTTAGGAGATTCCGATAAAGTGAAGTGATAGCATTTATCACTTCCGCATTTACAAATAGACTCATTACGAATATAAAATAAGTCATAATAAGAAGTATCATCATACATGAAAGAATAATCTACATGCATAGATAAGTCAGCATCTTTAGAATTAACATAAACATCTGAAAAAGAACTAATTAGCCAACTATATAAGAAGGAAGTTATTGGTTCGCTTGTAAAAGGATAATTTTTATTAACAAAAAGAATATTCTCATCTATATAAACCCAAGCTCTCCAAACTTTGTTAGAGAAAGTGTATTCTGGATGTTCCTTGATTGGCTGATAAGGAGTTTCTGATTCAATATATGCTATTGCTAATGATGGAGTAACCATAGCACTATATGTTCCATTTTTGTACACGCCAGAATTCGTTAAAGAAAAACAGGAATCCCAATTAAGAGAATTATCACTTGCGGTTAAAAAATCTTCGGGATCAATACTTAATACAAGAGTTGCGTTCATTTTGCAAGTTTGAATTAGCATGGAGCGAGCAGTTTCCAATTGTTCAAATAAATCCATTATATCCTGCGGTAAATGAGCTAATCTAGCTAATCTTTTAAAAGCTTTATTTGCGCGCTCTCCCTCTCTAAGAGAAAAAGTAAAAAGTTCTTTATCCTTTTTTACGTATCTAATAGTCGTAGGACGATTAAAAACGTTTGCTCCTTCTTCTGTTTGTATTTGAAAAACTTTATATTTCCCTGCTCTACACGCGGATATTTTATTATCTTCATATAGTATTTGGAATAAGCAATCTTTAAACAGATAATAAAAAGTGTTTAATCTGCCTAGATATATTTTTTCTCTAGAAGCGTTATTTAAATCATGCGTAGGGAAAGCTGCCATATTACCGAAAGAGTCTGTATTAGCACATTCTTTTGATTCAAAAAAAGATTTTATTTTTTCTAATATATCATCATAAAGATCTTTCATTTTTTGGAACTCTGGTTCACCACTTCTTTGAGAAATCGGTAAATTAAAATTAATTTTTTGTTTAATTTTTAAAGAATCTTTAAACAATTGTCGAAATTTAGGGTTTGAAGCTTTTGCTTTTGCCCAGTCTTCCCAAAAGAAATCCGGTAAATGTTCTGGCATTTCATTAGATGAAAGTGCATGACGCATATATTCTTCAATTTTTTCTTTATTAACCATTGATAACCATTTTTCTTGCATTACTTTTCCTCTTCTTTCTTTACAATATTATTATATCATAAAAAATAAAAAACATCAATAGAGAATACTATTCTTCTAACCATCCTTTTTGTTTTTCCTGTCGACTTTTTTTCTTATCAAATTTACTGTGATCTTTAAAAACGTGCGCAGATTTTCTTACTTGGTCGTAATAAGTTTCTAATTCTTCTTCATTAAGTTTTGCCGCGCGATGAATTCTTTTTAAGTATTCTTTATCTTTTTTCATATAGCCTCCTAATTAAGTTTCATTGGGTCAATTTCTTCTTCTTCTTCTTCATCTCCTAAAATAAAGGAGTAATAATGCCGTCCAATAAAATCTTTTGTCCATTCGTCATATTGTTCTTTAATTAAATTCTCATTTAAAAGGCCAGTTATTTTACGTTCTTCTACTAACCATTTATTAAAATAATCACAAAAATTTACTTTATTAATTAAATTGTGCTTTAAACAAATTTGCATATTCTTTTGAGTTTGTAATAATGCAATTAGCTCCTCTTCAGAAATTAAATAAAATTGTTGTTCTTCTTCCATAAAAACTTCCTCCCAATTATTTTAAATATTTGATTAATAATTTTGCACGACTTTTAACTCGCCACCACAACATTTAGAATGGTATAAATTCGGAAATTTAGTAATTTTACATGCGCGAGTTCTTGTCGCAACTAATTTTCCACATTTAGCGCAATATATTGAATATTTTTCTTGTCTATTTCCTGTTGATTTTACAGTTTTCGTCGCGCGTGGAATACATCCTAATTCTTTGCATAATGCTTTAAACATGGCATCATGTCCGTGTTTTTTAGTGGGGTCAACCATTAATAAATAGTAATGAACAAATTCATGAATGACAGTATCAATTACATCAGCATCCTCGTCTTTAAGATGATCTGCAGAAAATTCTACTGCTTTTGGAAAATAAATTCCATTGAGAGTATCATAAGAATATATAACTCTTCCAAAAGTGACACGTAAACGCGCATTCTCTCTTATTGGAACAATTAATTTAACGTTATTTTCTGCGCATAGCTTTTCAAAATACACTTTCACTTCTTGAATTTTCATATTTTATTTCTCCCTTTTTTCTTTACATATATATTATATCATAAAATTCTTAAAATGTAAATAAAAATTTTATAAAATAAAAAAGTGTCATTCGACACTCTCAGGCATAATATAGACTCTTTTAAGAATCCTTGAGAAAGGATTATTTAACCAACGACGCAAATCTTTCATGACGTCTTCTCTTTGGTCTTCGTTAGAATATGACCCTAAATAAGCTACATCTGCGCTATTTGAGGCTTCAACAATAAAAAGTCCTTTAGAAATTTTGATTTTCCGAGGTTCCACAAGAGCCCCTCCATATTTCTTTTGTGAACAAATCCACATATTTACCCTCCTATAATTCAATTTTTTCAATAACAGCTCTAACCTCTAAAAGATGAAGATATTCGCCCATTACTCTCTGTTGTTGTTTTAACAAGGTTAGAGGGCAATCATGTTTAGGTTCTTCCATGAAAATTCTTTTCTCAAGCTCTAATTGTCCGTATGCTTCGATTTTATTATTAAGATCTTTTAATCTCTCGTATCTTTCTTTGGTATGATAGTATTCTGTTTTAAAATGTTCTTTATAATTTTCTTTACACGTCGCTTTAGTGATATCATTTAAATACATGATTACTCTCCCTTTTCTTCGCCTTTTTTCTCAAGGATATAATTAATAATATCTGCGCTACTTTCCTCTTTTTCATATGTAAGATAATCTGACATTTTTCTCAATAGTTTTAATTTTTCTTCAATTTCCTCAATTGACACTTCTTTTTCACGTTCCCAAATTAATTTATAATCGTTTAAATTTGTGCTCATCAAGTCTCCGTCAGCTTTAGGACGATATATTTTACTAACATAATATTTATCAGACATATTCTCACCACATAAATCATCGTTATAAGATGATAGAGACATAAATCCACACGATTCTATAAAAGCAAAGCTCCCTTTACCATAATTCTGTGTTTCATAGTCTAAGAATACTTTACATTTTTCACCATCTTTTAATACAACAATATCACCAGTCCTCAATAAGTTCTTAGCGCTTTTGACTTTCTCTTCTTCTTCGTTGAGAATAATCAATTTATCATTATCCTTTAATAAACGAATTAATTCATCTTTCGAAACAATTTTATATTCCATCATCTTTACCTCCTTCTGAAAAGATTGCTAATATTCCATTTTCATATTCTTTAGCTGATTGATACTCGAATATAATATTTTTCAATTTCTTTCTCTGCGTAAGTATCAAATACTTCATCGGCGCTCTCACCAAGTAATCCCTCTTTGTTTAGGTCTTCTGCGAAATTCTGTATAGATTCTGAATACCAATCCCAATTATCAACTCCGCCTTGAATAAGAGCGTCGTATTTAATTTGAGTGGCAAGTAGTTCTTTTAATTTTTCTTCTGAAATTATTATATATTTTTTTGACATGCGGCCCCTCCTATTCTGGCAATTTTCTTTTCTTAATAATATCTATCATAATAAGTCCATCTTGCTCATCGCGCAAGGTTAATCCTTTTGAAAAAGTTTCAATAGATTTAAGTTCTTCTTCGTTGAATACTTTTTCTTCTGTAACATACTTTAGAAATACTTTTAATATATCGCTCTTAACCTTTTCCTTGACTGCGGCTTGAGCTGGGCGCGCGGTCTTCTTAGTAGTTTTGATTTCATAAATGTTTTTAGAGTTTTTCTTATCAATTAGAACAAAGAAGATCCCGTCTCCTTTTAAACTGTAATGAGTTTTATAGAAGAAATCTTCGTTATTCTTGAAAGCTTCTCTAAATATAAAACCAACTCTTCCATCTAAAGGCTGATATTCTCCGAAGTAATTCATCCAACGCATTTTACTGTCCTCCTGTTTTTACACCTAATGATCGCTAGGTGTGATTTTTTTCTATTCTTCCTCTAATAGCTGATCGCTAGGTGTGAAATTTTCCTGCTTTCCCTTGGTAAAACCATAGACCTCGTATGAGTGGTCCTCCGGCATGGCCTCTAAAATTCTTTCAAAAGTAATTTCAGCAAGCGCATCTCCAAGTCCTAAAAATTTTTTAACAGCCTCTTGTAATTCTCGATAATTTTTTTCTTTATTCATTTTATTTTCCTCCCTTTTTATGATGATCAATATGCCATTGACACATTTCATACTCTTCTAATGAATTTTCATCAACTTTTTCTTGCCAAGTTTTTTCTTTAGGTTCATTCTCTTTTTTTCTATTAATCTTTTGAAGTGTTGCGATATCTTCTTCCGTATAACCAAATAACCATTGCCAAAAGTGCATATTTTTTTGTCCTTTCTTTTATTTACATATATATTATATCATAAAATAATAAAGTTGTAAATATAAAATTTAAAAATTAAGAAAAAATCACATAAAGTGTCATAGTTAGAAGAAGAATTGCCCAATAGATAGCTTCAAGCTTGTCTTTGTGTAAAGAACGAAAACTTTTTACAAAAAAATAGACTGAAAGTACAGAAGCTAATGTATTGTTAATTAATTTCATTGTAGTATTTAAAAGTTCCATGATGTTTTTCTCCTTTTCTAATTATATTTTACCATAAAAAAAGAAAAAGATCAATAGACAAGTCTTTAAAAATATGATATAATAAATATATAGAATGGAGGGCAAATATAATATGGCAAAACAGAAACCCTATGAAGAACAGTCAATAGAAACTCCTCAAGGGGTGCGCGATATGCTTATAATGTTCAATTATTCTAAGCTATCAAGAGTTATAGGACTAGATTATGAAAGAATACGTAACCTTGCGACTGGAAGATCTAAGAAAATTAAGATTTGGGAATTAAAACTTCTACAGAGATTTATAGAAGATTGTTTAAATGCGGTTCCACCGGAGGAATACTGGTAATATGAAAGAGCAAGGGCAAATAAAAATTATTTATAAAAAAAGTCTGTATGAAGAATTACTAAAATTAGGCTATCAACCAATAGCAATAGAGAAGAATTATAAAAATAACAAGTTCTTTGTTTATAAATTCATAAAAACAAAAGAGTTCGCAAAAGATCTAGCCAAGCTTTTTGGTAACAAAGGTTAATATGAAATGGCGGGAATTAAGCGCGCACCTAAACTTTATCATGTTGGTAAAAAGACAGGCCATAAATTTCTATATATAGACAGAAGCATATTCATATGGGCAAATCTGAATTTAAAATTAAGAGAGATGAAATATTTATACGCGCTAATGCAATGCGCGGGAGATGGAAGTTTCTCACCTAGTACTGAATATTTAAAATCTGTCACTGGTTTAGATAAAGCTGCGCAAAGTAAGGCAAGAGCAGAATTAAAAGAGCTTGGTGTATTGGAGCATGAAGATAAACAATACATAAAGGTTAGATATGATAAATTACATGAACTTTCAAAAGAGTATGATACAGACTAAAGAGATATGCGCGTATATCTCTTTTTTATTATGCGGCATGTCGTAAAGGTTGTCATTTTGACAACTTAAAATTATTAAGAGATAAGAAAAAAGGTTGTCATTTTAACAACCTAAAATACCATGTAGCAAAAATTTAGGTTGTCAAAATGACAACCTTTAAGGTTGTCATTTTGACAACCATAATAATAAAAGAATAATAAAAGAAAAAGAAAAATATATTGCCTTCGGCAATATATTTTTCTATATACTCCTTCATGTTATATGATACTTGGAATGGCATAATAATAAGGCTTTCTGATAGAGCCGCGCGCCCCCCCTTTTTTTTAAAAAAGTTACTCCAATCTTAAAGAGGAGCGCGACAAAGGGCATTAGCGTATCTATACATCTCCTGTTAATAAATAAAGACCACCGGCCGAACTAACTACTTCTCAGAAGTATCTGTCTCTTGTTTATTCTTGAAAGCTTCTTGTTCCTCTTGTCGAGATAGCCTGCTAGATAAAACTGCGGCACAGTATATAAAAGGAAGCAGTATAGCCAAGATAAGAAGAAAGATGTACCAAATAAGTTTAGCAATGAAAATCATATGTAACACCTCCTAAAATACTATTTCGTTGAAATCCAGAGCATTTCATTTCCAGACGAATAAAAATATGGATGGACAATTTTACCAAATCTGTGAGTTAAATCTCGCTAAAATTCAATACTTTTTTAGCTAATTTAGGTAGAAAATTTTTAATCTGAGCTTAATTTTGAGAAAAAAATCGAGCTGCCCAAACATTAAAAATTAAGATGTCTAATAGCGGTAAAAAAGTATTATCTCGTTGCGAGATTTTAGCTGAAAATTTTCGTGCGAGTGAAAAGTTGGTTGACCAAAATTACCAAATCTGTGAGCTAAAATTCGTAAGAATTTAATACTTTTTTAGCTAATTTAGGTAAAGATTTTTAATGGCTAGCTAATTTTTGGAAAAATTTTTAGCGTTTGTTTTGGGATAGGGTAATATCCTTCTATATATTAATATTATATCATAAAAAATAATAGAGGTCAAATCAATATGTGTACGAGCAGTCACGGGAGGAGCAAGAGGTTAAATAAAAAGAAGGTGCGTTAGCACCCTCTATATACTAAATAAGAAGACCTGGAGTGTAAAGAAAGAGAAAGGTAAGAAATAGCAAAGAGGTTCTTCTTATTAGGACTCTATTTGTACACACCTAGCGCGCGCCGCTTCACTCTCCATCTTAAGCAAAACGACGCATTCTAGAAATAAACAAACAAATGGCTCAGGGAGATGGGTTCGAACCACCATTGACGGAGTCAAAGTCCGTTGTCCTACCGATTAGACGATTCCTGAATTTTTTTTAATAAAACCGCATCTTTTTTTTAATTTTTTCTCTCTTTTTTAAAACATTTCTATAATTATTTTATCATTTTATCTTTTTTTTAACAAAAAATCAATAAAAATGGAGACCCCGTGCGGAATCGAACCGCTTACCTCGAGTTGCAGTCGAGTACCTCTCCATCTGGTTCCGGGGCCATATAATCCCCAAGGCTTATTACCTTAGGGCACAAGAGTCTTAATGCTCTTGTAATTTTTTAAGCTTTCTTAAGCACTTCTTCTGAATATTTTTATTATCCTTCTCAGGACGTCCTTGTAATAAAGTAATTCGATTTTGAAGTTTTAAAATTTCTAATTCTTTATTCATAATATATATAATCTCCTTCTGTTAATACCACAAATAAGGCGCAAGCTTTCCATAGAAAGCAAATATAGCTGCCACATTATCTAAATATCGTTCTGAGTCGTAGAATATTTCTTCATCGTCAAGAGTCTCTTTAATCGCGCCCATAAGTATTTTACAAGCTTCTCTTAATTTAATAGGTCTATTATTAATTTTTATCTCGTATTCCATATCGACAACCTTGCCGGCATCTTCTACAAAACGCCATAAATGATAATACAACCATTCAAGAGAATAAAAGTCTAAAGACCAAGCAGCTTCATAGTCAGTATGATATTTTATACGATATTTAGTCTTACGATAAAAATACCTTAAAGAAAAGCGCCACAAACTCTGCAAAAGAGTAACTTTAGTTTCATCTTTTTTACTAAATCTTTTTTCATATGGTTTATACATAGAACCTCCTAATACCAAGCTCCTAAAAGAAGAATACAAGATGGATCATCTAAGTATTTACTAACCTCAGAATCTGCGTCTAGCCATCGGAGCATTGCGCGCGCATCCCAGTCATATCCAAGATATGGTGTATCATTAAAAGTTTTATTATACCACTCTTGAAACGCGATGTCTTGAATTCGCGCTTCTGTAAAAGTGACTTCTTCCTCTTCTTCTTTTTCTTTAAAAGCAACATAATCAGAGATTCTTTCTCGATTTTGATTTAGAATTTCAATAAAGCTTTTCCAAGCTTCTTTTGGAATGATTAATATTTGATTATCTTTAGTTGCAATTGTATTTTTTAAATCTTTAAAATAATGCCAAATGAACCAAGTCTTTCTGCCATAGGCTAATTCAATCCAATCATCTGATTCATTAATATTAATATCATTAGCAGCAGAAACTGCATATAAACTTAAATCTAATCCCATATTTACCTCCCTTTTCTATCATCTAGTATGAACAACAAAATAGCTTAAAATATGTCTTACCAAAAAAATCAATCGCTAGGTGTGAATTAAAAAATATTTTACTAAAAATCGCTAGGTGTAAAATTTTTAATAATAACCCTAGCTTCAGCTAGACTTTTTTCTCATTACGCGACTAATTATTCTTTTAGTAACTTAATAATTAAATCTTTATGCTATAATTTCATATTTATTACCTCTTTCTTATCTTTACAATATAATTATATCATAAAAATAAAAAAACGTCAATAATAATTTTGGCATAGACGGCACGGAATCGAACCCGCCACAGTCGGTTTTGGAGACCAACTCGCCACCTTGGAACATTCGCCTATATAAATGGAACATAGGGTGTGCAGTTTCAATCACACGCCGCTCGACAAGATTGCACAAACTTTTTATGGAGTTGTCTCTCCAAGTGTTCTTGTTGATGAGCTATATTTTCTTACGACTTTTAATACTTGTCTACCTATGTTTTTCTAGTATCTTGCGGCTATTCATCTATCTAGTTGAATTCTTACAAGAGATAAATAAAGTAGTTAGATTTTTTAAGAGTAGATTATTATTTACCACACTATGCGTCCATAGTCAATTTTATCCATTAAGGTCTTGGTTATCTTAAGGCGCCAAGATATAATCTACTCAAAGTGTTATTTTTAATAAAAATACTCACACTATGGCGGGCAGTGAAGGATTCGAACCTTCGGACCGGCTTTCGCCGATCGATAGTTTAGCAAACTATTGGTTTAAGCCACTCACCCAACTGCCCGTATGGTGGCTTGACCTTGATTCGAACAAGGATCCACGGATTTTCAGTCCGCTGCATAGACCAACTTTGCTATCAAGCCATCAAGAGATATAAATCTCATAATCTTCATTGTCAAAATAGTGATAGATATAATAATCTTTATTATAATATAAATCCTCTATTTCGTCTAAAGGTATTTTTTCATAATGCATAATATTCGCGGCCCAGCTAGACAACTTTTGATAAATTTCCGCTTGAGCTTGCGTTGTAATTTCTTTTTTATTCTTTAACCAAATTAAATAAGGCATTTGAGAAGATAATTCATCAAGATATTTTATGAAATCTTCTTTTGAAACTAAAATACTATCTTCATTTTCATTCTTATTTAAAAATTTAATAAGACTTTCTGCGATAACATGAGATGCAAGAAGCACTTCATTTTTATCTTGTTTATGTTGCGCGATTAATATTTTCATATTGCTTCCTTTTCTATTGGCACCCACTGAGTGAATCGAACGCTCATCTTTAGATTCGTAGTCTAATATTTTATCCGTTGAACTAAATGGGTAAATGGTATCCCCAGTAGGATTCGAACCTACGCACACTAGGCACTTGATTCTAAGTCGAGCACGTCTACCAGTTTCGTCATAGGGACATATGGTGGTTCCTACAAGAATTGAACTTGTATTACACGATTATCAGTCGTGTTTTCTACCATTGAAATAAGGAACCATTGGGTTGACCAGAGGGAATCGAACCCTCATCAATAGGGTCACAACCTATTTGCTTACCATTAGCATATAGCCAACATATGGAGTCTGTGAGGAGAATCGAACTCCCATCGCCTGCTTGGAAGGCAGGGGTCCTACCATTAAACGACACAGACAGATTCGGAGAAACTTAGGTAATTTTTCTCCTAGAAATTTCTACTTCGGCTTTCATTGACCTCCTGAATACACCGCTTTAAGCCACTCTCGGTATTCACCCATGAGCCATAGCACTCTCTTTTTTACGATACAAGTTACATCGTCAGCAGGCAGATTTACCTATTAATCTTTAAGACCTATACTGATTTTTAAATGGTCGATAATCGACGTAGACATATATTTAGAAACCTAACAGTACGTTCGTTGCCTTACGCAATCGCTGTTGCCTCTTATTAGAGTCTCAGGGTTACTGGTTTGCTTCTATCTACTACAAACCCTTTTTCGATTAAAATCTTATGGTGGGAAAGGTGAGATTCGGACTCACTCAGCCAAAGGCAACGGATTTACAGTCCGCCACAGCTCTCCAACTCTGTCGCTTCCCCATAAAATCCTCTCAAAAGAATCCTTCAACTTGTAATTAAGCATCAAGAAACTTCTAATAGTTCGCCCCGCGCGAATTCTATTAGGAGAGGTGTCTAGGGTTATTTATTAAATAATGAATCTACATATTCTTCTAATTTTCTAATCAATTCTTTATCTTCGATATAAAATAATGCACTTTCATTATTTGCCATATACATGCTTAAAAAATTTAGCATTAATTGACCGAAACGCCAATCAGGTAGTTTCTCTTGATGAATCTTTTTCATTCTATCATAAAAATCATCTAATCTTTTTGGATCTCTCATATTTTTTTCTCTCTTTCCTTATTTACAATATAATTATATCATAAAATAACAAAAACGTCAATAATAATTTTAAAAAATTTTTAAGAGGTAAATAGAAATCGGACCTGAGACATTTATATCGTTGTATATCATATATGAAATTAATATAACTTTTCAATAATTAATAAACCTTGTAAAACTTAAACTTACAAAGTTTTAATTTAAAAAGTGCTGTTTTCTTGTATCGGTCACTGAACAAGCTATAAATTCAATCTACAAGCATCCGGACTCTTTTAACACTGCAACAGCTAAAGTTTGTTAGAGAGCCAATGGTACGACGGACTCTTCAAGGCTAACGTCTCTTGCCATCAGTTTACACCCTCAACCATTCCTTCTGAGTGTAAACCTATCTCACTTCTTATCGCCTTACCGAGAGCTACTCGTTTCGGGCTATCTTCTATTTAGACCAGTTGGTAGAGTTCACCATTTTTTTAATTTTTTGCTCATATTTTAAAGCATTTGATTTTTTACTTAAAGGAAGTAATATAATTACAAAATTTGTATTCAAATCTATATTTCTTGCTTTATACCATTTACTAACACATTGTTTATAAGAAATTGGAAAACGGATAAAGTTGTTTGTCTTTTTGTTTTGATGCAAGACAATCACCTTCATTTTGTAGCAATTTTTAATCATTGCCGCAAAAGATTCGATTTGTTCACAATCTAAAAATTCTTCACAACGATTAAATACATATACCTTATTAGAGAAATGAACATCTTTGCTCAATTTAATTAAAGCAAGATTTAAATTTTGTTTTCCACTAACGTATATAAATTGAGGACATTTATTCTTTAAAGACAATTCACTAACGAATTCAATTTTATATCTTCCGCTATAAATCATAATTTTCCTTTCGAATTTTTTTGGGTGGTAGATGGGGATCGAACCCACACATCTAGCTTAAGACTAGTACCCTGCCAATTGAATTACTACTACATATTTAATGGTTGCGGGAGAAGGATTTGAACCAACGACCTCCGGGTTATGAGCCCGACGAGCTACCAGACTGCTCTATCCCGCAATGTGAATTAATTAAGATGGCGTAGGAGCTGGGATTCGAACCCAGGCGCCGCTTGCACGACCTACCGGTTTTCAAGACCGGCCCCTTTAACCAACTTGGGTACTCCCACATATATATAATTAATGGACCCTGTAGGGTTCGAACCTACGACCTTTCGTTTAGAAGGCGAATGCTCTATCCAACTGAGCTACGAGGTCATATGGCACGGACAGAAGGGGTTAAACCCTCATCAACGGTTTTGGAGACCGTCGCTCTACCATTGAACTATATTCGCATTTGGTGCTCCTGAAGAGACTTGAACTCTTACGCACTTAAGCATTAGTTTCTAAGACTAACGTGTCTACCGCTTCCACCACAGGAGCATATTTGGAGGAGTTGACTGGATTTGAACCAGCGATAATGGTGTTGCAGACCACTTCCTTAACCAACTTGGATACAACTCCACTAGAAAAAAATGACTGGGACGTCTGGATTCGAACCAGAGCATGCAGGAGTCAAAGTCCTGTGCCTTACCGGCTTGGCTACATCCCAATATATATGGTGGGCAGAGTAGGACTCGAACCTACAATGTATCTTACGTCACGGATTTACAGTCCGCTTGCTTCAACCAATTTGCATATCTACCCAGAATGGCGTTGCGTCTGGGTTTTGACCCCAGAGAATCGTTAAGGGTGTCTTACCCGTTCGACAACACAACATATATATAGTAGGAATGGCAAGATTGTAATTTACATATTGTGCCTACCAATTTCACCATACCCATAAGCAAGATACGCACATAGCGTATCCGATGCTCCTTGTACCTACTGGTTACGTGTCAAGATACTCCTTGTACAATCTGGTACACGAGCTAATTTGTTTAGTCATGGACAAAGGAGTTGCACCTTCAGTTGACTATCTCTATCCATGAAAAATGCGAGAACATTCCGCCCGCTTCACTCCGCGTAAAAAGCTTTCAAATACGTTGAATGGGACTCGAACCCTTTCGACGGATTGTTCTCTAGGTTTTCGCCATCCATTTTTACAGCCTCTGGCTTCTGCCTGCAGTTTTTTACGTAGAAACTGACACACGCTTTTGTTTATAAACGCTACAAACCTTAAGCTTACGGTATCGGCACAAAAGATAAGCCTTTATTTTTCACAGGGAGCTACCCTGAAAAAATACAATCAAATAGGAACTAGGGACTTCTTACCATCACACGTGGCTACTGTATTCCACAACCCTGTATTTTTTTACTCGTCGCTTGCATGTGAATTACACTAACGAAACCTTGAAAATCTAAACTGGTGCCGACTGCAGGAATCGAACCCGCAACCTGCTGATTACAAGTCAGCTGCACTACCATTTGTGCTAAGTCGGCATGGTTGTCCTAGAAAGAATCGAACTTTCATAATGCGATTATAAGTCGCACATTCTAACCGTTGAATTATAGGACAATATAATGGTGCCCTTAGAGAGATTCGAACTCCCAACCTCAGCATTACAAGTGCCGTGCACTAGCCAATTGTGCTATAAGGGCATAAAGTTTTTTACAAAAGAGGCTGAGAACTTGACCTCTAAAAGATGCCATCCCACAGACGTTGGAATCTGCTATTCACACTTAGTATTTCTCTAAGTAGACATCACCATCACTACTTTTGTGAAAAGTAGTAAACTCTTACTTATAATCATCATAGATTTCATTTCTTCACAGGCTCCTTTGGAAAGGTTCAGTACATCCCTGCACTTAGCGATATGAGTACCGTGCTGAATAGGCTTGCGCCTATGCTCTTACTTTCTCACGCTTCACCTTGCGAGTTCCGCGCGTCAACATATTTCAGTTGAATAAGATGGTTTTAGACTATAAGTCTCACACACTTTTGCTTGTTCAAATAATTTTCTTGTAAATATAGGATAAAAATTAATCTCAGTTAGAAGTGTGCTGTATGAGAGAAGTGGTGTAAGTTTATCCATCACTACCTTTTGGATAGCGCCCAGATAACTCCTCTCTGCTTTCCGTGGCGTTGTACTCGCTATTATATAAGATACACGGCGTTTCAACTAGCATACCTATATACAACTAACAACAGCACTAACGATTGCTAATCTTTGCACCATTGTCAAATTATTTCTATCACATATTTCTATGCTTATTTGCAGCCTAACTCTAACTACAACTGTCTGATAACCTCGCACATCTGCACGATATACAAGATTGACAAAGAAACAATTTCCTTTCTGTGAAATCTCTCGATCTGGGCGGCTTTTCACCTTAATGCCATACCCATTTATCCCATCACTGGTTTATCCTTTAAGTCCCGAAGGCGGACTTTTATACAAATAACAAATATTTTGTATATAACGAGGCTCTTAGAAAGAGATACCTCTAATCTAATACATGACGGGAAAGGGGGAAAGCCATGTATTAGATTACAAATATCTTTTTCTGATTACAATATAATTATAGCATATTTTTTTCAAAAGATCAAGAAAAATGTGTTACAAGTTCAACTCTCTGGCTTCCTTAGTTATAGCCAAAATTTTGCATGCTCTTAGGTATTGTGTTCCTCTACCAGTTTTCTGTAGAACGGGCCCTACCCGCTTACTTGACTCTATTAAGTGTTGACGTCCTACTCAATAGTTTACATTCACATTTTTATATTAACTTTCATGGCGGTCCATAGGGGAATCGAACCCCTATCTTCTGATAGACAGTCAGATATACTAACCATTATACGAATGAACCATTGGTCTGGATAAAAGGATTTGAACCTTTGGCCCCTTGGTCCCAAGCCAAGCGCTCTACCAAACTGAGCTACATCCAGATAATTGGAAGCACCAACGGGAATTGAACCCGTATTGCAAGGATGAAAACCTTGTGTCCTAGCCATTAGACGATGGTGCCATATTTTGTTTGCGAATATATAATAATTATATCATATTTTTTTCAATATGTCAATAATTATTTTTCTAATATTCACAAAAGTGTACATATATCTTTGTGTTAGCTGCGCGCGAGCCTTCATCCATAAAGATAACTACTAGATTGGTTAAGTCTTTTGTAAATAAGACTAGAAGAGATCTCGGCTTTTTGGCTCTCTTCCTTCCCTTTGCCACGTCTCTTTATCCACCACAGATAAAGAGATAGTCTTATTCTATGCACACTTTTCTAAATATTAGAGAGAGGGATAGTTTCTACAACCTCTTTTGTCTGCTATAAAAGGGGGAGAAATAGCAAGTAGGAAAGCATCTAAAACTATCAAACAGTACAACCTATATCTTTATCTTACATATAAATTATATCATATAATTTAATAATTGTCAATAGTAATTTCAATATATTATTCTTATTAGTATAAACTTCCCCGACCAGAAAATTAAAGAAAATCCACCAAAAAGAACAATTATATTTTACCCTATTTTTTACGACTTGTCAAGTAAATTCGTGCTTTTTTTCTTACGGGGTCGCACGAAAAGCTCCGCCATAGTTTTCATTCGGAAAACAAGGTAAAAGACGGTATAAGAAGCCACTTATACAGGCCTTCATGTGATTTACGAGAGATTGAAGTAGTCTCGGATAGAATTGGTTTAACTCGAGTGATTATCCAGAGCCACCACGGGGAGGTTTCTATCTTGGCTCCATGCGGAGAGTGGGGGGGCGCACTTTTCTACCTGCGCCGCTCTCCATCTATATATCTAATCGAAGCGCTTACTCAGCGTCTTCGTCAGCCAAAGCCTCTAGAACATAATCATATGTAGCTTCTTTAGCTTTTGGAGTAGTTAGGTCGATACGAACATCATGTCCATTTACGCCCTTGATAACTAGAGAATAAGCTTTAAATCCATAATCTGCGCCATCTACAACTTCAAAATCTGCTTTACGTAATGCATCTGCCAATACTTCATTCAATTGTTCTTTCGCTTCTTTCTTAGTGTCTACTTTTTTAACTGTTTTTGCCATAATGTTTGTCCTCTTCTTTCCGCGCTTAGCGCTCTATTTTTGTTTGTTTCTTATTACATATATATTATATCATAGAATTAACAAATTGTCAATACTATGTTATAATCAACTTTAGAAAGAATATCTTTATCTTTCTATATATATTATATCATAAAATGATATAACTGTCAATACTATTTTGTAATAGCTTTCACTTTTTCATTACAATTTGGGCATCTGCCATCTCTCACGACATAATCTTTAGAGCAGATTGTGCCGCATACTGGACATTGATAAGTAATGTGTTCTTTTTTCATTTTTAACTCCTTATCTTTATTACATATATATTATATCACAAAATATTTAAATCGTCAATAGTAATTTTATTATTTTTTATGATGAGTGATTTTAACAGAACCCCAAGGATATTTTACATCTCTGCAAATAAATCCCATTTGAGATCCCGCAAAAGCTGGCCACTTAAAGTTATCGCTATTATTCAACATAACGTTTTCAATAGCTAAAGCTCTTAATTCCGCATCAGAGTATGGCGCAATTTCTTTAGTGCCGTCTTCTAATGTGACAGGTTTACGTTTAATTTCTTTCGCAACGACCTTTTGAGTCTTATGGCGAGAAACCTTAACAGTGATAGGAAGACCTGTAACTGGATCGGCATATTTTAATTCGGTGTTAGTTTTTTCTACTACTGGTCCGAATAAGAATGAATATTCTTCTAGTCCTTTTTCTAGAACATTTAATCTTTCTGTGCGATCTTCTTTTGCTTTAGTTGAAATCTTCTTGATTTCTGTTTTAGTGATTGCTGTTTTAGGTTTTTCCTTCTTAGCGAATCTTTCTTGAAGCTCTTTTTCTTCGATCTCTCCATGTAGCATATGATTACGTAACCATTCTTGCGCATCTTCATCAGAGTTGCACCAGTTAGTATCATAATCCCACATTTCTAGACATTCATCGTCTGTCATAGGCCCATAGGCTTTTCTATATCTTTTGAATTGTTCTTTCATTGCTTTTGTAATACGTGTCATTTTTATTTCCCCCTTGAAATTTTTTATTTCCTTTATCTTTATTACATATATATTATATCATAGAATGATATAATTGTCAATAATAATTTTACTTGATTTCTTCTTTATAAGGATGAACAGAAGTTAATCTACAACGATCAGAATAGTTTGATCCGAATCTTTTAAAAAGGATGTCTTTAGTTTCATTAAAAGAAGGCGCGATAACTGAAGCTTGCTCTACCTTTTTAGTTGCTAAGCTTTTAACTGAAAAATTAAATACGTATAAGTTTGCCATAGTGGTTCCTCCCTTTTTTATTTCCTTACCTTATTTACATATATATTATATCACAGAATCATAAAAGTGTCAATAATGACTTTATGGGATTCATTGTTTGGGACTTGGAAGAGAGGTCGATTTTAGATTCAATCTGAGAGGTCTTTTGAATCCTTATACGAGAGGTCGCGGGAGGTCGAGATTGTTTTCGGAGTTTCGGGATTGGGCAGTTCAGGTTCTAGAAAATTTTCTGATATTGAAAAAAAGCTACTTGACATGTCGTGCGAAAACTGGTCGCCTTGGACCAGCTCATCTGATTTGTCAAGACTAATTTTAATTTTTTTGTAAGTTATAACTAACTCTAAAAATAAAAAAGCTTCACCTCAGAGAGATGAAGCCATAGTGTGGGATTTTTCTGTGTATTGCTTTGGGTATCGCGTAAATTCTTCCGTCTATTTCGTGGTGGATTTCACAATCACTAACATCCACTCGCTTACCGAGCTCTTTTCTGTACTTAGGGTTAGTTTTACGCTCATAGCCAAATTTAGCTTTGCAAGACGCTTTAGCAAAACGCTTAAGCTTATAAAATTTTCGCTTGCTATCAGTATCAGAGTAGGCTTCCTGTAAGACTAGGTCATAATAGACCCAGCCTATACCTTGGAAGTACTCTTTCGCTTGCGCGTTCACTAGTTAGTCCTCACTATCTAGTAAGTAGTGATTGCCAGTTTTTGCGCTAGGAGTAATTAGCTTAACTTGCACGTCAATCCCATTTTCACCGAAACTTCGGATAATTAGAGTATCTTTAGTAAACCCCTCAAAAGGCGTTTCCGCCATGTCAATAATTTCACAATTAGCGAATAGCGCAGATATTTGCTTTTTAACTTCTGCCTTTGCTACTGCCTTTACATCTACTTTTTTTGCCATAATTTTTCACCTTTAGGGCTTGTGCCCTACCTTTCTTACAATATAAGTATACACCCGTACACCAGAAATGTCAACATGAAAATACTTTCATTAGATGAAATTTTCTTTCAAAAAAATAGTTTGTGAAAAAGTTTTCAGAACTCTTGAAAAAATTTTTCAAAAAAATGAAAGTGTTTTCAGGACGCTCCCACTCTCGTTGAAAATTTTTTTCATAAAATGAAAAAATTTACATCTTGACATCGCGCGAAAACTGCCCGATCTTGGGCAGATCTCAGGGTTTATCAAGTCATTTTTACATTTTTTCTAAATACTTTACCACTTCTTCATATCCATATTTCAAAATTTTTTTATTTAAAATATCAGAAATAATTATTCTATTATTATCTCTATTTGTAGCATTTAGAAAAGCGGTATTCCATCTTAAATTTTCTAATCTATTATCCACTCTAACTCCATTGATATGATCTACTTGAAACTCTTTATAATTCTCAATAGGCGCAAACGTTATCATAACCATTCTATGAACTCTCCAACATTGTCGTACTCCATCTCTCTTTAAATCTAATTGACAATATCCTTGTCCTTTACCCGCTTTTAAACTTTGTTTTAAAATTCTTCCTGTTTTATTATTTTTAACTCTTCCTAAATTAGAGATGCTATAATAATCATTTTCCGGAAAGACTTTCCATACTTCTCCTTTTAAATCTTCTCTGTCTAAAATATTATAATACATATCATATCCTCCTTATACTATAATTATATCATAAAAATCGGCCATGTCAAATTTTTGGCTGGTTTTTATAATAAAAATAAAGAGAGATAGTTAATCCCATCTCTCTACTTTTTCAATATCAATGTCTAAATCAGAATAGTCTGTAACTAACTCAATAGAGTAATCATAGCCTGAAATTTCTAAATCCGCCAACTCAGAATTTTCAACCGCTTCTTCATCATCTAAATCGATTCCGAATTCTTGAGCAAGACAAGAATAATCATCTTCACTTATATATCCATAAGATTCTAAATTGTCGAGCGCTAAACCATTCAACGTATCTGCATATTTGATTTCAGGGTTAATTTCTTTTTTGACTAATACATATCCAATTGTATCTGTACCAACATAATCAGTAGATAATTCATATTTGTATAAATTTAAATTCTCCTCCTCTAATAAAATTTTTATTTTTAAATCAGAATACATCCCCGACATTTTATAAAGTAGATTATCTAAAGACCTTTTTTCATTTTTAATAGAATCAAGTTTAATCTCTAATCTTTCTTCTTGCTCTTCATAAATTTTAATTTGACTCTCTAATCTTTTTATGGTTTCTTCTAATGTTAATAATTGTTCTTGATTATTCATAATTGTTTCTACCTTCTTATCTATTACTTGGTATTCTTTTGCCTTTCTTTATATTTTAATTATAACATAGAGTTGACTAATTGCCAATTCTACTTTACTTTAATTTGAATGTTTTTATCCTGAATCAATTCAACCTCTATATCTTCACAGAAAAAATCAAGCTCATGAGTATTAAGATTAAATACTTCGTTATCTAAGTCTATTAAAATATAGAGCTGCTTATTATAAATAAAGAAATTTCCTTTAGATAATGAACTAAGCGACATTCGTTTCCTTTCGGTATTCATATATATCTTTTCAGTTGGTGGAAGCGCATAAATATTACCCGTATTAATACCAACTAATATATTGCTTTTTTCTGTTTTTACACATTCCTCATCATTATACATAAGTCTTGTTCCTTTTGAAATATTGTGAAGTAATTTATATTCTTGATTTTTAATTGTGATTTTCATTTTGCAAGTTCTCTCTTTCTATTTTCTACATATTTAGCACTTTTATTTCTTAACCATTTAAATGGAAATTTAAATACATCTTTTGCTTTCAATTTGACCTCGCCATCCATAAAAGCAAGTTCATGTTTGACTTCTAATAACAGATTCCTCTTTTTATCTTCATAGATTTTACATTCATAAATTGTTTCAGAGTTGAACAGAGCGTTCCATAAGAGAAACCAAGGCACATAATTATAATTATCTTTCATTTTATTTACCTCTCTTCTAATTTTATTATATCAAAGGATTGACTGATTGTCAACCCCATAGTTGTACCGGATTTAGCGCAAGCCCTTTCCAATTATTTCTAATAATTTCATTATCATCAATCAAAATAGCCTTTACGCTATTCTTTAGATTCTTATTGTGCCCGTATTTCTTATAGATACGTTTTTTTAGATTGGGGAAATGCATAGTTAGCCAAGCATCTTTTTCAGCTTTAACAACTTCGCAATATTCTAAACTTGCATCTTTTGGGGTCATAGATAAAATTACGATTTCATATTTCTCTTTTGGAAATTTTTCCAAAAGTACTTTTTCACTCACAAGTGGACGCGCACGTAGGAATAACCCTGGTGCTTCGGAGCGTATTGCTCCGAGCCAGTCAGGTTGACTATATAAGTCTGCGATTGTACCGTCCATATCTAAATATACTTTTGTTCTCATTCTGAAATCTCCTCTTTTTCTTTACATTCTGTCATCATACTTAAAGTATATGCGCTTAAAAGTCTCTCTAGTCCATCATGGAACTTTTTAATTTCTTCATATTGAAACCAATATGAATCATCTTCATTAATTTCAAGCATATCATTTTCATCCATATCAGAATTAATTACTTTTAATAAATCATATATTCTTTTAATCGCGTTTTTATCTTCCTTATTTAATTGATAAATTGTTGTTTTAGTTACTCGTTTAATTTTTTTCATATTTGCTACCTCTCTTTACATTATTATTATACTATAAACTAAATAATAAGTCAAGTACAATTTTAATTATTGCAATTTGAATAATCATACCAATCAGTGAGATTAGTACGGGAGAGAAAATACTCCCGTACAATTCTTTATATAATTCACTAGATTTTATTTTAGTCCATCTGCTCATAGTAAACCTAACGCCTCTGCCTTTCCTTTTACAATTTTCCAAGGGTGAGGGATAATTCCAAAACTCATTTTCATTCTAGTTTTGAAACATCTTGCCATTATCTCAGTTTCAATAGTAGCATCATCTAGAGCAGTATGACTCTCTTTAAAGTCATAAACCCTTGTAATATATCTATATGCACATTCTGCATTAGTAGTGATATTGCCACTTTCAGACAACCACCCTTGTTCAATAGCAGTCTTGATATATCCTACTTTTGACATGATAGTTTCTGCGCACATACCCCAGATACAATTAGTCTTAACTTCGTGTACTTTCCAGAATAAGAACTCTCTACCCGTTAAGATTCTATGAGTATTTTCCATAGCCCTTTTATCAAAAGCGATATTGAAAGCATATCCTTCTTTAATAGAATAGTTGAGAATATCTTGTTCAAACTGAGCGATAATAAAACCCCATTTTTTCATTTTGATTTTATTATCTTGCAACATTCTAAGATAATTAGGATATTTATTGAAATAGTGCGCGTGTTTCATTAGACTCATATTAGTAAATACCTCATCGACAAGATAGTTTCTTTTGATAAAGATATTTCCTTTCTTGTCTGCTACTGTCCAACCTATATCAAATATAAGTTGTAACTGTCGCTTATCTTTAACTCCTGCAACCTCTTCATAATATGGTGCTGTTTCTGTATCAAATACTATAACTTTTTTAATTCTCTTATCTGTTAATCTGTTTTTTGGTTGATATTTCATTATTCTTTACCTCTCTTATATCTTGCTTGTTTATAGCCTTTAGCATAGGCTAGAGGGGAGGACTACTCGTCCTCTTCCTCAATGTTGTAGTGATTACCAGTTTTCGCACTTGGTGTGATAAGTTTGATTTGTACGTCGATACCGTCGTCAACGCCCTCAACCTTAGTGCTACGGATAATAAGCGTATCCTTAGTGAATCCTTCGATAGGGGTCTCTTTACAGTCTACAACCTCATAGTCCTTGAACAACTCTAGCAAGCTAGCTTTCACTTGTTCCTTTGCTACTGCCTTAACGTCTACCTTTTTTGTTTTTGCCATATACTATTCCTCTCTTTCTTTTTTATATATCTTGTCGATATATGGCTTTAGTCTTTATTGACTAACAACTCTCAATGTTTCACGTGAAACATTGGGATGTGTTAACCAACAATAACTACCTTTATTCCCTTACTCAAGAGTTAGGCTACTATACCCAACGATACCACTTCTCATATCTCCACCTTAGAACCTACGCTCCATAGCCTTAATATGAGTACATCTACGTCCCCCATTTCCGCTAGAACTAGCCTATCTCGACTTAAATAAGTCCGCCCCTCTCTACACATCTTAATCAATATGATGTTTCACTAGGATTTTGTAATCCAGTATAGGCAACTGGAAAAATATTTAATTTTCAAAGATAAAGATTTCAACGAGTATAGCAGTAGGTATCTCGTACCCCACGTTTACGAGCGTGGGCAACCTCTTTCAAGGTTAGGTCAAGTGATTAACTTGTTCCCTCATCTCTTTACACCTTAATTATAAGCCCTTGAGGTTTTTTTGTCAACCCCTTTTTTAACTTTTTTTAAGTTTTTAAGTTTTCTAAGAACTAGCACCTTTCTTAAGGCACTTTCATTATACCCCCGTACCATTTAAAAGTCAACACTAAAATTGATTTTTTTAGAAAATTGTTTGAGGGGGGTGTTTTTGTGAAATGTTTCACAAACAAAATCCATTTCGGCCCCAGCAGGAAAATTCCGCCAGAAAATAATTTGAGTCAAAAACCGAAAATAATTGACTTTTTTTAATAAATATGTTATAATTATTTCGTAGAAAGGAGTGTATTTTATGGCACAAGAAAAGAAAGTCTGTGCTCGATGCAAAAAAACCTATCCTGTAGATAAATTTTATAAGACCAAAACTTTAGAAACCTATAAAGACGGGTATTTGCCAGTTTGTAAAAGCTGCCTAGAGAACACTTATAAAGCAACAGACCCCGCATCTTTTATGCACATTTTAAAAGCGGTGGATGTTCCATGGGTTCCTAGCGAGTATAGAACAATATATAATAAAAATGTTAAACCAAATTCCCCTAATAGCCTATCTATTTTGGGAAAATACATAATGAAAATGAAACTGATCCAATATAATAAGTACGGTTTCATGGATAGTGCAGAAGCGCAAGAAAAATATGAGCAGCCAGAATATTATGACTCTATTGAAAATTATAACTATGATATTCCTTTAGAAGAGCCAACTAATTTTTCTTCATCTAAGAGCAACTTTTCTTTAGACCCAATTACTCAAGATAATTTATCAGAGGGTGACCGCATGAGCATTAACCCAGAAGAAGTTAATTCTCAACTTAAGACTCTTGAAAATTCTTTGACGCAAGAAGAAATTAATTATCTCGTTTTAAAATGGGGTATGTCCTATAATAGGACTCAGCTCTTGACGCTTGAGAAAATGTATTTAGAAATGAGTGAAGACTATGATATAAGAACAGCTTCTCAAAAAGATTATTTAAAGAAGTATTGCGTTGCTTCAATGAGATATGATGAGTGCCTTGCCGCGCAAGATTATGAAGCTGCTCGTAAAGCTTCTGGTATGTTTACTAATATTAATAAGGAAGCCGGTTTTCAACCAATACAAAATCAAGGGTCTAATGAAGAATACATGAATGCAGTTTCTTATTTAGTTAAACTAGCAGAGTCTGAAGGACCTATTAGTAAGGACTTGTGGAAAGATTATATGGATTATCCTGAAGATATTGTTGATTTAAGTATTAAAGACATTAAGCATTGGCAAAAAGAGCTTGTAGCTAATGATGACAGTGTAATGGAAAGATATAGTTTAGCTAAACAAGAGCTTGAAGAACAAGACGCATTAGTTAAAAATGGAAAATTGAGTGATGAAGAGGAAGAGGACACTTTAAACGGCATAGATTTAAGTTACTATGACGATTTAGAAAGTGAAGAGGAAGAGGATTTTTAATGGAAAGCTTGGCATTAAAAATACAACAATCTAGTGCTTCTGTTCCCTTCTCTCTTTATAAGAAATTAAATATAACAGCTTCTGGAGATAAAATGGGAATGACTGAAGACAGAATGCGCGCCTCTATAAAAAAAGTTAGAGGACTAGTTTCGTTTTTTAGGCAATATCCCGACCTATACTTAGATAGTATTAAAGACCCGAATGAAAAGTTTGGTTTCTATTTTTATCAGAGACTATTCTTACGTGCGGCTTTAAGACATCGGTATATGTATGCGACATTCCCCCGCGCTTATAGTAAATCATTTTTAAGTATAATGGCACTATATTTACGCTGCATCTTTTACCCTAACAGTAAGTTGTTCATCGTATCTGGTGGTAAGGAGCAAAGTGCGCGTATTGCTCAAGAAAAGATTGAAGAATTATGGAAGTTCTTCCCTGCTTTGAAAAACGAAATTATTGATCAAAGAGGTGCTAAAAATACCTCGTCATTTCAGAGAGATTATATTAAGCTTGTATTTAAAAATGGTAGTTATCTTGATATTGTTGCTGCTAGACAGTCATCACGTGGTAAAATAAAAATTTTTGATGACATTTACTTGACACTGCGACAAAAATATGGTATAATATTTTCATAAAGGAGAATGAGATTATGAAAGGTTATATTTATAGAATATCAAGTAAAACTATTCCTAATTTTTATATTGGGTCTACTTCTCAAGTACCTAGAAAAAGATGGAATAATCATTTAAGAGAATTTAAAAAAGGAATTCATTCTTGCAAACCTCTACAAGAAATTTTTAATCAGAAAGGAAAAGAAGATATATACTTTTCCATAGAAAAAGAAGTTGAGGTAGAAAATAGAATTGATTTATACGATATTGAACAAGAAACTATAGATTATTATTTAGAAGTGGGCGCGCCAATATCAAATGCAAATTTTAAAGTAACAAAAGGAGATAGTATTGGTACTCCTAAAATAACAAATTATGAAGATTATAGAAATATTAGGATTTTTTATGAATTTGATGAATTTGTCTATCCTCTTGCCGAATATTTTAATATGGATGAATCTAGTTTATCAAATTTAATTACTACTAAAACTTACGTAGAATATAATGATGAATATGTTAAAGAAAATTTAACAGAAGAAGAAAAAATTAAAATTTATTTAATTTTTACAAAAAAATTACTACAAAAAGTTAATATTAGTAGAAAAAAATTAAAATTAACAACATTTCAAGGAATATTAATTCTTTCTATTATGGATCTTATTAATCCAATGCGCGATCATTTATATAAATATGTTAATGTAGATCCAACAGGAGATTTAATGCGTCCATATCGAGAAAAATTTCAATATACTCTTAAAGCTGCGAAAATTGTTAATTCTATGTCTATTGTAGATAAAATTAATTTTATATTAGACAATATTTCTTCTGATACAATATTTGAGAAGGGAAAGCTTACTACACCTGCTTTTCTCACTTATTTTTATGTAAAATATAGTAGAGACAATAAAATAAAAATGAGAAAAGAGCTTTCACAAGAATTAAATATATCTGAATCAAATATAAGTAACTACTCTTCTAATTCTCCCAGAAATAGAGGTATAATTGAATTACACAAAAAGTATCTATCCATTCCAGAAAAAGAACGAACTGAAATTTATGAATTAATTATAAAAAATAAATTTCTTCTGCCACGTAATTCCGGAAAAAATCTGGAAACTCCTAAATAATTTAGGACAATCAGAGGTGAAGGCGCATTGCCAGCCGCAACGACTAGATATTGAAATAATATATCCACGATGCCGGAACTTAGAGTCAAGCTAAGAATAGATAGTCTAAACTGGATTAGAATTAACTAATCGATGAAAATGAGAGTAATCTCCAGAGTCTAGTTTAAACTGCTAGAGATAATAACACAGGGGAAGAAGGACAAGCGGGCTCATTGAAGAATCTGCACAAGTCGATGGACAGGTACTTTCGGAAGTTGTAATCCCTATGATGAATGTTTCAAGACGTGCTGCTTTTGGAGCTGAAGATCCAAATGATATTACAAATAAAGCCCAGCTTTATATCACCACAGCTGGGGACAAAGGTACATATGCTTACGATAAGTTAATTCAATTCTTCCTATGGTCCGCGATAAGGCCAGAAGAAGCCTTCTGTATTGGAGGAAGCTGGCGAGTTCCAGTAGCATGCGGACTTCTAAGCAAAGATTTCGTAAAAGACTTAAAAGACGATGGTACATATTCACCTCTTACTTTTGCAAGAGAATATGAATCTAAATGGGGTGGAGGTAATGTTGACTCTTTCTTTAGCGGAGTTGAATTTGATAAAAATAGAATTATACAAAAACCTTTATTGGAAGCCTTATATAGGCCCGAAAGAGGAACTAAAATTATTTTATCATACGACGTCGGACGCTTAGATGATAATTCAAGTTTATTAGTAATTCAATTAACTCCATCTCCTGTTAAAGGAAATGGTACTTATACTAAAAAAATCGTTAATATATATAGTTTAGAAAAAATGCATTTTAAGGAACAAGCTTTCTTAATTAAAAAACTTTTCTTTCAGTTTAAAGCTAATAAAATTGTACTCGATGCGAATGGTTTAGGAGTAGGTTTATTAGATTTCTTAACTATAAAGACAGAGAATGAAAAAACTGGAGAAGTTCTTCCAATTTTTGGCGTAGATAAAGACTCTGATAAAAAAGGTAATTATAAGAAATTTTACAATGTTCCTAATGGAATCAATGACGCTATTTATTTTGTAAAAGCTAATGGAGGTTCTAATAGTGAAATGCATAATCTATGTAGCGCGCAAATCTCATCTGGTAAAGTGCACTTCTTAATAGATGAGCAATTAGCAGAGGACAAATTAAAAAGAACTGAAGCTTGGAAAACCTATTCTTTAGAAAAAAGAGTAGAATTATTAAGACCATATAAATTAACAAAAGTCCTTAGAGAAGAAATGTTAAATTTAAAGAAAACTGGCGAGGGTGGAAATATGGGATTAAAACAGATTTCTTCCGGTGTTAAAAAAGATAAATTCTCTGCTCTTGAATATGGTATATGGTATGCACGCCAGCTAGAATTAAAAAATAAAAATAATGGTAATATTACCAAAGACATGTCTTTCTGTACTATGGGAAAGAGTGTTTATGATAGAAATAATAGTTCTATTAGAGATAGAATTAATGAAGGAGGAAGGAGATGGAGTCGTGGCTAGTTATGAAAATCACAGAAGTAAAGGCGAAAGAAAGATTGCTGACATTTTAAATGCGGCAGGCATGAAATTTACAATTGAATACACTTTTGAAGATTTAGTTGCCACTAGCGGACGACCTCTCCGCTTTGATTTTGCAATCTTTGATGATGATGGAGATCTTTGGTTTTTAATTGAATACCAAGGAGAACAACATTATCGATCTGTTGGCAAATTTAATGGTGGAAAAGGGTTAAATCGTCAAAAATATAATGATGGTAAAAAAGTAGAATATTGTCATATGAAAGGTATCCCTTTAATAGTGATTCCTTATTATGATTTTCCTTTTTTAGATTATGATTATATTATGAATAAAGTAAATTTTTATTAAAAAAATAATTTTTTTACTTGACAAAAATAAAAAAATATGATATACTATATATAGTGAAAGATGACAAGGAGGGTTTGTTAGTGATTAAAAAATATAATTTAAATCCTTCATCAAATAAAATAAAAGTTTTTAAAGAGCAATCTGACAAAACATTGGAGGCTACTATTCAATCATATCAAGACGAGCCTTCATATACTAATAGAAAAATAACTCGCGCCAGTATTAATAAAGCGATAAAAGATAGAAATTTAGAGGATATTAGAAAGTATTCTCGTTATTTCTACTATTCTAATAATATTTATATTAGAGCAATAGATTATTTCTCTAATATGTTATGTTATTATTGGATGATAACACCAAGAATCAGAAAAAGTAAGCAAAAAGAAGTTGATAATGATACTATAATGGATTCTTGGTGGGATGCTTTATTATATATCGAAGATATTAATCCAGAGAGTATTGGTCCATATATCGCTAATAAAATTTTATTAGAGGGAGCTTGTTATGTTGCGGTAAAAGAAAAACCTACAAAAAAGTCTATCTTTGGTATTCAATATTTACCAATACAATATTGCAGAGTTCGAAAAAGATATTTAGATAGAGACGTTATTGATTTTAATGTCAAATATTTTGATGATAAATTCACTACCACAGAAAAACGATTACAAGCTTTAGAATCTTATCCAGATTGTATTTCTAAAGAATATCTTGAATGGAAAAGTATGCCTAATAAACCAACAGGTTCTGAATGGCGCACAATAGATCCTAAATATGGTTTTAGATTTTCATTACGAAATGATGAAGTTCCTTATTTTATGGGAATTGTTCTTGATTTACTAGATTTACAAGATGTCAAAGATATTACAATGTTTAAATTAGAACAAGAATTATCAAAAATTATTATACAACACTTTGGAATAAATAGTGAAGGAAATCCTCTAGTAGATATGGACGTACTTAAACAATTTCATAAATCTACGTCTACTATGTTAAGTTCTATTCCAGGTGTTGATGTAATTACAACTTACGCAGATGTCGATTCTATTGATTTACAAGGAAGTCAAAAAGATTCTTCTTTAGAGCCTGTAAATTCAATAATTGATAATGTTTATAATAGTGCGGGGATTTCAAAACTTCTTTTTAATGCAGATAACGCGGGAACATTAACAAAATCAATCACTATTGATGAAAATATAATGTTTATATTTTTAAAGCAACTTAAAGGATTTTTAAAAACTAGATTAGATGTTCGTTTTAAGAAAGGTAAAATTGGTAAAATTCTAGACTTTGGAGTTACCATGCCAGAAATTACATATTTTAATCGCGCAGATATGATAAAAATTTATAAAGAACAAGCATCTTTAGGATATTCTAAGTTTTTGCCAGCTATAGCAAGTGGACAAAGACAAACGGATATTATGTCTCTATTAGTTTTTGAAAATGATATTTTAGATTTAGTATCTATGATGAAGCCTCCCGCTTCTTCAAATACTATTTCTAGTAAAAATTCGGAAAAAGTAGAATCTGATGATACAAAAGAAGTTGGAAGACCTAAGAAATCTGATGAAGAGATTTCTGAAAAAACTATTAAAAATAAAGAAAATATTTAAGGAGGGTAAGAATGAATAAAGAGGATAAGAATATTTTTAGTCTCTCTCTTGATATTGATTTTTCTTCTGAACAAAAAATTTCAGATTTGATTTCTAAATATAATGTTCGTGTTTTGTATTTAGGAGAAAATCGAAATGGTTCTTATTTCACTAAAGAGGTCGTTGATAAAATGATTGATACTCTTGGTGGAATTCCTGTTATTGGACATTATGATGCTGAAAAGAAAGACTTTTTAGGTCATGGAGATTTACGTGTTATAGTAACAGAAGAAGGGGATGTTGAAACTAAAAAAGTAGGGCCTGTTCCTTACGGTTTTATTCCTTTAAATCCTCGTACATGGTGGGAGAAACACGTAGATAAAGATTCAGTTGAAAGAGAATATTTATGTACTGAAGCTTACTTATGGACAGGCAGATATGATGAATTGTCAATTTTAAAAGAAAACAAAAATAATCAATCTATGGAATTAAATCCTGAAACAAGTATCGGTCAATGGACTGAGATGGAAAGCGGATACTGGTATGTATTCACTCAAGCTGAATTTATTGGACTATGTATTTTAGGACAAGATGTAGAACCTTGTTTTGAAGGAGCTGGATTTACTTCTAATTTTGCTTTTAACTCAAGTTTCGCAGAGAAGATCGCCGCAATGAAAGAGGAACTTCAATTCGCTCTTAAAGATTATAAAAATGAAGAAGAATCAGAAGAGGACAATGAGGAAAATACAGAAGAAATTGAACCTACTGAAGAAGAATTGGAACAAATCGAGCAAGAAGAAGAAGAGTTGAATCCTGAAGATTTAAATATTGATTCTTCTATTGATGAAGTAAAAGAGGAAGAATATGAAAAAATTAAAAAGGATTTGTTAGATTCTCAATCAAATCTTTTACAAATGAAAGAAAATTATACTAAATTAGAAGAAGAGAATCAAACCCTTAAAGAAGAACTACAAAAATATAAGGATAAAGAATTAAATGAACAAAAAATCAAAGTATTAGATAAATATTCTAATTATATTCAACAAGAAAAACTTGAAGAGATGAAAAAGAATATTGCTAATTATGATTTAAAAGAACTAGACGCACTTGCAGTAACTACTGCTTTTGAATATATGAAGGAAGCTATAGCTAATATTCAACCAACTTCAACTAATAAAAATGACTTCACTCTTGTGGATGAAGAAGAAGATAATAACTTCCCTTCAGTAGAAAGTTGGAAAACTGCAGTGCTAGAAAAACAAAAACAAATGAAACAAGGAGGTTAATATGGCAGAGAATAAAATGAATAAAGTAGGTTATGGTCAAGTAGAACCAAATCGCTTAACTGCTCAAACTACAAAAGAAGTATATGCTCAATTACCAGCTGATGAAAGTTTGACAGCTATTGAAAATGGAATGGCTTTAATCTACGATCAAGTTAAACAAAAAGTAACTGCTCCATCAGTTAAAGGTAAAGGATTAGTTGGATTAGTTATGAATGAAATTATTTTAGAGGATGAACGCTATCAACAAGATTGCGATTACGTTATGATCGCTAAAAAAGAAACTCCATATCAAGTAGCAATGGAAGCTTATCCTCGTATTTACGGGTTACATGTTGGAGATACTTTTACAACTAATACTGTAAAAATCTCAGATACTCATAAAGATGGTACTACACCAGTTACTGCAGGAGCTAAATTTGTAGCTGATACTGATGGATATTGGATTCAAACAGCAGACGTTACTGGAGCTCAAGTTGTAGCAGAATGTGTTAAAGATTATACGTTACCAGACGGTCAACGTGCATTAAAATTAACAATTACGGGCGTTAATGCTGCGCCGGTTACAGAATAGGAGGTAATTAAAGATGGAATTTTCTCAAATTAGAGGATTAGCAAAAGCTCTTACAAATAGTAAACGTGGTAAAAATGTTACTGAATATTCTATGGAAGATGGTACAGTTTTAACTACTGAAGCTATGGAAGAGACATTACGTTCTGAATTGTTTGAAATTTGTAAAACTCGTTCAGGATATGAAAAGAATAAATGGGATTTATTTGACTTAATCTCTGAATCTATTGATGCAAAAATGCCACCTGAATTAGAAAAATTCTTTGAAGGATTTGCTAAAATTGTTCAGTATGGCGAAACTGATAAACCAGAAATTGAAATTAAACGTCCAAATAAAAACTTGCGCGCTCGTGCTTTCATTACAAAGGTAAGTCCTGCTGGTATTTACGAAGTGTTCAAACTTGGTAAACAAGGTAAGGTTACTATTGAAATGACTGCAATTGGTGGTGCTTGTCAAATTGCTTTTGAAGATTTCTTAACAGGACGTATTGACTGGAATGAAATGTTAGAAGTCGTTTCTTTAGGTATGGAAGATCGTGTTTACGATGAAGTATTAAAAACAATTGCAAAAATTGAAACTTCTTTACCTGCAGCTAATAAAGGTGAAACTTCAGATTTTGATCCTAAAGCTTTAAATAAAGTATTAGATGTAGTAAGCGTATACGGAAGCCCGGTAATTTATTGTACTGAAACTTTCGCTCGTGAAATTACTGAAGGTTCTGATTGGGCATCTGAAGAAGAAAAGAAAGCTCGTCGTAATGTAGGATATTTAGCTAACTATAAAGGAGCTAAAATCGTTATTTTACCTCAATCTTACACTGATGAAACTAATGCAACTAAAGTAGTAGACAGCTCTAAAGCTTATATCTTCCCAGCTGGACGTGAAGCTATCTTTAATATTGCTTTACAGGGTGCTACTCAAGTTAAAGAAATTGAATCTAATTCTGACTGGTCAAAAGAATTACATACTTATAAAAAATTCGGTGTGGCTGCTTTCGTTTATAATGATATTGCAACTTATACAATTACAAATTTAAAATAAAAACAGCATAAAATATCTTAGAGAGAGAAGGTAATTCTTTCTCTCTCTTCATTGGATTATAAATAGGAGGAATTATAAATAATGTCAAAAGAATACGAAGTAATTAGTAAATATAATGGATACTTATCTGTTAAAGAATATAATACGAATATTACTAGAATTTTTCCAAGATTAGGTTTTAAAATGTTATTATCTGAAGAAAGTATTCGTAATATTGCATATAATCCAGGTGGACGTTTTATTTTAGAAAATCGTTTAATTATTAACGATTCAGAACTTATTAAAAAATTAGAATTAAATCTGGAACTAGAAGATACCTATACTCCAGATGATATTAAAGAACTTTTAATAAATGGTAGTAAAGATCAATTAGATGATGCTTTAAATTTTGGAAACGATGGTACTAAAGAATTAATTAAGGATACTGCTATTAATTTAGAAATTAACGATTTAGAAAAAAGAAAAGTCATTCAAGATTATACGCATATAGATATTAATAAAGCTATTGATAATAAAAATGAAGATTTAGAAACAAATTCAATTCAATCAATTACCACTACTACAACAAAACAAAGAAAAGCGCAACCTTTTAAAACAATAGAAGAAAAAGAGGCGCCACATTACAAAATAGTTAATGGACAAAGAGTTCTTGTATAAAATAGGAGGTGTATAATGGCTGGAAGTACAGATTTTTCCTTAATTTATAATAATTTCTTGCACACAGTAACAGATGATATGTATATTTCTTGGTCTGAAGAAGAAACATATGAAGATCTTCAAGGATTTTTGACTTCAGCTATTGTAAATTTCCGTTTTCCTAAAAAGAATTTATTAGATTATGATATAGAGTTAGGTCATTTTAATATAGAATTAAATTTAGAAGAAATTGATATATTAACTACGTTAATGATTATTGAATGGGTAAAAAGACAAATAACTACTGTTAGATTAACAGAATTACAATATACCGGTTCAGATGCTAAAGTTTTAAATACAAAAAGACAATTAGATGGTCTATTCGATTTAAAAAAAGAATATCAAAAAGACCTTGAAAAAAAATTGCTTTATTATCAAAATCATACTCAATCAGAAGACGGAAAAGTTCTTGCTACAGATTTTAAATTATCTGGAAAAGGAAGTAATAATAATGACTTATTACAACAAATACGTAAAGCGCGTTAATTATAATTCAAGAGAAGCGTTAAAAGATAGGGCTTTTTCTAGAAGATTAGAAAAAGATTACAATAGAGAAACAGTCTATAAAGAAAATGATAAAGAATCTCCTATTTCAGCTATAATACAAACATCTCAATTAAGTGCAAGATATGATTATAAAAAAATTTCTCTTCCTTTGTCAACTAATATAAAAACTGGTGATATATTATACTGGGAGAGAGACAATACTAATTGGTTGATTTATTTACAAAGAAATACAGAAAAAAATTATTTTTTAGGCGAAATGCGCGAAGCGAATTGCTTTATCTCTTGGAAAGATAAATATGGAAATAAATATAGCCAATTAGGAAGTTTTTCTAGAACTTCTCCTGGAGGAGGAGGTCTTGAAACAGATTACGTACTAGATTACTTAGATGATGGTGCGCAATTATTACTAAGTCAAAATGAAACTTCTAAAAAACTACAAATCTATGATAAATTTATTATAGATAATTATGTTTGGGAAGTTAGAGGAGTAGATACAACTACTTATAAAAATATTATTTTATATTCTTTAAAAATTACTAGATGGAATAAAGATGAAGATACTTCTGATTTACCTCTTGGACAAATTAATACTCAAACAATAATTGAAAGTAATTTAGATTCTTTTTTAGAAAATAAATTAAATAGTACAATTTTAATAAATCCTTCTACAAAAGTTAATGGAAATATAATAGAAGAGGAGTATTTAATAGAGGTTGATAATTGTACTTTACAAAATAATAATATTATATTATTTGATACATTAGGCACAGCTTATATTTCTATAACTGGAATTAAAACTGGCGTAAATAAAAAATATGAGTTAAATATTATAGAAAATCCTTCTGTAATTAATACATATTTTATTAAAGGTCCAGATTTAGTTAAAGAAACTCTTTCCTATACTTATGAAATTATTAGAAATATTAATGGTGAAATTGCTCATTCTTATGGAGAATGGCGAATTAATAATGCTTTAGCTAAAATAACTGAATCTAATGAGAATATATGTAAAGTACAAATAGGAAAACAAGTAGGAAGTTTTACTTTAGAATATATTCCAGTAGGAGAATCTAGCATTTCTAAAGAGATAAAAATAAAAAATATTTTAGATATATTATAGATAGGAGCTTTTAATGATAGATGCTACAAAAAGTAAGGTTTATGGATTTAAAGCAATACCAAAAGATTTGACAAGTATTGCTCAAAAGCTTATTCAAAAAGATGATTTATGTAAATTATTATTTTATACTACAAAAGATGCTTATAATAAAGATGTCTTAACATCTGACCAAAAAGAAAAATTACTTGAAGAAGAATATATCCAAATTATACCTAGAGTACAATTAAATGAAGAAAATAAAATTCAAAATTATATTGTTTTAAATTTTGATTCGTTTAATGCAAATGCAACCAATGATATGTACTTTGATGGATTATTTATGGTAGATATTTTATGCCATATAGATAATTGGAAAATTAATAATAAATTTGGAGATTTAGAATTAAGACCGTATTCTATTGCGCAAATAATTTTAGAAATTTGCGATACACAAAAATTTTCAGGAATTGGAAAAATGCAATTTTATACTGCTAAACAGACTATATTAGCTTCTGATACAGATTACTGCGGACTTAGCTTAACTTTTGGTTTTATAAATTCAAGATATTCTTCGGATAAAATCCCTAATGGAAGATCAGATATTAACTAAAGACCCTGTAATCGATCAGATGACTTTAGAGTCTGGAGCAGATATTCTTATAAAAGAATTAAATCTTATATTAAATCAGCCTTATTTAATAGATATTGCTAAAATGGGGCAAGATAAATATTTAGATGCTTTAGCAACTATTAATTTTGACAGAGAGCAATTAATAGGTGATTTAAAAGAAGAAGAGGTTAAAAAAGTTAGTAATTTTTTATGGATTATACTTCTTTTGAAAACTAAAAAAGAAAAACAGTGTAATTTAATATTATTTTTAGAAATAATTTTTAAAGAATATAATATTGGAATAGATTTAGAAAATTTTTGTATATTTTTTAAAAATAGAAAAAATGAAAAAAATATAGTAAAAATAACAGAATTAAATTTTAATATCTTAAAAGGATATATTAACCAAGTCTGTTATTTAAATAAAAAAAATAAATCTTCATACAATACTCAATCTAAAGTTGCAGAGAGAATTGCTAAAAAAATAGAAGAAGGGCGAAATAAAAGAAATTCTATGAAAAATAAAGATCAAAAGTCCGTATTCTGCAATGCTATTTCTAGTTTAGCAGATGGTCTAAAACTTCCTTTAAAAACGGTATATCACAGTTTTACTGTATACCAATTTTACAATCAATTAAAAAGATATCAAAAACACGAAGAATACGAACAATTGATGAAAGCTCTGCTTGCTGGAGCTAAGGATATAAAATTAGAGAGTTGGTATGATGATTTATAATAAAATAGAAAAACAAGGAGGTTATATAAATGAAATTTGGTGTAAGAGAGATTTGTAACGTCGCTTTTAAATGTAAAGCCGATAATACAAAAATCGGAGACAGAACTTTCATGAAAGATGAATTAGTAATTTATTTTGACAGCTGTAAGACTTCTAGTTTAGAAGGTAGCGCTACAGATGTATTTGCCCAAGGTGGACGTGGTAATCCTAAGTTGGTTACATGGTCTGGTGAAAAAGAAATGAAGTTTACTTTCGAAGATGCTTTAATTTCACCTCTTGGATTAAGTATTTTAGTTGGTGCTAATTTAACTACTTCAGAAGATTACTATCATCATGTATTAGTAAAAGGACGTGCATCAGGAGAAACGGGAACCGCTACTATTGATATCAATGATGAAATCACTGATTTAGCTGGAGCTGAAGCCAAATTATGTGATGGAACAACTGGAGGAACTGAAGCAGATAAGGTTGCAGCACCTAAAATTTACGAAACAGATGAAGCTGGTTCTGAAATTGGTACTACTGTAACTAAAGTAACTGTTGCAGATAATGTATTATCTTGCGCAACTTTTGAAGGTGGTAAATACTATTATGTTGATGGATATGTAAAAGTATCAGGAAGTAGTTTACAAATTACAGCTGATAAATTCTCTGATTACTTCTATATTGAAGCAGAAACATTATTCCGTCGTGAATCAGATGGTGTTGACCGTCCAGCTCAATTCGTAATTCCAAAAGGAAAAGTTTCTTCTAACTTTAATATTGCGATGGCTAACTCTGGAGATCCTTCAACTTTCAGTTTTGAAGTAACTGCTATGCCTGACTATATTAAATTTGATAGAACTAAAAAAGTGTTATGCGCTATTAACATTTTAAATTAAAAGGATTGTTTAAAAACAATCCTTTTTTTTATTGACAAAAGCAAAAAAATATGCTATAATATTAATAGTGGAAGAATACATTATAAATAGGAGGACGATTATAATATGTTAGAATTGAAAAAGAATGAAAAACAAGTAACAATAAATATCCAAAATGAGGCGATAAAAGTAGATATTTATAAGAGTACTTATGAAAAACAAAGTATCATTGATGCGGCTTTGCAAAATGCTTATAATGAAAATACTAAAAAACTTGACAGAATGGTTTTTGACAGTACTTTTTACGCTTTGCTAGTATTAAGATATACTGATATTAAAATTAAAGATATTGAAGATATGGCTATTTGTGACTTATATGATTTACTAGAAAGTAATGAAATAATTCATAAAGTTTTAGAAGCTATTAAAGAAGAAGATGTAAATGAAATAAAAGAATTAATTAATTATGCCGATTTAGCCTATGAAGAATTTAAAGAATCTATTAATTCTGCTAGTACAGCAGTTAATTCTTTAGTTGTTGGAATGACACAGTCTTTAGCTTCAATAGTAAGTGCGGCAAAAGTTATCGAAAATAATAAATAAAATAGAAGGACATGATTAATTATGAGAAAGAAAACAAATTTTGATATAGTTAATTATGTCCATTTGTCTTATGCGGGAGCCTTAGAAGATAGTAGATTACAAGGTGGAGGAAAAGATTCTACTATAAGGAACACCATGAATAAAAATTATAAAAAACTAGAAGAAGAATTTAAATCTGTGGTTGGAGTAAGTTCTAAAGAATTTATGGAAGCTTCTCAAAAATATTCAGAAACTATACTAGCTATTTCTCAAATGTTTAGATGTAGCACTATTGAAGAAATGAAAAAATATATTTCTGAAGATAAAATTGCTCAATTAAATTTAGGAAAGACTGCCGCAGAAAGTCTATTAGCTTCTGCTAAGACAGTTGGATATGCTGATATATTAGGACAATTATATTCAGAAAAGGGAGACATTGCTATTAATAACAAAATAGAAGAAATAGCGAATAGCTTTTCTGGACTTAATTTATATGAAGAAAATTTAAAATATTTAACTTCTAAAGGAGGCTCTTCTACAAATAAAAAGAAGCATGCTATGTTAATGGCTTTATTAGAAAAAGCAATGGAAAGTGCGAATGTTGTGAGAGGTAGTACAGATACTATTTTTTCTAGCAATTTTACTTGGCAAGATAGTTCTTTTGATAATATAAACAAAAATTTACAGGATTTTAAAAATTCTATGAATAAGGGAATTCCTCCTAAAATTGGAGAATTAGAAACAATAATTAAGAATAGTAGAAAAATATTAAATACAAGTATTAAAGGAGCTTCTGTTGGTGAATATAGTTCTGGTATAATAGCTAAAAAAATTATAACTCCAATATTACAAGGAGTGACAGATGCTATAAACGTTGAAATACAACATACAGGAACTAAAAGTAATGTTAAAAATATTATAGAAATCCCAATAGCTCAAATATCTTCAAAGAAAACCGTTATAAATCTTAAAGATCCAATAAATGCCGTTGCAAAAGGTATTCACAGTTTTACTGCAAAAGATAAAAAAGCCGATGTAACAATTTCTTATAATAATACTAACGGAGATAGTAAAGATATAAAAATATCTACTAAAAGATATAAAACGTCTGCTTATGCAGTTAATCTTTCTGAAAGAATGACTATAGGACAAGCATTAGCTTTTAGTATGAATGGCGCAACAGCTGTAAAAAATTTCACAGGAAATAGTAAAAATTCTTCGCAATTTTATAATGCCTTGAATTTTTATTTATTAGGATCTTCATATAATGTAAAGAAAAAAGGGAAGATCGCAAAAGTTTTTAAAGAGAGTGGTGGGGGTTATACTGTTAATCAAATAGATGCTACTTTTGGAGGCGTTTTATCAAAATTCTTACTTGAAATTTTAGCAGGGGTTTTAGAACCAGAAACATCAGCTTTTATGGATATTAATGGAATGATTATTCCTACCCCTATTTATTATAATTTTATGATGAAAAAATTTCTTTCTCAAGAAGTTAAAAATAATGTAAGTAGTTATATAGGTTTTAATGCTCAGGCTTTTAGAAACAATACTGAATCTGCTATATTAGACCCAAGAAATACCGGAGCAGAAAAGGTATATGCTGTTAGAGCTAATGCGAAATGGAAAACTGGATACGCTTATGATGTCGCTGCTTTAAAAAGAAATTTAATAGTAAAACAAAATATTTTAAATCATACAATTACAATTAGAGGAGATTTTTTATCTTTATCTGATTATAGAGGGTCTTTTTTAGGTATTTAATGAAAGGAGTGTTTAAATGGCTCAAAAAACACAATCTATAATAATACCTTTACAGTTTACTACAAATAATGCCGACTTTTTAAAAAATGTATCTCAAATGGAATCAAGCTTAAAGAGTCTTTTTGATACTGGAAAGTTGGGAGAAGAAGCGTATAAAGGTAGTTTAAAAGAATTAGAAAAATTAAAGCAAGGTTTTAATAATTTAGGAAAAAATAATGGATTAGAAAAAGCCGTTCAGGGTTTTAACAATAATTTATCTAAAAATTTAAGAAGTTCTACTTCACAAATTAAAAATTTTAGTGAGGGGTTTGCTTCAATAGAGGGTCCAATTAAAAGAAGTGAAACTGTATTAGACAGATTTGGTAGAACTTTAGCAAATTCTTTAAGATATAATTTAGTTAATAATTTTGTTGATAGTGTATTATCAAAAGGTCAAGAAGTTATTACTTTTTTAGAAGATGTAGACAAAAATTTAACAAATATTAGAATTGTTAGTGGAAAATCTCAATCAGAAATGAACGGATTCTTAGAAACTGGTATGGCAACGGCCAAAAGTTTGGGATCTGTAACAAACGATTACTTAAAAGCATCAGAAATTTATTATCAACAAGGGTTATCTACTAACGAGGTAATGGAACGTACCAATGCTACTGTGCAAGCTGCCAATATCTCTAACCAAAGCGTTTCTTCTACGGCAGATCAAGCTACGGCTATTTTAAATGGTTTTAATGTAGAAGCAAGTAAGACGGTAGAAGTATTAGATAAAATTGCGCAAGTAGGTGCGGGTACCGCAACAGATTTCGAAGAAATTGCAAAAGCTTCTCAAAAAGTTGCCTCATCAGCTTCAGAAGCTAACTTTACGATTGATCAAACTCTTGGCATGATCGCAACAATTTCTTCTATCACTCGAGAAGCTCCTGAAACTATTGGTACTTCATTAAACGCTATCATTGGGCGTTTCAACGATTTAAAAGCTAAAGATGGAGAATTTACTTCTAATATTGAAAAAGTTTTAAAAGAAACTGGCTCTGGTTTAACAATTTTTAACGAAGAAACTGGACAAATGAAAGATATCCCAGATATTTTAGATGAAATTGCCGCATCTTGGGATACTTTAAGCGAAAATGCTAAGGATGCGATTACAACTCAATTAGCAGGAACAAGACAAGCCAATCGTTTAAGAGCGTTACTTGGAAATTATGATATGTATAAAGATTATACTGCTATGAGTGAAGATTCTGAAGGTGCTTTAAGTAGACAAAATGCTATTTATTTAGAATCTCTAGAAGCAATTCAAAATCAAGCGCAAGTATCAGCAGAAGCTTTATATGGAGAATTATTTAATGCTGATATGTTGAAAGATTTTTATTCAGCATTATCAGAAATATTAGATACTTTGACAAGTATAGCAGGTAAAACTGGAGGACTACAAGGGATCTTTACCAGTGGAGCAGCCTTACTAAGAAAACCTCTAGTTAATGCTATTGCACCTTCTGTGGCAAGATGGGGACAAAATACTTTTGGTAATAAAGAGCAAAAAGCTTTTGACATAGGAATAGCAAAAGATGAAGCTGATTATAATGCAACTTCATCTACTCAAGTTCAATTATTAAGATATAAAGAAATGGGATTGTCTTTAACAGAACAAGAACAACGAGAGTATGAAACTTCTGTAAATACATTAAAAGAACAAGCCGCTTTAAGAGAAAAACTTATAAAATTAACAAAAACTCAATCTTTAGAAGCTGCTAATCAAGCAGAAATAGAAGATACCTTATTAGCACAGCAAACAGAAGGAAAAATAAAAAATCTTGTTTCTAAAAATAAAGATTTACTTGGAAAAGAAAATATACAAAAAATAAATTCTGCAAGTAATTATTCTGATTTAAATACAACTTTATTAAATGATGTTACCGCAAATATTAATTCAGAATTAAATAATCTAAAGAAAACAAGGAAAAAAGCAACTCAAGATGATACTTCAGATGTCGAACTTTTAATTCAAAAATATGAGCAATTAAGAAAAAAAATAAAAGAAGTTGCTTTAGCAACTGAAGAACTAGAAGCAGATGCCATAACAAGGCCAACTTCTGAAATAGATTTAACTCAATCTGGTGCAGGGAAAGCGGTTTCAGATTCTTTCTCTCAATTAGGGGACAAAGAACAATTAGCTTTTGCATCAGAAATAGCTGAAAAAACAAAAGTTACAAATGCTTATTCTATTTTAAGTGGCCAAAAAGTTGAAGCTACCAATAGAGAAAAGAATGCAGTAATAGCTGCAGCTAACGAAGAAATAATTGCTTTGAAAAAATCTAGTCAAGCTGAAGCAGAACAAACTAGAAATACTTTAGAAAGCAATTCAAAAAGAGAAGAAGAAGCTCGTAATAGAATTAATCTTTTAGGCAAAGGAGCGAAGGTTGCGCAACTTTTTGATACCATATCTCAAGGAGCAATTGGATTAGCTGGCGGTTTACAAGTTATGAACGTTGCGATGGATGATAGCTTAACTAGTTCTCAAAAACTAGAGGGCGTTATTTCTGGATTGGGTTCAGCAATGAGCTTATTACCAGGACCTATAGGTGCAATTGGAATGGCTTTATCGGTTCTTGCTCCTATTTTATTAGAAGTAACTGGTATCGGACAAAGTGCGTTTGAAAAATTAAATAATAAAATAGATGCCGCAAAAGAAACGACTTTAAGTTTTACTAATAGTATCAATCAGCAGACGAATGATTTATCTTCTATTGAATCTACTTATGATGATTTAGCAAAAGCATATCAAAATACTGGATTGACTTATGAAAAAATGACTGAGCAGCAACGCAGTCAGTATGCGCAAGTAGCTGAGTATGTTGAAAATTATGCTCCTGAATTAATAAAATACTACAATACTGAGGGGCAAGCTATATTAGATTTATCTAGAGCATATACTGATGCAGAAACTGGACAAAAGAGTTATTTAAGACAACAAGCTGAAATGAATCAGTATTTAACTTATTCTCAATTAGCTGGACAAGCAGGCGAAAATGCTAATTTACTAGGACAAAGTTACGCTTTAAATACGCAAGAAGTTGAAAATATAAAAGCAAAAATAGCTAGTGTAAGACAAGAGGCCTTAACAAGTGGTAAGGATATGTCCGATCAATTAAGCACTCTTGAACAACAATTAGCCGCGCATCAACAATCTTTGACTAATATTGCTTCAGATTGGAATGAACTGGTTACTAAACCGACATTATATGGAAACGCGATTTTCCAAAGTCTATCTGGCGAAATGCAAAATAGTTTAATGGGGGTAAGTTCATATAATAGTTATTTAGATTCATCTTTAAATAGTGATGCTTTTGTTTCTCAAGTTAATGTTACGATGGATGCGTTGTCATCTTTAACTCAAGAGCAAGCTGATCAATTTAATTCTTTAACAGATTCTATGCGCCAAGCCGTAATAGGTTTAGGAATAGAATTACAGATGAATTCGGAACAACTAGTTAGTTATTTTTCAGAAATTCGTTCTGAAGCAGATTTCTTAAAAGGAACTTTCTTATCAGAACCTTTAATGGACGAAATGGTCCAAGCTAGAATGAACCAATATAATGGTCTAGTAGGACAAGCTGAATCCGCTCAAGAAAATATTTCAAGCACATATCAAAAAAAAGCTAATGAATCTTTTGTTACTAATCAGCCTTATAATCAAGGAAGTAATTATTATGAAGACTTAAACCGGGAAATTGAATTAGACGTTTCAATAAATAAGGAATCTTTAGAAGAGGCTGAAGAGCAACTTGACGATTTAGAAGAAAAGGTTCGTAATTTTCAAGAAGACCAAGAAGGAGCTTCTAAAGGAAAAGCTTCTCTTGCCTATGATATGTCTGATGAAGATTACGAAGAATTTTTTGAATCTTCTATTTATGAGGAATGGGGAGAACAAGTTAGAAAGTTCGCCGAAGAAAGTGAAGATAACTTTAAAGCAGTTGGAAAAGCTTATGAAGATTTAGTAGATGATATTAATAATGCAGAAGTTGATCCTAGTGTGATATCTAAAGATCAAGTGGAAGACATGGAAAAACAGGCTGATCAGTTATATTCAGTTTTAATGGGAAACGATGAAGAATATTTTGATGCCTTTAAAGATATGAATCAAGCTAGATTAGCTGAAAATGAAGCTACTTATGGTATTGATGCAAATAATTATAAAACATTAAACGATTATAAAAATGCAGTAGATGCAGAAGCGGCAAAATATAAGCAATTACTTGATCAAGCTACTGTTTTAAGTGCTACTGAATTGAATACTCAAGCAGCGCAAATTTATCAACAAACTAAAGCTAGTGAATTGATAGCAGCTGGAAATGCTGAAGCTGGTAAAGTTATGTTAGCTGTAACGGGAGCCCAAAGTAAAGAACAGGCTGAAGCAGCTTATACAGATTATGTCTTAGGACAATTAGAAGCTCAGTTAGCAGCAGAGGGCTCAGCTAGTGAGGGTAGTTTAAGCATTATACAAGGACAATTACAGGCTGCGGGAACAATGCATTCTAGTTTTGCGCAACAAGTTTCTAAACTAGCAAATAATTTAGCTGGAGCTACTATATCTAGCGCGGGAACAATTTCTGTTGCTAAAGGTGGTAACGCAGCGATGGTTAAGTCGATTAAAAAATTAAGAGCAAACCTAGAAAAGAAAATGGGGGATGCAAAAGTTGATCAAGGAAAATTAGATGCTATTAACGGTATTATGAATAATTATCTTGGTCAAATTCAAGGCGGTTATAATCTTCCTGGTTTCGGCTCTCTAGGAATGCCTAGCTTTGGTGGAGGAGGCTCTCTTCCTGCCCTACCATCAAGTGGCGGTCCTGGTGGAGGAGGTTCCGGCGGAGGGGGCGGAGGTGGAGGTGGAGGTGGAGGAGGCTCCACTCCTAAAGAAGTAGAAGATTTAGAATTAGAGCTAGACCCTCTTAAAAGATATAATGATTTATTAGATCGAATTGACCACGAACTTGATATTATTAAAGAGCAAAAAGATCGTGTTTATGGTAAACAATATATCGACGCCTTAAATAAAGAGGTAGAATTAAATAGAGAATCTTTAAAGATCCAACAAGATAAAATAGCAAAAATTAAAGAATTAGAAAAAGAACAACAAGAATCTCTAAAAAAACAAGGAGTAGAATTCGATGAAAATGGTTTAATTTCTAATTATAATGAATTATTAAAGAAAAAACAAGATGAAGCTAATAAATTGTCTGGAGACGCAAAAGAAGATGCTAAAGAAGCCGTTGAAAAACTGCAAGACGCTATGGATAAATATGAAGATGAGGTTATTGATTCTAAGCGAGATGCTTTAAAAGCTATTGAAGAAATTAAAACCGATTTATCTGATTTAGCAGTAGAAAAAATTCAGTATACTATTGATCTAATTGTAGACGCTACTGAAGAAGATTCAGACTTAATTGAATTTATTAGTAATGCAGAGCGTCTGAAAAAAGGAAAAATTAGTTTTTCTGTTGCCGCAGAGGAATCTGCTCAACAATTAATTAATAGCATACGAGGAATTCAAGATGTTTTTGCAAAAACAGGGGATGCTAATAAATTTATTAATGATATTTTAACAAATCCAGATTTAAAAGATAATACACAAGCTCAAATGGACTTAATTAAAGAACAACAAGAGCAGATGCAAGATTTAGCTAATGATTTAATGGATTTTGCTGAAGAATTAGGCGAAGCTTTTGCGGACGGACTTGATGAAGCTTTAGATTTATTAGAAGAAGAATTTGATCGTTATGAAAATATTATTGGTCAATATGAGTATGTTCTTGATATAGCTGAAGGATTAAATCTTAATAATTTTGATAATTTAAATAATCTTTATGATAATATCACTTCTATTTATAAAAATAATATAGAACAATCAAAACAAGCCGCAGAGATTATAAAAAATTCTAGAGATCAATTTGAAAAAGGCTCTGAAGAATGGATATTAGCTAATGATAAATATATGGAAATGCAGTCTCAAGTTTTAGACCAAGAGGGTGAGTTAGCAGATCTATTAGAGCAAAAATATGATACTGCTATGGAATCTGGGCGATTAAAACTAGAAGAAATTTTATTTGGTGGAAAAACTTTAGATGAAGCACAAGAAGCTTTAGAAAAAATTAACAGAGAAAGAAAAAAATATTTAGATACAGAAACTAAAATTTATAATCTTTCTAAATTAGAGCGCCAGATAAATAAAGATATTCAAAGTTATCAGTATGACCCCGAAACACAAGCGGCATTAAAAAAATTCATGAATGATGAATTGAAATATTTAAATTCTAAAGAAAAAATAACTCAAACAGATTTAGATTTATCAACAAAACAGTATGAAGTCATAAAAGCCCGTATAGATTTAGAAAGAGCCTATAATAGTGAACAATATCAAATGATGCTTCAAAGAAATGCTGATGGAACTTTTGGATATATGTATGTTCAAAATACAGACGCAGTTGAAGACGCTAAGCAAGCTTATGAAGATGCGGTTAACGAATTGTATCAATTCGCTTCTCAGAAGAATGATGAACTTCAACAGGAAAGTGTTAGTATTCGTTCAAATGCGCTTGATGAATACGACAAAATCGTTGAGCGCTTAAAAGCGGGGACCATCTCTGAAGAAGAAGCTGTTAAACAGTTAAATAAAGCTTTTGAAGATATGAAAAAGAAATTAGAAGAAAATGCTAAAGCTCAAGCAGAAATGCAACAACAAATGACTTCAGCTAAATTACTTCAAATTTTAGGAGTGTCAGAAAGCGAACTTGATGGCTTAGATAGTTTACAAGATAAATTAACAAAAACTTTTGATATTTTAAATAGTAATGGAGAAATTAATGATTTATCCAAAACCATTAAAGCTTTAGGTCTAAATGCCGCTAATTATACTGGAACAGTTGGACAACAAGTTTCTCAAATTTATAAAGATTTAGGAGAAAATGAAGAAGCTTTAGGAAAAATGATAGAGGCTTTTGTTAATTCTGGAGATGCTACTGCGGCGACTATCTTAGGATTATTACAAAAAACTGGCGACTTAAGTGAATTAACTCAAGATATATTGAATAATTCTTTAGCCGGAGCCGGTGATAGTTTTGATTCTATGCTAGATAGAATAACTTCTGGTTTAGTTAATACAGGGGATATTTTTAATGAAAGCTTTAAAAATGGCTTAGAAGGAATGGATGAATTATGGAAGTCTTTATCTACTACAATTTCCGCAGATTTAGATAAGATCGCTAAAGAATTTGATCCAAATAATTCGGAAGGGGCCTTATCGCGAGTTACGAATGGAGTATTAAATGCTTACAAAGAATGGCAAGGAGCTTTGAAAAATTCTTATCAGGATATTATTAATAGAAATAATGAACTTGTTGATATTACAGAAGAATACAATAGGCATCTACAAGATACTATTAATAAAACTAATGAAGAATTAGGGCAGTTAACGCAATTAACAATAAAATATCAAGATTTACGTAAAGAAATATTGGCTAGTATCGAAGAAGTCGCTAAATATATCGAGATATTAGACCAGGCTAAAGATAAAATTGAAAATGAGGGTGGAATTCATAGTAAAACTACAGCATATTCTTCTCCTTATACTAATTCAGCATCTGCGGCATCTCTTGAAAAAGATTTCCATACCGATGGAATTGTTAATAATAGATATAGAATAAAAGGCTCTAATGGTAATTATATAGGATGGGTAAATGCTTCTGATTTACAAGCCTTCCATAATGGAGGAAAAATAGATGTTAACAAAGAAGGTGTCGCTTTAGTTAAGAAAAATGAAGCAGTATTTACTGAACAAGAATTATCTTTTATTAATGGTGTAAAAGACGTACTATATGATATGCAAAATAAAATAAACATTCCTCAAGCAATTAATGGAGATTCTTCTATATCTCAAAATATACAAATTAACGCTTCATTCCCTAATGCTACAAATTCTCAAGAAATTGAGAAAGCTTTTGAAAGTTTATATATAAATTCTTCTCAATATATAGACAAGAAATAAATTGACAAATAGCAAAAAATATGCTATAATAAAATAAAGAGGTGATTAGATATGCAAAATTCTAAAGATATACAAGAATTGATCTACAGAACAATCGAAAATATATCAAAAGAACTTATCAACAAAACTAATTACTTATACCTAGTAGAAGGAAAAGTTACCGAGATCGACACTCTCGGTAACTGTTATGTTTTTAAGTATCAAGATGAAGATTATGTTGGTTTTAGTATTACTGGCGAAAAATATAATGTAGGAGATCTAGTTTATGTTCTTTTTTCTAATAATAAAGACGTAAAGAAGATGATTCTTTCTAAAACTAAAGCTTTTTCTAATAATGACATTAGACGCCTGGTAATAAGCGCTCAAGACTCTGCGAGCAAAGCAAAAGAAGATGCTCAAGAGGCTCTAAATCGTGTAGAGCAGATGGGAGCTGACGGCAAATTATCTGTAAATGAAAAGATAATAATTAAAAAAGATTGGGAAAATATTAAACTTGAGTATGTTCAAGTTACTCAAGAAATGGATCTATATGGCGGAAGTCAAAATGAGTCTTTGAAAGATTTAAAGGCTCAATACGACAATAATTATGTAGCTTTGAAAAGTTATATAGAACCAATTTTAGAAGATATGTCCGCACCTTCTAAAATAGCTCCCAAAGAATTTTTAGAAAAATTTAATAATTATTATTCAATAAGACAAGAAATCGCGCAAGCTATTGCAGATATTACAAAAACAATAGCTGATGAGACTCAAGAATTAGTAAAATTAAATGAACAATTATTAGCTGACATAGCTAATGATGATAAATTGACACCCTCTGAAAAACAAAGCGTTTTAAAAGAGTTCCAAGGAATTATCGCAGAATATAAAGTAATCATTGAACAAGCTAAATATTACGGTCTTATTTATACTGCTTATGATAATAGTTATAATGAATTATTAGAATATTTAAATCCACTGTTGGAGGATTTAAAATCAACTTCTAATATTACAGGAATAATTTTTAGACAATATTTTATTAATTATTATACAGAAAGACAGAAATTACAAAAAAATATTTCTAATACTGCAAAAGATATTGCGGATGGAGCAAAAGAAATTGCTAATGAAGCATTAAAAAATACAAAATTATTATCTATTGAAGCTGATGGGCAAATTTTTTCAAAGACTTCGAATTCTACAGACTTCTATCCAAATTATATCTCATTATCAGTAAAAACTAATGTAGTTACTTTTGATAAATTTCAATATAAAACTTCAATAAATGATTGGCAAGATGTTGTAAATGAAGAACACGGTTTCACAATTATTGGAGAAAAATTAATAATATCTAAAGATTCCGATTTATTTACAAGTTCTAATAACAGTGTAACAATACAAGCGTTATCTTCCGACCCTTCTGTTAAAGATATTTTTACTATTATTAAGGTTCAAGATGGAGTAATGGGAGAAAATGCGCTTTCTGTTATATTAACTAATGAAGCCCACGTTTTTCCTGCGGGAGTATCTGCGGCATTAAATAGCTCTACTGAAACAGAAGTTTTAGCTTTTGATGGGGCTTCTCCGGTAGAAGTTGAAATTGTAAGTATTTCAACATTGCCATCGGGATTAACTGCGAAAATATCTAATAATAACACATTAAAACCTAAAATAACTTTTACGGCAACTACTTTATTAACAGAAGTTAAAGACGTTATTCTAACATTAAGAATTAAAAATACAGAAATACAAAAACATTTTTCATATACTTTAGGATTAAAAGGAGCTCCTGGAGAAAATGCTTGGAGCATTGTTTTAGGGAATGATTCTCAAAATATACCTTGTAATCCAGACGGGATAACAATTACAACTTTAGCAGTAGATATTCCAGTTTATACTTTTTATGGAACTTTAATGGTTGCTTCTAAATTGAGCGTAGGGACTTTGCCAAGCGGAGTGATTGCGACTTCTATAACGAATGGAACTGCTTCTGCGCCAGGAAATGTTCAGCTAACTTTTTCTAATAATATCAGTTTGGGCGAAAAAAATTCTGGAACTATTGACATTAATGTTGTTACTTCTAACAAAAAATTTGTTAAAAAATTCTCTTGGTCTAAGACTAAACAAGGAGAAGACGGAACTTCTGGAGAAGATGGAGTTGGCATTTCAGAAATAATTGAATATTATCAAATATCAACTTTAAACAATGTACCTCCAACAGTTTGGGAAACTACTGTTCCCACACTTACGGCAACCAATAAATATCTTTGGAATTATGAAGAAGTAATTTATACAGATAAGACTTCTTCTGAAACTGAAAAAAGAGTTATTGGAGTTTACGGTGATAGAGGTCCGCAAGGAGAACAAGGTCCACAGGGTCTTAGAGGACTGCAGGGTGAAACCGGAGCACAGGGTATTCAAGGACCAGTCGGAGCAGACGGTAAAACGTCATATACACATATTGCTTATGCAAATAGTGATGACGGTTTAACGGACTTCTCTACGTCAAATAGCAATCGAAAATATATTGGGGTGTATGTAGATTTCGTATCGGCAGATAGCACTACTCCTTCTGATTATAATTGGTCATTGATTAAAGGAGCTGATGGTGCTCAAGGTATACCTGGAAAGAATGGTTCGAATGGACAAACATCCTACTTGCATATTGCTTATGCAAATAGTGCTGATGGCTCAAGTGGCTTCTCAGTAAGTGACTCTGTTGGAAAATTATATATCGGACAGTATACAGACTTTACACAAGCAGATAGTACTGATAGAACTAAATATTCATGGACTAAGATTAAAGGTGAGACGGGCGCTCAGGGGCCACAGGGAGCCACAGGTAATGGTATTAAATCTATTGCTTATACATATGCTCGAACTACATCTCAAACTGCTCCTGCTGCTTCTGCAATTACTTCAACCACTATACCTACGTTAGATGCTACTAATAAGTATTTATGGCAGAAAGAAGTGATTACATATACAAATAATCAACAACAAACAACAGTTTTATTGCTTGCTATATATGGTGATAAAGGTCCACAAGGTGTTAAAGGTGATACTGGGGCAATAGGTCCGCAAGGTCCGCAAGGTATACAAGGAGCAAAGGGTATAGATGGTAAAACATATTATACTTGGATTAAATATGCTGACTCTCCTACGAGTGGCATGTCTGATAATCCTACAGGCAAGTTATACTTAGGCGTTGCTTATAACAAGTCTACTGCAACTGAGAGTGCAAATTATTCTGATTATTCTTGGTCTTTAATTAAAGGTGATAAGGGTAGCACTGGCAATGGTATAGAATCAATAATTAATCAATACTTAGCCACAAATGCTTCTAGTGGAGTAACTACTTCGACTAGTGGATGGACGACTACCGTACAATCTGCAACTTCAAGTAAAAAATACTTGTGGAATTATGAAAAAATCATTTATACAAATGGTCAATCAAATTCAACAACCCCTCGTATAATTGGCACATATGGAGATAAAGGGGATAGTGGTAGAATCTATTTCTTAGAACCAAGTTCTTTAGTTATTAAAAAAGGCTGTGATAATGTATTAAGCCCATCTAATATTACTTTTAAAAGTTATTATAGAGATGGAACTTCTGCTACAAGAATTGCATACAGTGGGCGCTTTGTTATTCAAGAGAGTAGTGATGGTAATAGTTATACTACTAAATATACTTCTTCTGCAAATGAAAGTTCAAAAACATATACTCCTAGTTCATCTAATATAAAAAGTATTAAATGTATCTTATATGCTGCAGAGGGGGCAACTATTCAGTTAGATAATCAGACTACCGTTATTTTAACGGATGTTGATAATTTGCAGATTGGTGGTAGGAATTTAATTAAATATGGTAAAGGTGATTCTAAAAATGGTATATTTAAAAACTTCACACGTATGAAAGATGGTTATGCTGAATTAACCTTAAAAAGTAAAAAAACATATGCTTTTGTAAATATTGACGCCGGCTTTGTTTTAGGGTGTAGGGAATATAAAGTTGGTGCTGTTTATATTTGGTCTTATGACATAATGTACACTGAATGGAATTTTCCATCAGGTACAAATAGAACTGAATTTTGGTTTGGACAAAGGTATACAAAGGCTCCATCAGGTCAAACTGGAACTGGATTATGGACACAAGTAACAGGTCATTCATTACCTCAAGTTGGCACTAATGGGTGTAAATTAAATGAATGGTATCATGTAGAACAAAAAATAATAATTCCAGTGCAAGCATCTGCAAACGTTGACACCGCTGCTAGTATTCAATTCTATAATTCTAACGCAAATGTTGAAGCTAGTTTTACAGCAAGATTTAAAAATGTCAAACTTGAACTCGGTAACAAAGCTACAGACTGGACACCTGCACCAGAAGATCAAGAACAGTATGTTAAGGATAAAATAGCAGCTTCTGAAAAGACAACAGAAATGAATTACAATTCTGCTATAGAACAGAAAACAAAAAGTATCGAAATAAGAGTTGATAAAACAGAGCAAACTATTGATAAAACAAATTCTACCATTAATGGTATTAATAACACTATTGATTTAAACTCTAAAAACTTATCAATTGTGCAATCAAGATATGAACAGGTAAAAAATATATTAGATGGAACCATGTCTAAAACTGAAGTTCAAGAATGGGCAAGATTTGATGGAGCTAACTTAGAACTTGGAGCTTCCAATCAGCCATTCAAATGTAAGTTGTCAACTACTGAATTAGCTTTTTATCAAAGTCAAAATAAAGTAGCATGGATTTCAAATAATGAATTACACGTGTTAAGAGCCATTATTGCCGAATCAATTGGGTGTGGAGCTTTTCGATTCGTTGATGAAGGTGATCTTGGCTTTTCTTTAATTTAGAAAGGATTGGTGATTATATGGCTCGTCCAAGCACAGTTAGCAGTATAAGTGGTAGCCAACTAGGATCTTCTGTAACTATTAGCCTTAATAGTGAGTCTAGTAGTTATCAGCATAAAGTAGAATATTACTTTGAAAATAGCAAAACAGCATCTGTTGCTTTTGGTACTGGATCATCGTTTAGCTTTACGCCACCTCTTGACCTAGCTACACAAATTCCTAATAGTGAATCTGGAACATTAACAGTAATTGTAACAACTTTTAATGGTCCAAATTCAATAGGGGTTACATATGGATCAACAGTATTAAAGGTTCCTGATTCAGTAGTGCCAACTTTATCTGGAATAACAGCAACAAGAGTGGATAATGGTGTTCCTAGTTCTTGGGGTGTTTACGTTAAAGGTATATCTAAAGTTAAGATTACTGCTGGTACTGCCAGTGGAGTATATGGTTCAACAATTACTTCATGCAATATTAACGGTCAAGGTTTGCATGTTAGTGGAACATCAGGAGAGTCCAGTGTATTAAGTTATAGTGGTAAACAGACGTATTCATGTATGGTTATTGACTCACGAGGTAGGTATGCTTCAAAATCTGTTGAAATTAATGTTGTAGATTATGCTTATCCAACAATTTCTGTAAATGCTGTGAGATGCAAAAGTGATGGGACTGTCAGTGCCGATGGTACATATTTAAAAGTTAAAATCGACTATAGTTTCTCGAGCGTTTCTGGTAAAAATTCAATAGTAGCTAAGTCATGTAGTTGCAATGGTGTTTCAAATTCATCATTTACGTCAGGCACGGCTTTTATTTTATCTGCAAATTGTGCTGTAGGTAATCAGTATACTCTGACGACAAGCATTAAAGATGGTATTGGTAACACTGCAACCATGAATGTAACAATTCCTACTGCGTATCGTGTACTAAATGTTAAGAAAGATAAAAAGGGAATTGCTATTGGTAAATTCTCAGAAAAAGACGCATTTGAAGTAAATATGGATACTTTTATATATAAAGAATTATCAGTTAGCGGAGGAATTCATCCAGGTAATTCTTCTATTATTGGATATCCAATGTCTGGTGCAGCAGGAGCGGCGGCATGGTACAAGATAGGTACTTGGACTAGTGGCGGAGATGCACATGCTTGTAAGATTACTATTTTAACTGGAAATGGTTATAACGGAGGTCATGATCAAAACACTGAGATAGAAGTGTTTATCAAAGATGGATGGCAATCTTCTCCTTCTCCTGCTAATGCTTTTGGTGGATCTTATATAGTTAAGTACAATTATGATAATGGAATTAAATTTAAATTATTAGCTACTGCTCATGATACAGTTGATGTATGGGCATATTTTCCTTGGGCATATTGGGATGGTCATTACATGGTTGAAGGATATGGGTCATTTATGCATGGAGCTAACACAAATCAATCATCAGAACCATCTTATGGTACTTATAATGAAATTATCAATCATACTGCTGACTATAAAGGTTTTCCTGTTAATTCAATTTACATTACCTATAATAATGATAATCCTGCCACTTTCATGGGTGGAACATGGCAAAGAGTTGGTGAAGGTAGAGGTCTATTTAGTGTTGGTAAATCAACAGATAAGAATGGATTTACTGCAGAAGTAGCTCATCATGAAGAATTTGGATATTGGAAACACGCTATCACTGTCAATGAATTAGCACCTCATGATCACGCCATTGGTCAATCAAATATGGGCGGTGGAAGAAACGACTGGGGCTTAGTTGCAAATGGAGCCCATGGTGGTAGAGTAGCTTTAACTGGTTACAGCAATTCTTCAACAACAGGTTATACGGGTAAAGGGGACCCTTTTTATACTGTACCACCATATTTAGGTGTTTACTACTGGCGTCGTGTAGGTTAGAAAGGAATATTCAAAATGGTAAAAACACATGAAATTAATTTAAATATTGAACTATTTAATTCATTCACAAATAGAAACTATATTATTCTAGACAACAGTGAATTAAATATTCAAAAGAGTGATTATATTTTGTTCAGACAGACCATTTCTGCAAAAGGTGAGGAAGTGCCAACAGACCTTTTCAGAATGACTCAAGTGCAAGATATTGTAGAAGACAGTGGCTTAAAAGAAGGCTATGTCTTAATTAATGTAAACAAGTTATAGAAATCAGTCTTATAGAGAATTTTCTTTAAGATTTAGACCTAATCAATTAATGAAATAATACTTCAAATTAATGAATACTTGACAATTATAAAAAAATATGATATAATTTTATAGTAGATAGGAGTGAAAGAATGAAAGCTGGGAAAAAATATGTAAGATCGGATGGGGTTCAATATGCAATGTATCCAAATGAGATAATGAATATTACTCAATCGATTAACGGCTCTTATAGTCATAAAGGAACAAATGCAATCGACGATGCGCAAGCTAATGGTGGAATTAGTAATGGATATGCGCCATGCGATATGGTATGTGTTGCAACAGATTATGTGAATGGAAATGCTATGTTTTGGCAATCTGTAAATCCTGTTAAAACGAGAAATTATGGTGTTACTCACATTTATATGATGGTTATTCATGATAATACAGCAAATGCGTATAAAGGAATGACTATTAGACAAGGACAACAATTATTTAGTGAAGGCACTGCTGGTAATGCTACTGGTAATCATAATCATATTGAAGTAGGAATTGGGCAGTTCCATGGAATGTATGTTCTTAATACATATGGTATCTATATGATGCCAGGGAATGTTAATCCTGCGGAGGTTTTCTATATAAATGATACTCAAATTTTAAATAATGGAGGATTAAATTGGGTGACTATTCCACTAGAAGCTGCAAATCCTACTAAGTCAGATTTAATTCAAGAGGATGGAGTAGCAACAATGACCGTCGATTCTGTTCAAGCTAGATTAAACGGACCTAATGGTAACGTTGTTCGTAAATATAATACCGGAGATAAAATTCGTTATTATTGGAAATGGGTTGGCAATGGTCATAGATATATTGTTTGGAAAGAAGGAAACAATTATATTTATTTAGCAGTAAGTGGAAGTGAAACTCAAGGAAAAAATCCTTGGGCGACTTTCTCTGCTCCAGAACAGTCAGATACTACTCCTAAAGATTTAATTAAAGAAGATGGTATAGCTAAATTAACAGTAGATGGAATACGCGCTAGATTAAATGGGCCTAATGGATCTGTTGTTAGAACATATAATACAGGTAATGAAGTAAAATATTATTGGAAATGGATAGGAAATGGTCACCGCTATATAATATGGAAAGAGAAAAATGATTATATTTATTTAGCTATTAGCGGTTCAGAAAAAATTGGAGTCGATCCTTGGGCAACTTTTAGAGCGCCAGATAGTCAAGATAACTCTAATAATAAGCCTTCCAACCCTTCTTACGATGAGCTATATGATCCTGAAGAGGAACCTGATTTAAAAGATGAAATTATTAATGTTGAACAATTTGCTAAATATGGATTAAAAGCAAAAGTGCAATTAGTTGATAAACGTTTATATAGGTCTAAATGTTGCTATACTATGAAAAATCCTAAAGGAATCGGTATCCATAATTTTGGATCTAGTAGCGGTTCACCTACTGCGCAGAATTCTGCAGATGCTCAAAATAAAGAAGATATGAATCCCAAATCGTTAAAATCTTGGCATTTCCAAGTAGATGATAAAGAAATTATTCAATCTTTACCAATGAATCGTAACTCTTTTAGTTTTGGCGATGGTGCAAAGGGTGAAGGTAACAGAAATTACATTGCAATAGAAATTATGAAAGATATGCCTACCGATGATAAAGAGGCTGCTGATAAAGCGCAAGATAATGGAGCATTAGCTGCAGCTATTATTTGTTACACAAAAGGTTGGGATATTAAAGAACTTAAAAAACATCAAGACTTTAAAATGACAGATGGAACTTATAAATATTGTCCTCATAGAATCCTAGATAATGGTTGGGATAAATTTATGGAACAAGTTCAAGCTCATTATAATAGAATAGTAGAAATGGAAAAATCTGAAATAGAAGATAATAATACTGGCGCAGATAATAATAATAATAATAATAATGAAGAAAAATTAAATATTCGTTTAATAAATAAAATGGTACAAAAATTAATACAATTAATTAATAAAATACTTAATAAAATAAAATAAGAAATGGAGATTATAGATGCAAGAAAGAAGAGACGAGAATAATTTAAATAATGAATGGTATACAAGTAGGAATCCGTATTATCTAAATGGATACGGACTTCCTAATTGCACCACCTATGCATGGGGCAGAATATCAGAGATTTTAGGAGAGCCTATAAATACTTGTAATGGAAACGCTATTACTTTTGCTTATGAGCCAGATTTCATTCCGATATCAGAACCTGTTGCCGGTTCTATTATGGTTTGGAGTGAAGGTTACTTTAATTGCGGACACGTAGCTGTTGTGGAACATGTATATAAAGATGGCTCAATAGATATTTCAGATTCATCTTATGGAGGATATAATTTTAAGATTACGCGTCTATATCCAAATAATAATTATTATAATGGAGATAGTACCTTATCTTTTGAAGGGTTTTTTCTCCATAAAAAAATAGAAGAGCGGCTAGAAAAAGAGCATGAGATAGAAAAAGAGAAAACTAAAAAATTTATTAAAGAGAGTGTATTAGAAGTACATCCTTTTTTAGAGAATTTTATAAATAATTCTACAGGCATGCCGGGTTTAGAAAATGGTTTTTTAATTGGTGCAATATGTATGCAGAATAAAAAGAAGAGTTTTCGCAAACTTCTTTCTAGAATAGGAGGAAAATATGGAATTAACTAGTTTTATTTTTATGGCATTTTTTATAGAAGGATTGGTAGAATTTGTAAAACAAATTGTAGATGCTGATAAAAGTATTAAATATACTTATATTCTATCTATTGTTTTAGGAATTACAACATGTTGCATTTTTAATTTAAACTTATTATCTTTGCTAGATATAAATACTTCAGTTCCTTTTGCGGGAAATATCGTTAGTGGTTTCATTATTTCTAGAGGAAGCAATTATCTAAATGATTTTGTTTCTAAATTTTTCAATAAAGGAAATATTTTAGGTTAAAAAATTTTTAAAAAAAAGTCAAAAAAAATTTGACATGACACAAAAAGTATGATATAATATATATAGATAAAGGGGGAAGACAAATGCTATATAATTATGGGAATCCTTATACAAATTCTTCAATGAACATGTATGGAGGAGGAAATAATTATCAGCCTATGTCTAATGTCAATTCACAAAATCAACAAGCACTGAACCCTTTTTATCAGACTATGTATCCGATAAATAATCAAAGGTTTAGTGCTTTTTTTGTGAATGACTATTCTGAAGTAAAAAACGCAACGGTAAGTTCAGATGGAAGTCCTTCTCTTTTTATGATGAATGATAAAGATGTATTCTATATCAAAAAAGTAGGAGAAGATGGAAGAACGATTTTAAAGTCTTTTGAATTTAAAGAATTTACAGATGAAGACAATATGGTTGATAAAAAAAATATGACTCAACAAACTAATCAAGAGATTGAAGTTATGAAACAAGAAATTAATCAATTAAAAGAGTCTATGAGTGCTTTAATAAGCGCATTAAACAATACTAATAATGCTCAATATCAAAACAATTCTTCACAAGAACAACGCATAAAAAAAGGAGGAAATAAAAATGCAAAACAATACTCAACAAAAGATTTCTAATCCAATTAATGGATTTATAAATACGCTATTAAACTCAAATCCACAAGCAAAGCAAATATTAAATATGCTTAATGGAATGAGTTCTAAAGACGCAAAAAGTAAAATTTTAAATATGGCGCAAAATGGCCAAATTAATCAGCAACAATTAAATCAATTTATTAATTTTGCTAAACAAATGGGATTTGATGAACAACAAATCCATGAATTAGATCAAATTACTTTTAAAAAAGGTAATAGATGGTAACGTTTTAAACATTCGCGATGTTTAGATATATTTAGTTTCACAATAGAATAAAAGGGGGAAGATTAAATGGAAACTATGACAAATGGAGTAATGCCAGTATTCGATATGGCGAAAAATGATGACGAAATGTGCGGAGGATATGGAATTTGGTTCTTATTATTGTTATTCCTTTTCGGAGGCCGCGGATTCGGTTGGGGAGGTAGTGAAGGTGTTCAAGACAACTTCATTTCTAGCGAATTTGTTAAACGAGATATTTTCAATACGAATCAAAACGTATCTGGAACAGCTTGTCAAACTCAAAGAGATATAATTGATAGTAGATATACTACTCAATTAGGTCTACAAGATTTAGGTCAGCAAATGAGCAACTGCTGCTGCAACACTCAAAAAGAAATTATTGAAAACCGTTATGCTACACAGTTAGGCTTACAAAATCTTGGACAACAAATGGGCGCTTGCTGCAGTGATTTACGTTCAGGTCAAGAATCTATTAAAGCAGAAGCTTACAAAAATACTTGTGAAATCACTACTGCTATTCATGCAGAAGGTGAAGCAACTCGTGCATTAATCAATGCTCAAGCTATGCAAGATTTACGAGATAAATTAGCTGATCGTGATCGTGAATTGATGAGTGCAAATTTAGCTCTTCAAAATAATGCTCAGACTCGAACTCTTGTGGATACATTACAACCTACTCCAAAACCAGCATACTTAACTTGCTCTCCATACTTTAGTTATGGACAATATGGATGCGGTTGCGGAAACATTTAAGCCTGTCCGATTTAATCGTGAAATTTAACACGTAGTCGTTTTAGGCTACGTGTTTTTTAAAAGGGGGAGATTATGAGGATTTTAGCTGATGAAATTAAAATAAAATATCAAAATAATAAAATTAATAAAATACAGAACGTTTTATCTACAATGATAAAAAGAATAGGGGGAATATAACAATGTATACTTATCAAAATGGATGTATCCCAACAATTAAAGCCGTTTCTCTAGCTATGAGTGGGACTACTTTACAAATTACTTTACCGGCCAATATTTCTCTTTTAAACGGGAAAAAATGGAGATTATTGATTTGTCAAAAATTACCAGTTCCAGAAGGAACTATCGGAGATGTTATTTTTGTTGTTAATGGAATAAATTATCCAGCTATGAATGGAATTGGTAATAATTTAAAAACGGATATGTTACCAAAAAGGAAACCCGTTACATTAATATATGGATGGGATCCTAAACATTTTATGGTTTGTGGCACTCATGAGAGCGCTTATGTGCCTTCAACAGCCGCGACAACTCCAGGCGATTAATATAAAAATCTTATGAAAAGATATGAAAGAATTTTTAGTGTTTATAATTACTGAATTTTTTGCGGTTGAAATTTTTAGTTATAAAAATATACTGGATAGAATAAAAGATATTACCAATTATCTTGAAGAATAAGGAGGTATGAAAAGTGCAAAAGATAAAAGAAATGCTAGATAATCTTGAAGAAATGAAGAATTCAGAAGAAATAATTGATATAATGGAACAAGTCCTTATGTGGCATGCCAAAGAATTAAAAGAAGAAAATGAAAAGAAATATATGGATTTAGTAGAAAAAATTTATTTAAAAATATATGGTGAACATTTTAATGAAAAATTGGCAATGGAAGCCGTAAAAGAAATGGTATATGTAATTCCAGATTATCATTTTAATTATACTCCTGAACAAATCGAAAGTTTTATAGATCAAGCTCATCAACAAACTAGTCAAATAGTGGCAAAATATGGAAAAACTGCCAATCCTATTGGAGAGAAAATTAATAAATGGGATAAATATTTTGTTTATAATATGATTTGCGCAGATTATCCTTTAAGTCATGGCGGGGATAATCAAAAAATTTCCATGATGTCTTATGAGTTTTTAAGCGATCCCGATGGATGTGAAGAAAAAGCTTATAAATATTATAAAGCAATGTCTAAAAAAGAATAGCGTAAGCCATTCTTTTTTCTTGACAAGTTGTAAAAAATATGCTATAATAATATTGTATGGAAGAGTAGTAATATTGAGAGGTGATATTGTGGAAGAAGTTACTAGCTGGTTTGTAGGATTACTTTTAGGTAGTTTATTTCCAGGAATCTTAATGTTTATTATTCAAAAAAAAATAACACATGTTTCTAAATCTTTAGAAGATAAAAAAATTGATGAAAAAAGATTCAATATTATTATTATAAAATCTCTTATGCGTCTTGGAGAAAATGATAAAGCAATGTTTGAAGCTTTAAAAACTGGTAGGACAAATGGAAATTTAGACAAAGCAATGATGCAATATGATGAAATAGAAAAAGAATTAAATGCTTATTTAATAGATAAAGCATCTAGGGAATAGGAGAGGATATTATGAAAATTATTATAATTTCGCATACAAAAGAAATTTATGATAAAATTTCGAATCATTTTTTATATAATAAAGAGGTTGAAGTTACTCAAGTTTTTTCTAATAGGCAAGAAATAATTAATTATTTAAAAGATAAAGAATATGACTTATGTGTAGGATTTTATGATACAACAAATAATATTCAAAAAGGTATTCAAGTAGGATGCAGTGGAAGAAGTATAATACCAGAAAAAGCGGAAGCATTATTAAAAGAAATTAAAATTAATAAAGAAGATATGGTTTCTAGAAAAGATGTTATTTGTAAGAAAAATGATTATGAAAAAACAGAACTATTTAAAAGAGTTGCTTCTACCAATTGTTTTTCATATTTTCCGGAAGTTTACGATTCTGAAATCAAGAAAAAAGAAAATTTCGTTATTATTTTAAATGAAAAATTTGATCAAATGGATATATGTCTAGAAGCATTTAATAAAGTTATTTTAAATAATAAAAAAAGAGAAAATAGGAAAATAATAAAAAAGGAAGAGGATAGAAAAGAAAGTATAAAAGAAGAAGAGAAAGAAAATAACAATTCTTTTT